AAGATTTCTCACAAATGGGCAATAAAGCCACTGTAAAAGCCCTAGAACTTACTAAGCAGTTTAGAAATACCAATATATTTGGTCTTCCTAAATGGGTAGTTTCAGACTCTGAACAATCATATGATTCTGATTCTTCAAAGATTAGAGCCATAGATTTGATTACTGAAAACGATGTTGTAATTGCGGTTGTTGACAACTTCGCTGCACGAAAGATATTGTTTGACGCAGCAAGTAAAATAAACAATATCGATGTTTTTACTGGTGGCAATGACGACAATCTTTTCGGCAGTGTTTATCACTATCAAAGACGAGATGGCGTAGATATTACTGCTCATCCATCTACAACTCATGACGAATACATGAATCCGCCAGACAGAAATCCTGGTGAAATGTCTTGTCAGGAAAGAGCAGAAATTGAAGGCGGAACTCAGATTCTTGCTACCAACATGGCAGTTGCTGCCTTTATTCTTGCTCGTATACAGAAAACAATAATTTCTAATCAAAGTCCAGAAGAGACTGAGATCTACTTTGATCTTGGTCTAGGGATGTCTCAACCTTACAACCGTATGGTTGAACAACAGCTAATAACAGTATAAGTACACAATGGAGGATATAACCAACATGGAAATGAATGCAAACCAACAGCAAATCCCAGCTGGTCAGCCAGCAAACGTTCGATTTGGCGTTTACAACCAGCCAGCTCCAGTTTCTGGCAAGACAGTTGCAGAAGTGCGTCAGCAGTTCAGCAAGATCTGGGGCATCTCAAGTGATGCAGTTGCCTATAAGGGCAAGGACAAGCTTGATGAGAACTACGTCGTTCAGCCTGGTGACAACCTTGAGTTCCACCGTCGTTCTGGCGAAAAGGGCTGATTAAGTTTGCGGGAGCAGTAAACCTGCCATTACCAACTGAGCCAATTACTGCTTCCGCATCTGATCGTGCGGGGGGACAGAGCACTCTCTCTGTTCCTCCGCACACATTTTTTCCAAAGGCTATTCTTAATTTATATCGGAGATATATGCTATACGAGCAAATACAACTAGGTGTTCCTGGAATTTGGTTGAACACTAAAGATTTTCATCGTTTAACAGAAATTATTCTTTCTTTTAAATCTCGTTCTTTTTATTCTTTTGACAAGGGCATATTTTCAAAGTATGTTGATGAAACCTGGAAACCAGTATTAGTCCAGATTCCTTCAGTTGAGCCAGGTCTTGCACCATCTGAAGTTACCACTTCGGACATGACTGTAGCTATTGATTACCTATCAAAGCAAGAGGACAAGTCAACTTCAACTCTAATAATATATTCTTTTGACGAAGCTGCTAAAACAGGCTCTCAATATGTGGGACTAATTAATTCGCTTATGTCTGAATACCGATCAGCATTTATGAATGATGATGTTGATCAAATGCCATTTCAAATTATAGTGCTTTCTGCTGCAGCTTGTTCAGAAGAGTATAAGAATTATTTTGCTGAAGTGGAAGATGGTTATCCAACATACGAGCAAATTCTTGATATTATATCCCATATGTATTCTTCTACCAATGGTGAAGTATTTTCCTCTTCTGACACCAAACATTTCTCCGACATAGCTAAGTCTGCTTTGGGTATGAATGAGTTTTCTTTAATTAATACTTTTCTTACTTCTGTAATTAATTCTGGAAAAGTTTCTCCAGAATATGTTTACAAGGTAAAAATGTCTTCTGTTAAGAAAAATGGTATTCTTGAAATAATTAAACCTAAAGTTACTTTTGATAACATTGGCGGTTTGGATCGCATTAAAGATGTTATTAATAAAAATGTTTACTTTTGGGATAATCCTCAAGAAGCCGAGAAGTTTGGGATTAGTCCAATCAGAAGAATTCTAACTGTTGGAATCCCAGGCACTGGTAAGTCTGCAATTTGCGAAGCAACTGCAAATGCCCTGAATCTTGACCTTGCCAGAACTGGTGTTGGTCAAGTTATGAATTCTTTTGTTGGCCAGTCAGAGGCAAACATGCGTGCAGTATTCCAGCAAATTAAAGTAATGGCTCCGCTATGTGTTTGGATCGACGAGTTTGGTCGAGATCTTTCTGGTGGTGCTAGCTCATCTCACGTTGATGGTGGCACTACAGATCGCGTACATGCGGAGTTCCTTACTGGATTACAAGAATTACCAGAAAATGTTTTCTTGATGTGTGCTGCAAATCAACTTGATAACCTTCGTCCAGAAATGCTTCGTGCAGAGCGTTTTGACAAAGTATTCTTTGTCGGCTTGCCTGCTTTTCAGGAGCGTATTGAAATTTTGAAGATTTATCTTGAAAATGGAGACTACAATTATGAGCTTTTGTCTGATAAAACAAAGTATTATACTGGTGCAGAAATCAAAGCTTTGATTAAGCAAACTAAGTTTGAGGTAGTTTCCACATATAGAAGGCCCGTTACCACCGAAGATATAGTCGCTCATACATTTGCGATGAGGAATATACTTTGGAACAAAGACAGGGAGATGATCAAGTCTCTGTACCGTACTGCGTATGAACAGTGGGATTGGTCTTCAACTTTGCAATTTAATGAAATAAATGATATACTTGGAAGATCCTCTAGTTCTTCCAATAATGATTGGGAAGTTAAAGTATAAGGAGCATTAAATGTCTTTTGACGAATCTGTTGAATCATTCTTAGATGAACTTCAAGTTGAGAAGCAAGATAAAGAAAACGGAGAAAAGAACTTTGATTCTCCACTTTATAAAAAGTGGTTTAGATCAAAGACTCAAAGCGGTTTTCTTTCAATAAGACCTTGGTTTCAAGGTATGAAGTATGCAGTTGATATTGGCAAGACTTCTTCCGAAGGTAAGCTTGAAAGTTCTACAGCTTGCTTTGTCGATGCTGTTGACTTTACTGCTTATTTGAAATCTGTTGCAGCAGGCACTGCTGCTATAAATTATCCAGCAAACGAAAGAAACGGAACTACTCATCCTGAGAGTTTTGTATCTTACGGTGGAGCAATAATCAATAATCAACCAGTAAGTAGAATTTTAAAAATTCAATACTGGTCTTCAAACGACAACATTGATACTTCTGCTTTTATCTGGAAGGCTGGTCATTTTAAAGCTCGTAAATCTGACAGTGGAGCTTTTATCCCAGACATGAAGTCCCCTTTGTCTGTTGATAGCATTAAGGTTACTAGGTCTGAAATTGTCAGCATTGCCTACTTGTTAGATCTTTGCTTGCAATCTCATGTTACAAACAATGTAGATTGGTATGATGTATGAGCGAAGAAACTTTTGCAGAAGGTTTAAGTGAGTTAGATATTTGGAAAGAACAAATTATTCAAGTTCTTACAGAAATGGCTTCCAAGTTTGAATCTAGACTTCAAGAAGTCGAAAAAGCTATTGAAAATGCTGAGAAACAAGTTGCCACTTTAGTGGTCGGCTATGGTGAGCAAGCTGTTTTTATGGAAGCCTTATTGGGTCAAATTAATTTTGCTTCTCCCGAAGCACAGAAGTCTTTTGCCCAAACTCTTGCTTCTGCTAGAAAAGAAATGCTTAACATCATGAAAGAAGGCGCTGATGGACTCTTGGCCGACTCTGACAAAGACCTTGCCACAGCCATTAAAAACATGGCTGATCAAAAGCTATCTGACTCAGACCAACCATAACTCATGTGTGCTGTTTGTTGATAAAGATTATTATCTTTTATTAAACAATACAAAATACCTGTCTTTGATATACCCTCTTGCGCAAAAACTTTATCCTGAAATGTTATCTTTACATATATCATCTGCCACACTGGATGCATATGTAAAAAATGGGTTTTTGGAATTTGAAAATTACGAACTGGAGTGATAAAAATGATAACCGTAGAACAACTTTTTAATGTTGACAATCTAAATGTTCTAATCAAGGAACATATGTCAGAAGAAAAGATAGTTACAAATACTTATTTTCGGAAACTAAACAATGAGATTATATCTCTTTTAGCTTCTAAGAATTATAATTTTCTAAAAGCTTCATTTGCAGTTGAGCAATCAACTGATACTAAGATGGTTTTTGAAGACGAGCTTAATCAAGATTCTTCAGTCTCTGAATCTATTACCCGGTATTGTGAAGAAAATAAAATAGATAATTCTTTCTACATTTTTGTAGGTTCAAGAGTTGCTTTTTATAACACACTTTCCTTAATAAATTATTCTCCAAGTGTAATACAATTTGTTGTTGCTGCTTTTGAAACAATTGGTCACATCAAATTTGTTGGTCCTGGAAAAGGAATGTTCACCTTGTTTAAACCAGTTGACTCATATTCAGTTGAAAATTTGAATCTTTTAGTCGCTGGAAGAAAAGACTTTTATTCTAATTCTAAAAATCTTAAATATATAAACAAAATTCTTCAAGAAGATTGTGAATACTATAAAAAATATATAAACGATCTTAACTCAGTTAATCAAGATTTAGTTAAACAAGTTTCTGAATTAACTAAGCAAAACTACTTAAGCACCCAGATGACCTGGAGATAACTATGGAAAATAAGACATATGACTTTTTAAAGTCTTTAGCATCGCCTGTTTGTAGGTATTTCACTTCTTCAAAATTTGACGTTGTTTCTAAGGATTATCCTTTTGCTAATGCCCCGTCACAAAACGCTTGTTCTTCTCCAAATAGGCTTTCTGTAGTTAAGCATTTGATAAAACAAAATCCTTTTCCTTGTCAAGTTAATACTGAGACTCACAGTTTTTCTGATTGTGATTATTACTCTCCTGTTTTTGAAATACTTAAAAAGTACTCTGTATCCAATAAAAACTCGTTTGAGCTTGTAAAGATGAAAATTGATGATGTTTCCTATATCTACGCTGTTTGTTCGGTAGAAGCTCAAATGATTTTTACTTATTTTAAATTTTCTGAGATCAAAGACCAAGAAGCTATTTCTTTATTTGACGAATTTATTTCTGAAGCCTCAAATTCATTTACGTATTCTGAGTCTGAAATAGTTAATTCTAATGGCGCTTTAAAAAGCCAAAAAACATCTTATTTAAATTCTTTAATGTCTATAAAATAAAGGAAAATTAATTATGGCTGCATCTGCTGTAACCAAAGGTCGCAAGTATAAAACTGTAGAAGAATTTCGTTCTGATACTAAGGCTCATAATCATTTCTATCATAATCTTACGACTTATCAATATGATTTGTCGTTAGTTTACAGATCAAATGATGTTTACAATATGAATTCTAAAATTGAAGAATACGCTTCTGAAAAAACTATTTTTTATAATTTTATAATGTCAAATACTGAATCCAATGTTTTGAATACATATTACAATTCTTCGCTTACTAAACAAAATTTGACTACAGATATCACTCCATTGCCTCTTGCGGTAAGATACGCAGATCAAGAGCGTGGCTTCTATGTTGTCGAGCGGCCACCTTTTCAAATCGAATTGAATTACTCTTTCAAGAAAGGTCCATATAGGAAAGAAATTCCTGCATTAAAGGGGAAAAAGATTTGGATTCCTTGGACTCTTTCTGTTGTCCACATGGGAAATAGTATTTCCGACTATCATCATAAAATGTATGCTCTACCAAAGCCACTTAACACTCTTGAAGATGACAGTATTTATCCTGTCTGCCTTCCAAATATTTTTGCTGATGGAAGAATATGCTTGGGTGATTCTGTTTATCACATGAATCAAAGAATTTCTGACGGTTCAATGAAATATAATTTTTCTGATGTTTTTAATTACGCTTTTAATGATTTTTTTAACTCTTGGAACCCAGACTTAACGGTAGCGCCAAATATTGCTTACTCAGCTTTGCAAAGCATTGGGTGTTTTGATAAGATAAAAAATTCTGGTGTAAAAAAACATCCAAAAAATTTTGATGATGTATCTTATTGGAAAAAATCACATTCCAAGTTTTGGTTCTTTTTCCTGTATTCGTATTCTTATTTGACTTATGAAGAAGTTCTTGACTTTTACAAGGCATATAATGATCTTTATAAGTCTCGTGGTTTTCAACCTCCTGCCAACTTTAGAGTTTTGATTGACACACATATAAAAAACAAACAAAATGAATATAACTATTACAATTCTTCGTATTCTTCGGTTGTCAGATCTGGATGGTCTTCATTCTTTCGAAGCCAATACGATGATATAGTAAATTCTACAGTATCTGTCTGTGTCAAAAACATTCCTGAAAATACTTTGATAAATAAAGATTTTGTTTCAAATCCAAAATTTATTGCTTATGTGTATTATCAAATTTTTAATATTATTGCTGAAGCCATAAGCAAATATAATAAAGAAAATCAAACTGATTCAGATTTTTATAGTCCTTTTGTTAATATTCTTAATATTGATGATATATTATCTTTTAAGAATACTTTAAATGGCTCAAACAGTGATTTAATTAATTTCATTCGTTCATTCATCCACGAGCGTTCTGCCTCAAAGGCATTAATTAGTGCCGATTATTCTGACTTTATTGGAGAATCTTTATGACATCTACTGTTACAGACTATCTTTCTCAATATCTTACTGAAGAAGATGCGTGTTCTTTTCCTATTTTAAAAAAGACAATTACACGAGATTCTTCATCAGGATCGATTTTACTTAGGGCAATTAAAGAAAAATATTCCTTTATGGAATCTATGGCTTCTCACGCTTTTTATGATAGTTATCATGATGTTTATGACTTGTGTGGAGAAGATTTGGCTTCTAAGATATGTCATCATGCATTTGATTCCAAGTTTTATCATAAGGCACTTCTCAATAATGAGAATACATTAATGCTATCTGATGAGACTCCAGGTTATACTATGGAGACTCATTATAAAGCTCTTAACAATAAACTTAATTATACTCATTACAATAATGATGCGCAAGTAACTTCAGATCTTTTCTTTCCAGGAATTCGTTATCTTTCTGAGAATACCATTGTATTTGAGATGCCTCCTTCTAACAAGAATATCAGTTATATAGAAGCTTTTAGAGATTCTGACTCTTCAGAGGATCAAGAACGTGAATACCAGGAGTATTATGTTCCAATGCCTTGGCAGGTGTATGTTGCGGTTTTTGACCCCAATACAATGCGTTTGTCAGAAGTTCAAATGTATTTTACAAAGACCCCTTTGACTTCTTTTGACCAAGCTTTGTATTTGCCGCCAATGTTAAACTTTTATTCAGACGGAACTTTATGTCGTCCTTTTATGTCTTCTATGGATGATGTCGAGAAATATCCTCAAACTGTTTCTGGCATCATTGCTTCTGCGTACGATTGGGTTTGGAACAGTGGATATAATTTTGATATTACTGAAACAATGTCTGAATATATAATTTCTAAAAAGTTTAACTCTTTAATATCTAATTCTAATTTGCCTAAGCAGGAACTCGATTATATTGCAGCCACTCTTAATACTTTAAAGTATTCTTCGAATAATCTTTCTCCTTCTTATGTTTCATGTTTGTTTAAGCTTTGGCAAAGTGTTCCCATTAACAATATTTTAAATTGTGATTGGATTTCTTTTTGCACTAAGGCAGCTTTCTTTAGTTATGAATATTCGTACTTTACCGAAGGTAATTTTAATATTGTCAGCGATTGGGTTCGCGCAAATCTTAATCTTACTTTAGTTAGTGATTATGATGGCGATCCTGATGAAGAATCGGAAGAAGATTACTGTGAAAGAAATGAAGGTTGTATTTCTTCTAGAGATCTTCTTGAAAGTGTAGATTATAGAAAATGGGCTTTTAACCAAATGCACAATAAATACTGCAATGTGGTCGATGCGTATAAGATTGCACAATCGAAAATTGCTAAACACCCTAGTGTCTTTTCTAAGAATTCTTCTTCTTACCAAGCGTTTAATAATTTTATAGAAAGACAGTTTAATAATATATCAAGTGCTATCATTTCTTCTTAATAGTTTTGATTATTTTGCTTTTTTATGATAGTATATATACATATATAAACTTTAAAAAAGGTAGATAATCTTGCCAAAAAATAAAACTTCAATACCATCTCTTAATAGGTCTGAAGTGGCTAAGATACTTAATGTATCCACTTTAACTATTGCCAATAGAGAAAAAAATAAAAGATATCCAGAGCCTAGAAGAGATCTCAACAATTATCGAATTTACACGATAAATGATGTGTTAAATCTTCAGCTCATAACTTTTAACCATATAGATCCTAAGCCTATTATATCTGTTCTCTATGACAAGGGTTATAGAGATACAAAACTTTTGGCTGAAATTATTGACGAAGCAATGTCGAACAGAGTTGGTGCAACGAATGTCTCAAAGCGAAAATAACACCGATCCTAAATTAGTAGAAGAAGTAGATGACTACGTTCCTACTGATGTTATTGTAGATCTAAAAACTGGAATCTATAATCTGTTTGTTAGCCTGGTTAACAACCTTATGCTACACTATGGTGCAGTTGAGGCCGTTAGACAAGCAACAACTTTTATAGACCAAATATCAGATAACTTTAGAAAAACACTACCAGAAAATCAGGAGCAAGAAAATGATAGACCCTAAGAACACAGTTATACTTACCGCAGGAGTTATCTCCGACCCAGAAATTGTTGCAAACGGCAACATAGCAAAGCTGCGAATTGCAGTTGATTATGCTGGAAGCGAAAAGGGTTCTGGTATGAGCAGTGGTTTCTTTGATGTTACTTACTACCTCAAAGATGGTTCTGAATACGCAAACAAGAATGCATCTTTTGTAGCTAATCAAATCACAAACAGCAAAATGAAGAAGGGTTCCCAGATTCAGATTGTTGGTCGACTTGTACAAGAAAGATGGCAGCAAGACAACCAAAATCGTTCCAAGGTTGTTATTGCAGCTGAGTCAATTACTTATGCTGGATCTTCTTATCAAAAGAAAGATTCTGACAGCTCTGGATCATCCCAGCAAAAGGCTGTAACGGCAAATAACGTTCCAGATGAATTCTAATTTTGATCAACAAGATCTAGATAAGTTAATCACTGAAGCGTTAGACGACTCTGCAAAGCCAATTGATCGATCATACGGTCAATTAGGCTTTATGGAGTCTGACGTTATAGAGAGAATATTTAATGCTTTTGAGGATCGAGTAGGTCATACTGATTTGATCAATGTGATAAGAGACGCAAGAATATCTAATGCTTCTTTTGTTAATCAATTGAAAATTACTGATCTACATACTGTTACTCATAACTGCAAAAGGTGTCAGGGTTCTGGTTTGAGCCCAGATCCTCAGCTTCCAAAGTGGAATACATCAAATCCAGATGCACTGTTTATTATTGACAATCCGTCTTTAGATCAACAGTCTTCTGCTTTGTTTGTTTCAACTTTAAAAAGCTCTGGATTTAGCTCAGAAAAAGTTTGTTTAACATACTTGGCCAGGTGCCCTTTCAAGTACGCAGAAAATGCTGATACCTATTTTCAGAATTGTTCTGCGTATCTGCATCAAGAAATCCAAATAATGAATCCTAAATTAATTTGCCCTATAGGAACAAATTCCTTGAAATTCTTTTTTGGATCTGATGCTGCAATCAAAAATTACAAGGGTAAAATCTCATGGCTTGGGTCATGGCCGATTTTTCCTTTGTATTCATTATCATACATACTAAAAGCGGGCGGACCTGCAGAGGATTCATTCCGAGCAGATATGCTCCAAGCGTACCAATTTTGTTATCGAAAAGGTAATTAACCATGCAAAATAACAATCAAGAAAACGATTTTATTCGTTTTAGAGAAATAGTAATTGATGATATTAAGAGTGAATCTACTCAAGAAATTTCTGAGTACTTACACTCTTCTTTACCATTGTGGCTTTATACTCTTCAGAATTTAAGAAGAGAAGTTGAGCTTCAAATATCTTGTCAAAACGCTAAGTTTAAGATGGATCTTTCTGCATTAAACGCAGATGTTAATTTTGAACTTAATACTCCAGATCAAGAGTATCAAAGACTTTCTAAGATCAATGATCTCAAGACTAAACACTATAAGTGGAGAATGTCTGTTTTGAAGTTTTTAACAAATATAGAGACTAAGACTCTGTATGTTAAATACTGTATTTCTTCCCAGACTTCAGATCTGAAAGAAATACAGGCTTAATAATTACCGCATAAAGCATAGGAGGTAGTTTATGGATCCACTAGTAATGGCTGCAGTTTTGACTGCTTTTGGTGCTATACTGGTTGCTCTTATTGAAGGACTTTTTACATACATAACATCGTAATAACAAATCATGGTAACAAATAGCGCACTGGAAAAAATATCTTTAATGGAAGCCTCTTTGTATGAAGAGGACTCTTTTCAATTCCTTGCGTTTTATCAGAGTTACAAGAATTGGTTTGTTTACGATTCAAAGGAAATCGGTATTTCTAGTTCAAAGGCACTAGCTAATAACTTCATATCCTTTCATGGAAAAATCCCATTTCCTAACTTTGTTTCTGAGAGCTTTGATAAAGATCAAATATCGGCTAAGTTTTGGTCTGCTGTTCCACTAGGTGTTTTTAGGTATAAAATGCTTGAAACTGGTGCTTGCTATTTGATTGATTCTGCAAAAGACATGCTTGGCTACATTGTAGAAGGAGTTTATTGGGATAATGGTTTTGTTTATCTTGTTAGAGATAAATCTGAAATTATTCAGATAAAATTATTTATTGACGAGGAAACCAAAGCCATTCATGGTTACCCCAGTCTTGCACAATAGTATGCGCTCGTAGCTCAGCTGGATAGAGCATCGGACTTCTAATCCGCAGGTCGTAGGTTCGACTCCTACCGAGCGCGCCAAAACATAAAAAATATTTGTTATCAACCAAATAAAGAAAGACTTTTATGTCGAAGTATGTAATTCTTTTACATTTACTTTTGATATTGATAAAATTTTTAATTGTTTTGTTAAATAAAAAAATCGAAAAATTAGGATACGATGAAAGCGACTTTAGCTATGCGGCAAATTTCTGATAGACGAATTGAAACATATTCGCCACTCGATAGTTCTTTTATAGTTAAAATGTCTTGGTTTGAAGATGGCAATATATTAATGCTTACTTTTAATACTGGTTCAATTTGGGCATATTATAACGTTCCCTTTGAAGTTTATTCTGCTTTCTGCAAAGCGCCTTCTTATGGTAAGTATTTTAATTCAAATATTCGTAACGCATATCCATCTGAGCGTGTAAACTATGTGCAGATGGATACTTTGGAAGTTTAAAATGGGCAAAAGAAAAAAGAACAAAAACAAGCACAAAAGAGCTTACTATGAAAAACAGCGTTATTACAACGAAGTATTTAAAGACTCTTTTGCAGAACCTGGAGATGTAAGAAAAATAGCTATTCAAGTTTTTGGTTCAACTTATTTTACCACAAAAGATCTTGTTGATTAGCCTAAAATAATGCTATAATATTAATATGACGACTATTATAGGATTTCAAGGGGATAATTTTGCCCTAGTCTGCTCAGACTCACGCATTTCTGATGTTGATAGCACTGGTTATATCTCTCAGATAATGACCTTAAGAGACGGAAATAGTAAAATAGCGGCCAATGGCAGGTATTTATTGGGTGCTGCTGGAGACATGCGTGCTATTAATATTCTTCATCATGCCTTCAATCCCCCTACTCCTCCTGCTAATCTAAAGGGCAAGAAGTTAGATGAGTTTATCACAGTAAGATTTATACCTGCTCTTAGAGAATGTTTTGAGCAACAAGGTTACGCAGTTCCAGAAAGCCATGAAGACAAAAGACATATGGCTGAACAAGACTCAACTATAATAGTTGTTATTCATGGTTCTATCTATGTAATAGATGGAGACTATTCTTGGCTAACTGATTCAAGCGGTTTTTATGTTCTTGGCACTGGCTCACCTTACGCTTTGGGGGCCTTACAGGCTATGGTTGGCACCAAGAAGATAAAAATGCCTTCTCAGGCTAGATCTCTATGCCTAAAAGCTTTGGCGATAGCAGCTAAGAACGATCCACATACTGGAGCACCGTTCCAAACTTTTGTCCAAGAACAGAAAAAGTGATTTTTGCTATATAATCTTTATTATTATAGGTGAATTTAAGTTGTAAAGGTTTAGTATGTCTAAAGAAACTTTAAAGTGTGAGATGTGTTCACACACATGGAGTCGGAAAAAATCTAGAGGAAGAAAACCTAGGTTTTGTCCCCAGTGCATCAAAGAGAACATTGTTTTATTTGAAAGCCCAGTAGACATGTCAGATAAAGTAAAAACAAGAAAAGCTACCAAATGGACCTGTCCTAGCTGCGGAGAAAGTGTTACTGTTTTTGTAGAAGTAAGTTGTCCACCAATTTGCTGCAACAAAGAAAGACATTCTACAAAACGTATTGAAATGCAAATTTATAACCGGCAAAAGGAAATCTACGCGTGATTAATGAAGACCACATAATTAAAAAGCGGATTGTAAACAAAATACTTTTTGATTCTCTTGTTACCAAAGAAGAGTTGGAATTTCTAAAAAATTTTATAAATGATCTTGTATCTGATAGACCTAATTTAGTTTCCAAAAGAGTGCGTTTAGTCTTCACAGAAGACAAATACACTAATCTTAAACCAGGGGATTGTGGCACTGTTACACATGTAGACGATTCTGGTACAGTTTTTGTTGATTGGGATAATGGTTCTGGATTAGGCCTTATCCCTGGAATAGATAAATTTGAGCTGGTATAATATACAAAAAGGATACAAACATGGATGATTCACTTTTAACCCCAGCAACTTCTAACACAATGATGAGCCCTCAAGCTCAGGCAATTGCTGCCGAGATTCGTGCTGCTAAGGCAGAAAGAATCGCGCAGCATCAGTCTCAGGATGATTCTCAACAGGAATCGGTTCCAGATCTTGGTGTAGCTCAGTCTGTTCCTACAGATGAAAAGACAATTATTCTTGGCCTTGTAGAGTACCTAAAAAGAGGTGCAGAGCATTCTGCTAGCATTCCAGATCAGGCCAGATGGTTTTCTTTCTGCGCCGATTGGGTAAATAAAAAATCTATTGAGTCTGGACATCAGTCTTAATGAGTAAAAATATTGCTGAAATTACTCCTGATGTCATTAGTTCAATGAAACCTGAAGAGGCTCTTGATTTTCTTGTTTCCCAGGCAGAGGCTCTTGGTCTTTATGAGGATGAAGACAATTTGCGCTTAAGAATACTTAACGATGCTGTTGAAGAATTTGGTTATGAAACCGACAATGAAGGACAGATAGTTATATACACTGGATATTATCAGCATGCGGATGGTTCTTTTAATTCTGATCCAGAATAATTTTGATTCAGATATTCGAAAAAATAGTAGATCCAGACCTATCCGCGTATCCGAGTCGCATCGTCGCCAGAGATGAAGTTTTTCAGCCTGGTATCTACCATTTTTTCTGAGTACTTACGTGCGACCGTAAGTGCTTTGAGCCCGATGCAGGACTTGAACCTGCGACCACCTCATTACAAGTGAGGTGCTCTACCACTGAGCTAATCGGGCTGACAACAACTATTATACCATAATATGTGGTATACTCTTTCTCACGGAAACCGATAGCTCAGTATTGGGGGGTTAAAATCCCCCAATACAAAAACCATCGCTGATGATTATAATTAAAAAAAATTTTTATGTACAAAATAGGAATAGTCTCTCCAGGAAAAATGGGCTCTAGCCTTTTTTACTCCTTGGATCAAAGCAATGAATTCTTTTGCGCTCTTGAAGGAAGATCTGAAAAAACAGTTCGTTCAGCAGAAGGATTAGGCTTAAAAAACACTAGAACTTTAAACCTGTTATTTAGAGAGTGTGATTTTATCTTCTCTATTGGGACTGGCGGAACTGCTTTTGACACCATTTTTTCTGCTGTAGAAAATAATTATTCAGGAATTTATGTCGACTTTAACACTTTGTTTGGTGAGCAATCTGAAAATGATTTAAATAAAATAGTATTAGAAAATAAGATTAATTTTGTTGATGCGGTTTTGTATGGATGGCCGATATCTTCTTTTGAAGACATTAAAAAAGAAAGATTTATGTATCTTTACGGAGAAAACGCCTTAAAGGTAAAAAACTTGTTTAAACCCAATTATTGGGAAATGTCAATTTTAGATCAACCTGCAAAAAAATACAGAAGAACTATTCTTTCTTGAGATCTATTTTTCCAGAAGCAATGAAGTGCTTAGCTAGCGTGCTAACAGAATGAACTAAACCAAAATGATTGGGAATTTCTAATTTTCGACATATTTCCATATATTTACCATTTTTTACATCTGTCCAAAAATCAATGAGAGCATCTGCTCCTGTTTTTCCGCTGACGTAATACATGTCTTCAATAATCCTTGGAATTGTTTGGTCTGCCCAAGAGTCTTCTTTGCCCTCTTGGTTAATTATTCCTCTATATTCAATTATTGGTTCAGCCTTCATGTGGTCAATTGTACCATAATATATGGTCTATTATCTTAATCTTCTGCCAGATGGAATCGCCCTGGAAACGCCTGCTCCAGATCTAGCCGCACCAGCTCTTGATATTGAACCACCCGGCAAACCAGCCAAGACTCCGGCTGCTTTTGATAGACTTCTTGAGTCACCAAACTGCCTAAAGCTTCTCATCCCCAATTTACCAGCTACACCAACTCCTGCTGCAGTCATTCCCAAACTCATCGCAGCACTACCGTAATCACCCTGTTGAGCCTGGAAGTATGTAGAAGTTCCTCCAAATAGTCCCATACCACCAGCAGCTATCGATAGGGCTCTATTGTTCACAGCTTTTCTAGACATTCTAGCGGCTTCTTTGCGAGTCATTGTTTCTGCAATTCTGATTCCGCCCTTTCTCATAGCCCTTTTGCCAAGTCCTGCTGCCACTCCGCCAAAAGCAAGAGCACCAGCACCCATCCCTGCTGCAAATTGTGTATTACCGTAGTCCATGGATTTCTTGGCACCATAACCAAGTCCGGCTGCTCCTATGGCAGCAATCATGCCCTTACCCAAAGCCATAAAACTCCTTTAAAATATATTTTAGATAGTAATTTTTAAAATCCTTATATGAGGTAAAATTGGAAAAAATTTTTAGAGGCCTTTTTCATTTTGAAAGTTTTTCCCCCTATTAGTTTTTTGGTTTTGTTTTGTATGGTATACTATGCACACGAAGTCAGATGCTCTTAATGCAGGGGTGGTTAATTCTGCCCCTGCATTTGGAAAGGTCCAGCATATGGAAATATTAACATATACAGAGATATATAATATGATATATCATTCTATGAAGTCTGATCAATTAGATGATGCCGTCTGCAGAGTGGCTGCGAGAAGAATTACTGACGCAATTTGGAGCCTACATCTTTCTTTAAATTTTGGTAAAGAACATCTTCAAAATACTGTAAAAACAGTTAAACAAATAGTGGAAGGCAAGCTGCACGGCAATCCACTTATGCCAGACTAACTTTTAATTCTTTTTTAATAATCTCAAACGAGTATTGTTGGCATTGTGCTGGTATAATGGTGCTTACTGCGGGTATAAGTTAATGGTAGACTGGCATGCTTCCGACCTGCTCGTGGGAGTTCGATTCTCCCTACCCGCTCCAAGAATGTTTGATATTATCATTTCTTATTTAGGGGCCATGCTTATTACTATATTTTCATAGCTTAATAAAGGAAAAAAAGTGCAGCAAAATAACCGAGTTGACCTTTTGGGTGTGGCTAAAACCTTAGACCCAAGATTCGCAGAAGATATGCCTCAAGAAATTGCTGATGCTTTTGCCAGGGGAGATGTTCAAAGAATATTTAGAACTTCTAAACACGCTCCTCAAAGAACTCCAAATCGAATTATCCCACAAAAAGCTGACAAGTATGGAGATTATCAAGGCTCTATTTACGTCCAACATAAAGATGGAAGAGTAGCTAGATTTAAGAATCCAGAGGTTGCCTTTGAGCAAGGTGACATGCGCCATGCTGGTTGGAAAGCAAAAACTGCTGGTGTTGAAGGAAGATCTCCCTTTTTTGATCAAGCACATGTTATAGACATTGATTCATATAGGGCTGACCCAGTTAATTCTGCAGTTGCACAAGCAGTTGAAGCAAGTAAGAGGGCTAATCCAGGTGCCACGAACCTTCAGAATACAGACCACTTGGCTAATCTAGCAAGACACAATGTGTCTAGCGTAGCAACGCCAACTACTTCTCAAGCCTCAAGTGTCTTGGGAAGAACTATATTTGAAACAAACAAGCCTGGATCAACTGCGATAGATGCAGGCTCAACGCACATGGGTGATAGAGTTACAGATATTTATGAAAGTACAGGAGAAAGATTTTTCTTTCAAGGCGATACAACACAAAATGTTCTTGGGGATGTAAGCTCTGAGCCAATAAGTGACTTTCTCACAAGACGTTCTGGATCTGATCAATCAGAAAAATCAAAAGCTGTTTCAAAAACCGTTGAAAACAATAGACCGGTAATCAAAGTGGGTGAAGTTGTTGAATCTAATGGGGAAAAAGTTAAAAAAGAAAAAGCAAAAGAACCAACTAAGCCAGTTAGTGACATTAAAAAAATAGAAGACAGTGTCATAGATGCGGTCATATCCGATGCCAAACCCAACGAGGACGATGAGAAACCAGAGGGCGTAGACGAACAAGTCCAAGAAAAAATAAAAGATAAAATAGAAGAAAAAGTAGATCCATTAGGAAAAGCAGAAAGTTACATAGACAAAAAAACTGAACAAGCAAAAGAAAAACTAGTTGATTCCTTTTTTGAGGCGGATAATCAACGCTACGAAGCTTCAAGGTCTACCGCGGCAGCTAAGAATATCGAAACTTCCACATCTTCAGATGCTCTGCGTGGAGCAGCGGGTAGGGCACCGACAACAACTCCTGCAGCTAGAGCAGCACTTGCTGCCAGTGGAGAAGCTGAAACTTACGCAAAGATGCCAATAGAAAAAGCCTTGAGAACAGCACTTGATGATGGAATGGAAGTTGCTAAGAGTGTTCTAGGTGGATTTAAAAATTCAAAGAATATTAGACTTGCGGCTACAGCTGCGCTATTGAGCTCTGCTGGGTATGGGCTTGGTAAATTAAGGGACGGTGCCTTTAAGAAGGAACCAAAACAAATGTCGGTTGACGAAGAACAAGAACTAAGAAGAGGCTTAATGTCTGACGGCTAAAGTAGCACTTGCTTTACCGATAGAAATATAGTACTATTTAGATATAAATTTTTAAAAGGAGACTTTATGTCATCGTATTGGCTTGCCGATCTACTGGTTGAATTAGAGAATAAAGAAATGATGAATATGCCACTTCCAGAGCTTGAATTTGCTAACGCACTGCTTGCAATCGCTCAAAAATATGGAAAACTTGCCAATAATGATGGAAAAGGTATATGGGTTGGGTATACTCCTGCAGAAGAAAATGATAACAAAGAGATGGGGATCATGTGCGGGAATTGTTATTTAAAAGAATCTGAAAATGCATGCAAGATAGTCGCTCAAGCAATAGAGCCAGGTGGTCTTTGCAGATTAGCTGCAATACCAGACGGAGTTGTTAAAAAGGAAGAAGACAATGACTAATTATTGGCTATCTAATGTTAGCTACCAGGCAAACAAGATGAAGCTTATTTCTAGCATGGCATCTAATCGCAATCTGACCGAAGAAGAAGAACCAGAAGACGAAGAAATGCCAGAAGACGAAGAGAATCCTGATGAGGATTCAGAAGATGAAGACGATCCAGAATCAAAACTAACTGACAGACAAAAAGCCCTATATGAATACTATGAAGATGTAGTAGAAGAGTTTGGAAGATTTGATAAAACATCTGGACCAAATGGAGCTCACTACGCGCCAGCTTCAGAGAATCCCTTCAAAGAAAAAGGTTTAATTTGTGGCAATTGTGTTTATTTTAAAGGTGGTGGCGGATGTGAAATTGTTTTTGGAACAATAGAAGCAAATGCAATTTGCAAACTCTGGATAATACCTAAAGATTTATTAAAGTAGGATCTATATAAAATGATAGAACAAGATCAAGTAAAAGATGTCTTAAGTCTTCAAGCCGAAGAGTTCGAATTGCCAGTCTCTATTTACGATATAAAAATAAAATCAGCTGATGGAAAAAACGAGGATATTTTTAAAGATTGCAAAGGTAAAGTCACACTTTTATTTAATGTTGCAGCGGGGTGTGGCAATATTCCTCAGCATAGGAATTTGGAAATTCTAAATCAAATCTATAAGAATGAGAGTAACTTCAATATAATTGCGGTAGTTGTGGATGATTTTATGTGTCACGGCTATCCAGAATTTCAAAATGGAATCAAAAACTATATTGACGAACAGAAGTTAAATTTAACAGTTGGAGAAGTGGCGCAAAAATATGCTGTTGATAATTTTGGCGCTACGTATACCTTCACTGAGCTAACGAATGGAAGACATGATAAACACAGATATGATCCGGATTACGCTCCAGGTTCTGTTAAAGAACAAGATCAACACGAGCTTTGGTCTTATTTGACCAAGGCTTACGACGCTGACTTGCAGGAGAACGGCATTCCTTTTAACGGTGAGGAAGTTCCTTGGTCAACAGCGAGAGCAAGCAAAGTGCCAAACAAAAAGCTCTTCGAGCCACTGACTGGAAACTTTACTAAGTTTTTGATAGATAGAACTGGAACAAGAATCAAAAGATATGCCAACGGATTCTTGCTTGGAGAAAGAGATATATTTGGACAGACATTTCCATGGTTTGAAGAAAAATATAATGAAGAAGGCAAAAGAGATCACAAGCCAGTAACTAAAAAAGATAATATTGACGAAAATGATAGACCATATCCAACAAAAATTCAAGAATTCGGAATCGATGTTTCTTTAGAGTTAATAAAGAGAGATATAAATTTTTATCTCAATAATTAGGATCAAAAAATGACAGACAATATTTTTTCAGCTTCTTTTCCAGAAATAAACGAATCTGTTTTAAGCGAAATATCAAACTTCAAAATTAGAAATCTGGGTGGTGGAGTTGTAGTTATTGAAAACGCTTTAAATATAGATAAAGATATCTTGTCAAAAGCTTCTTCTTGGATAGACAGAAATGCTCAACAAGCCCACGAACAAAGATGGACTTATGAAAAAGACGAAGCTGGAAATGTATATGCTTTAAATGAAGACAAAAATAAGTTTTCTCTTGAGCAATTAAAAGAAGTTCCAGTTCGTGTACTTCAACCAGTTACAGAAAATACTGAAAAAGAAATGGCAGATCTTTTCAGATACTGGGAAGATCAAATATACAAATGCCTCATCAGATACGTAGATGAATTTCCAATGGCTCTCCCCACTTTATGGTGGAGAAGCAGGGGTCATATTATAAGATACGAACAGGGCATGTATCTTGGCATACACAACGATAATGATTCCAACTATAGATCTACTGGTGGACAAAGATTTGTTCCTAAGGGGCAAATGCAAATAAGGCAAGTTGTGGCTGTGTCTGCGTACATTAATGATTGTGTAAATGTAGATTCGAAATTAGACGGGACTAACTACACTGGCGGTGAACTATTTTTTCCTTATCTAAACCTAGAATATTCCCCCAAGATGGGAGACGTTGTTATATTTCCATGCAACTTTTACGCAACTCACGGGGTAAAAACAGTTAAGTCCGGCGTTAGATATGGTTACCTTGAGTTTATATCTCAAGGATCATCTGACGAAAACGTTTTAGTGTTCATAAAAGAACCAGCTGAATGCGAAGATTGGTGCTATCCTCACTGGATGGACAACCTGTTCGATGATTATAAGCGATATTGTCTTTATTCTGAGTACGACAAAGATAAAAATCAACTTCACAAAAAACCAAATCCACTTTACCAAAACAGAACACTGGAAGGAGACGAAGGTTTAAGAAAGGCTTATGATCACAAGAAAGTCATTTCTGATAACCAATTGCGTGGAAAACTCACGCTACAGGATGCGGATAAAATATAAATGAGAGAAAATATTAAAGATTTTTATCTAGAAAATGGATATTACGTTGCTAAAAAGTTAATTCCCGATGAAGTTATAGACAATTATAAAAATTACTGGTTAAAACATCACGCTCCTGCATTTGACGGCTCAACTATTTCATCTATCAATAATAAATTAGGTTGGGAAAATTCCGCTTCTTTTATCCATCATGACCAGGTAAAAGAGGTTCTTTGCCATGAGAATCTTTATAAAGTTTTTGATTTGATTGGACTAGAAAAAATGGGCCTACATCTTTCTTTTACTTCTTGGTATTCAACACTGAAGACCTGGCATCAGGATTATACAAATTCTGATAGGCAGTCTGCAGAAAACTATACTGGGATTTGGATTGCGCTTGATGATATACATCCAGATTCTGGTCCATTTGATTTCATACCAAAATCACATCTATGGGATATTGACTTTAATATTTACAGTGACAGTTTAAAATCAAATCCGTCTAAATATATTATTGAAAAAACAATTGAAAATAAAGCTGAGGCTATGAGATTTCTTCCCAAAAAAGGAGACGTTATCTTTTGGCATGGTCATTTGGTGCACAGAGGCTCTGAACCAAACAACTTTGACTTAGCTCGACCATGCATAATAGGCCATTATTATTCCTCTGTTAACGGACATGGATCTGGTCAGAGGGACAAGTTAATTTCTTATAAGAATGGATTTTATTTTAAACATGAAGTTGGATCTATTAATTTATACGATAACGATTTGTAATTAATTTCTTTTTTCTAATCTATTAAGTATTTTTTCTTTTAAAGAATCTAAGTTTAGACTGTTTTCTAGTGCGTATTCCCTGACAGCGTCCAAAGATGTTTCTATGTAGTCAACTTTTAAGTGCTGGACGTACTCAATAAAGGCTGGCAAATCGTGCTCAGGTATGTGTGGGCCGGCGCAAACTTCACTAGATAAACAAAACGGACATAAATATTTCCCATTATTTAATTTCATACGTCTACTCAAAACTTATATTTTTAAGATGCTCAGCGGGGAGAATATCAACTATCAAATGAATTCTATTTTGAGAGTATCCATTAAAAACTTTATGGTATTTTGAATTATTAATTTCATAGGCTTTTCCAATTTCCATATTAATTGTTTCATCGCCAACAGTAAAAAAACAATACTCATTTGTTTTTATTGGAATGTGAATTCTTCTTGATAAGTATGCGTTGTCACCCCTATCTCTGTGCGCCCTAATTCTACCATAGGGTTTCATATTAACTATTTCAGATCTTATTGCTTTCCCATTTATTTTTTCTTCTAAAGAATTGTATATTGTAGTTATTTCATTTATTGAGTTTTGATTCTTAAAATTATTTACATTTTTACACAAAGATAATTCTCCAGGAAACCACAAGTAATCAAAAGATTTTAGTATATAAACCATGGTATCTTCATGGGTAACATATTCTTTTTGCCTAGCAATATCCAAAGACCATTCCACCAGGTAAGACTCTATTTCTTCTGCCATGCTAGAAATAGAGTAATTTCCTAATTCTAAAAAATTCCAATTCTCTTTTTTATTTTTTAAAATAATCATAAATACTTTTATCCAAGTAGTTTAGTTCGTTAATTCTATCAAAGTATTTATCATATAAATAATCAAATTCTTTTTCGGTATGATTAACTTTATGATAATTATCTATATTAATATTATTTAAATTTATATATGAAAAAATATCTTTATATAAATCTTTTGACTCGTAAAGATATACTTTGATATTATTATCTTCTATAAAAGATATTATATTTTCATAATTTTTTAGTGGATTTTTTAAAAACCAACAATTATCAACCATAATAGTTTGATTAGAATAATAATTGTTATATTCGCTTATATCTACTTTGCCTGTTAAAGATTTTGTAATTAAATTAGTAACGCTAGATGAGAATTCTTTAGTAGTTAAATAAAGATTAATTAATTCTTCAAATGGTATATTAATTTTTAATTTATATGAAATATTCTTAATATAGCTAAATGTCAATTCATTTGGATCTCTGATTACGCAAAAAGATTTTTTTGAATAATTTAATGGTTCAACTCCAAAGTGTCCACTAATAAGCTCCGCTTTGGCGAAAGCTTCTTCTGATATTGGACTTCCATGACCTAAAAGTTTTGTTTTACAATTAAAATTATCCATCAAAATGTTTCTTATGAAGACACCAGATGTTCTTGGAACATGAATATGATATAAAGACATAATGTTCTCCTATATGTTTTCTATTAAATTTTTGGCCCAGTGCCAATGAGAATGAGCCCCTAAATGTGCGTTCATCCCAGGTGCGCTACCTATTGTAGAATCGAGCTTTTTTTCCAGCAGATCTTTTTCTATGTACACATTTTGATATTTAGATGGCACCTCATACCTATCATAGGCTAGGTGGAAACACTCTTTGGACTTATTATATAAATCCTCGCAACACGGTACAGCGGATCTATACCCGCAGTATTCTAATACTTTATTTTTTTTATCATATTTAAAATCTTCATGGGAAATGGCCCATCCGGTGTGATCAAATAGGTCAACACAGTAGGAAAAGTATTTCTGCAAATCGCCCATCACTGCATTTAAATTGCCCAAAGGATCTCCAACAGCAGTCCAAAACTGCCACACTAGCTTTATGTTATTTGATTTGCAAATCGCCTCCAAAAAATTAAGCGCTTGAAGACTTTGAAAATGAGAATACGCTGGAGTTCTTGAATAGTCTTCAAACCAAACATCCAAAGTGCTCCCATGCCTTAAGTCCCCATTATCGTCGACAGTTTCATATCTGTTTAGATCTGGGAAATTAGCGAGAACTACTTTCGGTGTGCTGTATTGCCTTATGTAATTTGCCAATAGCCTTACTTGAAAAAATATACTTGACCCTGGCATAGCTAAATTTACGTAGTCTTTTAAGCCTGTTAATTGTGATGCGTGGGCAGGCCACGTATACTCTATGGGCATCCCAACGCCATACGTATGAGAACACCCAAGAACTACTAGGTCCGCATTGCCAGAAAATTCTGAGCATCTAAATCCAAAAGAGTTTCTACTGTAGTTATAAAGCCAGGGAGTATGATATTCGGATTTTGGATTACATAATGGTGAAGGTGGTTGAGATGCGGAAGGCGACTCCAAATCACGTGGAACAAAAGTGAGGTTGTGTCTAGCAGAGTGTTTACCCTTAATAGACATAGGGACCTTTTCTTTTTGTAAAACTTTTTATAATCATTTTTATTCTGCGAAAATTTTTAAGACATTTAATTTTTGTTCGATTGATTTTTCTTATCAAGTTACTATTCATAGCCTATATTTCCTTTAAAGATTGATCAAAATAATTCTAAACAATAATTTTATTTTTAAAGTTATTTTGATTCCAATTTATTATATCATTTTCATCATTTAAAAGTGGTTGACCTTTTATATTTAAACTGGTATTTAGCAAGATGGGTATCCCCGATAAAGAGTGCCACTCCTTAAGAAGTTTATACAAGCCAGCGTGTTGTTGCTCATTAACTGTTTGAACTCTTGAAGTTCCATCGGCATGTACTACTGCAGGAATATCTTCTGGTCTCTTGCATGTGATTGCGTACTGCATATAGGGACTTGATTTAGTCGGCATATCAAACCATTGATTAGCATGCTTCTCTAAAACAACTGGAGCAAATGGTCTAAAAAGCTCTCTTCCCTTCAATACATTTACCTTGTCCCTGGTGCTCTTATGTCTAGGGTCTGCAAATATGCTTCTGTTACCTAAAGCTCTGGGACCATATTCAGCTTTACCAGCAGCTACTGGCGCTACACCTTTGCCAAGAAGCGTAGCAATTGTCTGATCGATGGGGTATTCATTTGCCAAATCGTATCCTAAATAAGGATGACTCCATTTAACGTGTCTACCATAAAGACAAGCAGCTGCACCCAAGGATGAACCTGAGTCCCCTGGGTTAGGCATTATCCAAATGTCATCAAATATTTTCCATAATTTTGTATTCGCAGAACAATTAAGCGCGCAGCCACCCATAAAAACTAGATTATTTTTCCCAGTTATTTTTTTTGCGTAAGACATAAACTCAAGCAGTCTTTGTTCATAAACGTGTTGAGCGGCGGCGGCAATATCAAATTTGCCTTGTTCGTCTATTTGAAATGGCCAATCATTTATACCGTGATGAAAATTATATTTTTGTTTTTCAATTGAAGGAAAGTAATCTTCTATTAAACTTTTATATTTATTTTCATCACCATAAGCGGCCATTCCCATAAAAATGTACTCTTCTTCGTTTGGCTTAAGACCAACCAAAGCTGTAAAAGCTGAATAATAAAGACCAAAACTAAATGGATAATTTATTTTTTCTACACAATATATTTTTTCTTTATCACCGATCCAAATTGAACAGGTGTTCCACTCACCTATTGCATCTAGGACTACTATCACTGCGCTTTCAAAGCTGCTTGTATAATATCCAGCGGCTGCGTGCGATTGGTGATGGCTAAAGAATTTAACCGGTAATTTAGGTAGATTTTTTGGCTTCCAATCAGAATTATTGCCGGTTAAAATTAATCTACTTTTTTTTAATAAAGGTTTTTCATAGTAAGCTACTTCAGAAGCTGAACCATATCTAGATATATATCTAAATATTTCTTGATTATTGTACCAATCATTCTTTTTCTTGCTAAACCTTTCTGCGTGTCCAGCAAAAATAATTTCCCCATCATCAATTAAAGTTATTGAAGCGTCGTGGGACGCTTCGTTAATTCCGAATTATCACAGTATTTTTTTAAGCTTTTCTTCTATTTGCAGCTCATATATATTTTGTATAAAAGATGGGGTTGACCAAATTTGACTACTCCCAGGAAGCGCATCTTGATGCAGAGAAAGTTTGTCCCAATTATTTTTTTGTTCTAAACAATATTGAACAATATTTTTAAAGTCTTGACTACTATTTATTTGATCTGAAATACACTGATCACCACGATCTTTTGCGTACTTCCAAAATTCAGTATCAAAAACTGAACCAGAAAAGTAGTGTAACATTATTATTGCTTCAGCCTCTTTGAGATATCTATCGTATTCATAGTTGGCTTCGCTTGCTGTGCTTCGATCTGTCCAAAACCAATGAGCTAGCCTATTTATTCTATCAATTACACCTATTGAAGTTGCTTCAAGAGGCTCAAGAAAAAATGAAGCGTTGCCGTTATAGGCTATTCTATCGGTAAAGTTTTGTTTTCTTGAATAACTTTGAAAACTAAAATGATTTGTATGATCACTCGGAGTCAAATTATATTCTTCAAAGATATTTTTTACATCTTCTTTTATTTCATCCAAAGAATTTATATCTTTGTTGAATAAATAACCTATAGAACATCTATTCTGTAAGGGTATTCCAAATATCCAACCATATGGCCTAGCTATAGTTAGCGTGTATTGAAACCTTGCGTAGTCCCAGTAACATTGAGTAACGTAAACTGAATTGACTGGTATATAGGGCGATACATTATGTTTGTCATAAACTTTTGGCCTACCAGAACAATCTAACACATAATCGGCGTCTATACTTTCGCTATCCTCATGATTAACTTCTACAATTTTAATTGTATCTTTTAGTTTGTTAAGAATATAATCTTGAAGTTTTAGCGCATTAAAATGATATGATATTCTATAAGGAATAAAACCATGTATGTACTCAATGCCATTCAGTCCCCAATTTTTTTTATAGATACCGGACTTAAAACTTCCATCTATTTTCTGTAGATCTTCATGCCTAAAATACACGTCTTCATAAAGGCTTTTTGGAAGCTCTACAGTAGAGCCTTCACCCACTGCTTGTGGGGGTATGTTTGGATCAAAATGCCACTCCACTTCATGGTCTGACATCCACCTTGACATATGGGCTGCAGATAAAGAACCTCCAGTGCCCCTACCGACTACAACTATTTTTTTCTTTTTAGGCATAAAGCTCCTTTAAAATAAAAAGTGTTTTAAAATTGCTGAACTAGCTAGTATGATCCACACAAGATTAAACCATATAATCGTTGGAAGAGTTTTAATAGTTGATGTTAGCACTAGAGCGGCACTAGAAACAAGTGCGAATATGTACAACCACCACCATTGTTTCCCAAATAGTAAACCTGGGAATATGATTATTATCTTTGTGAAAAAAGCCCAAGCCTCTATTATATTTACTTTTGTCCAGTAATCTTTTTGAAAGAATCTTTTTGAGATTTTAATTATATCGCTAAATTTAATCATTTTTACCTATCTTTTTAAATAGACTTTTGATACGAATAATTAAGGGATAAAATAACCAGTCAGTTTTATCCCCAGGCACCACGATGTAGTCATCGATTGACTCGTTTTTAGGAATAACTACACCCCTTTTTTCCCAATATTCAGTAAGTATTAACCTATTGTTTTTTCTTGTTAAGGACTCATTAAACTGGGGCATGGCTAAACCTCTTTGGATTTTAAAATACAAAAGTATATTTATATTATACCATCTACATTAACTTTGATCTACCATAAGTATCGGGTTGTTTATAATTACTATATTTCTGACAAACACCTAAATTTGATTGGATTTTAAAATGGAACAACTAAAGAATATATGTTTAAGAATACTTGCCACCTTCGCTGCTAGCGGGCTTGGAGTAGTTGGTGCTGGCACAATAGCTGGAGTACCAATATGGAAAGCTGTATTTATGGCCGGTATCGCCGGTGTTGCAACCGTTGTTGAAGGGTTGTCAAGAGCTTTTCTTGATGACGGTAAGTTAAGCGCAAAAGAAATCAACGAAGTATTCAACAAGGTGGACAAGAAGGCGAAGAAAGCAACCGATGCAGAATGAAAAAGGCATTAGTGGCGGTGGCTATTTTGGTTTTATCTGGATGTGGATACGAAGGACACTATCGTTACGAATGTCAAGATCCAGAAAATTGGGAAAATGAGGAGTGTAATCCACCAGTATGCCTAGTAGATGGAATGTGTACAGAAAACTTAATTGGATTCGATCCAACAAATTCAACAGAAATTCCGCAAGGGGATCAACCATGAAAAAAAGATTAACACCAGAAGAGTTAGATGCTCGCCTTAAGTTTGTTGTTGGCTGCGTGCTGGCTGGAGTATTGACTATAACAACGGTTGGAGTATTGTACGCACTAGTATTTGTTACTCAGCCCATAGGTGCTCAAGCTGAAAATGACAAGATGTTTTTTGGCGTTCTTTCAAGCGTTGCAACTTTTATAACTGGCACGCTTGCTGGCTTAATGATTTCAACGGGCCGAAATACCAAAGATAAAAACGGTAACGATATTACAGAAATAGAGGAATAAAATGGCAAAGAAAAATGGTGACGGAATTGTTTATCATCGCTCAGATTGCGGTGAAGATTACGTTAGGTGGTATGGCCTTGGTGGTGATGGGGTAGGTCAACCTTGCGACCGCTGGCTCGTTGGGCTTCCGGACTGGGTTTACAAAATGGTGCACTACTTTGACTGGAACTTTAGAGCAGAAGATTTAGCTCTATATAACAAATCTCTTTATAACGCCTACGCCGATTTGGTCAGCAAGGGGGGCGGACTACCACTCAATGGGAAAATTGTGGACTTCAACGGTCAACCTACTTATGTAGGCATTGACCCCAGCTATGCAGGTCCTTATTTGGAGGCACGAGAAGTTTTTCGTGCAGAGGTCTTTGCGATAAATGGAAACCAAGACACAAGCAATATGCCAGACTTTAGAGAGGTGTCAGTGGATATGAGTGGCACCAAAGCTTGGGTTTAAATTTTTATTAAAGAACAGCCAGAAGAATAAATTATCTTTTAAAAAGTCTTGACCAAAAGCCCTTTTTTGTTTCGCAGCTATGAGTTAACCTTTGGTGACAATCGCACTGACAATGTACTTCTTTTTTGTGCTTGCAACATTTAGCCATTTTATTTTCTTTCTAATTTAAATCCTATCATCCACTTAAGCAGATAGACGCCTACATATCTATCGCCTTTTTCGGTGCCCACTGTAACTCCAAGTGCCCACCAACAACTTAGTTTATCAATAAAAAATCTTTCTTTCATATACCAATATTATCTTACTAAGTTATATATATCAAGTAACATATTTTCTATTTCACTATAAGAGAACAAGTCTCTCTCCTGTTTTGATATCTCAGATAAAAACTGTTCCAAAGAAGATTTTACTTCTTCTACTCTAGTATCAACTTTTGCCGAAAGTATTCGGCTCATATTTTACTCCTCGTCTTTTTTAAATACCTCATGGACATAATGAACACCAAGGGCTACAGCTGTAGCTATGATGGCCATTTTTCTGGTATCGCCAGACAATGTTATGAACATTACAAAGCTACCAGCCATAGTAAAGGCCAAACCAGCACTAATTTCCCAAATCTTTTTGCCAAGGCCTACCCAATCTAGTTTTTTCATTTCTATACCCCCTTCTATATAGTATTTGAATATGCTATTTTTTGTATAATTTTTTTCATCTTCGTCATCCTCTGGACCAGCTATTTCTCCAGAAGCTTCTTCTTCTTCATCTTCTCTTCTGGCAGCGTCGTTTGTGCCAGATGCAGGTGATCCTCCACCAGAGCCACTTCCACCACCAGACGACCCTCCAGAAGGCCCTGTAGGGCCTCCAGAAGCTGCTCCAGCAGCTCCGGCTACAGCTATTGTGGATAGCACAGCAGAAGCTGCTATAAGCGTCCTACGCGCTCCTACGTCTACATTGGAACCTAATGGAACGTACTCATCAAAGCCCTCTGCATAAACGTTTATTTCCTCTTCAAAAGCTTCTTTAATTTCAGCTGGTGCTTCTGTCAATGTCTCTGACAATTCAGACTTTTGCTCTTCCGTAAAAGCATCGGAATCAACACTGGCAAAGACCTCCTGAGCTGCTTCTGTAGATATCTCAGCAAAGTTATCATTTAAAATGATGGCAACTGCAACAGCCGCTTCTAGTGGCTCTTCTGAATCAGCGATTGCGCTGATCACATTATCTAAAGCCTCAGCTGACTCAATATTTTCAATAAGATCAGTAACCTGCTCCTCAGATAATTCATCTATTACTTCAGCCAATTTTTCTGGTTCTATAGCCTCTAATACTTCTGTTAATTGCTCTGCATTAAGGTCCTCAATTACCTCTAGCACCTGTTCCACTTGAATTTCTTCAGAAGATATGTCTTCAATAAGACTTTCTAATTCCTCTTGTGTTACTATTGTCTCTTGTGATATATTTTCTGTTTGTTCTGGCGATGTTTCTTCTGGGCCTGTTGTGTCTATCGGCTGCTCTTCTTCTGATTCTTGTGGTCCATCAAAAGGAGGGGTCTGATCTGTTTCAGGCTCCTGCTGCTCATCATCAGGTTGGACCCCCTCAGGCTGGTCTTGATCGTCTCCGCCGTCCGATTCAGGAAGAGTAGTAGTCGTTGCTTCTTCTTCGTCTTCTATGGGAGGCACTGAAGTCGTGGTTGTCTCTGAGGGCTGCTCTCCGTCGCCATCAGGAAGAGTGGATGAAGGAGCAGAAGGATTTGTGACCTCACTTGATGCTGGTTCAGTTGTAGTGGTTGTAGTGGGCGGAGTACCAATTGCAATTGATACCTCATCCGTTCTGTCAGAATACAAGCCAAGAGTGTCGTTGTCTGAACGAACAGAAAATCTCCAAGTCGAGCCAGGAGCCACATCGAATCCACTGAAATATGATTTGGTAAATGTATAGTAAGTATTAAGAGCATTGGCGTCTCCAACATTGCCAGTTGCCACACCCCATCCTGCGAGACTTCCAGAAGTAAACATTATTGCATAACGTTCTGGCTGACGTGTTCCGCAATTAGGTGCGTCCCAATCTAAAACAATGTTGTCACCAGTTTCTGTTACGGTAAGATTTCTTGGTGCACAAATTGTTAATACTGTTACTGTGTCTCCAGTGGATACATGCCCAGAACCAGAATAGTTGGTCGTATTTGAAGATGTTGCGCCAAAAGTATTATTTGTCGATGTCGACCAGGAGTTAGCACTTACATTGTTGTATGTACTTGCACCATTATTAAAGCTGTTGGCAAACTGGATTGCTACATTATTACCGTTAAAAATGCTTCCTGAAACAGTTTGATTTCCCGCTCCCGGTGTCCAAGACGTTGGAATCCAAGATGAAAAATAAACTGCAGCCCCAGTATTGTTGGTAAATGTCGAATTTATAACTTGCTGACGGTTGAGACCATTGAGAACCGCACCATAAGTATTGCCAGTGAATTGGCTGTTCTCAATTTTTGTAAAGCGTTCAGTGCGAATGCCATAGGTATTAGATGTGAATACTGAATTATTAATGTAAATGCGATTGGTATAAGAAGTATCAAAAAGGCTAAGTGAGGTTGGTGTAGTCCCATGGTCAGAAGTAATTGCATAACCATTATTGGCAAACTGCGAATTATTGAACGTGGTTACACCACCACCGCCTTGGTAGAAGGCCCACGATGAGTGATTAGAAATCTTTATTCTGTTAAATGTCATCGTGCCGCTTGCGTTGTAGATGAGACCACCGTTCCAAGAAACGTTTTTGCCTTGCTTAAATGTCATGTCTTCAATGACGATTGTTCGAGATCCGTTATTATAAATTGCGCGATAAAGATTATTACCATCAACAATTGTGGTACTCATACCTGTTCCAGTAATCGTAACGCCCTGCGTAATTGCTGGTAAGTCAGAAGTGAGAGTGATTGTGCCCTGTGTTGTAATTTGGATAGCATCATACATGCCACCAGACTGAGCATTGGCTTGATTAATTGCCCAACGCAGTGTGCCTGAAGTATTTGTATCAGCTAAAGAAGAGACAATAAGAGCATTCGGGGCTGCAGTAACAGTAACCAAAAATGATGCAGAAATAGTTGTTCCGTCAGCATCTGTGGCATTCAGTGTCACAGTTGATGATCCACCATTTGCTGTGTAAGCTGGCGTGATTGATAGTGCCCCCTGAGTAGATGAAGACATGCTTACGGAAATGGCATTAGTTGGAACTATTGCTGTGTCGCTAGAAGAGGTTGTGAATGTCCACTGTGATTGACTTGTTGAGTCATCAGCTAAAACAAATGGAACTGTTCCTATTGTTGTGGACTGGATAGTCGCGCTTGCTGGTGCTGTGGGCATTGTAGGCGAAACATTTGCACGATTGAGTGCTTCATATGTAATGTTGCGAACTTGCTGGAGGTTGTTGGCACCACCGGTGGCGGCAGTGAATCCCCAGTAGGCATTTCCAGTAGTGAATATTGACCCAAGGTCAATGGCTACAGCGTCATAAACAAGTTCACCAGAATCGGATAAGTCTCCATCTGCATTTCTGTCAAAGAACACACTGAGTTCTTCTGTTTCTGAATCCCAGAACAGTTTAAAATATCTCCACTGATTATCTTCAATGTCGGAAAGTTCAACTGGTGCATACACACCAGACTGTTCGCCTTCTGCACCGGTTGGCCATTGAGTACCTGCATAGTGACTTGTATTGCCGTTGTACATCAGACCGATATGGTCAGCTGATGGATCACTGTTCGGCCATGTATCAAACTCCAAAGCAAACGATGGAGTGATGCCCGCATACCCTAAGCCACCTCCAGTTGACCCTGCTGCAACTGAGTTTGGCTGCATCACGAAAGCCAGTCCATCAGCACCACCATCGTTTGAACCCAAATAAACTTCAGCTTTAACACAGAAATCTTCTGATATATCAAACCTAGCCTTGTTCCAGATGGCTCCAAACTGGTTGCCAGCTGCTTGCGTTAGTCGGAATGTATCAGGCGAAGAACTTGCCAGGATTCCTGATCCTCCGTAAGCGTAGTTGTTTGAGGTTGTTGAAGTAGCACAAGCAGAGCCATCAAGTGGCGCAGGAGGAACTGTTGTGGTTGGGGGGACGGTAGTAGTCGGGGCAGCCGTTGTTGTGGTGGCAACCGTAGTAGTTGATGCGTTGTTTATCTGAACAGCACTAATACCAACGCAGGGTTGGTAGCCAGAATTGGCAGAACATGTCTGCCACCCAACTGAGGATGTCCAGCTTGAACTTGTTACAAACTCTGTATTAGTAAGCAGTTCTGTTCCGTCAAGTTTGAGAGATGCTGACTCAACTTGGGTTCCGTAGTTACCAGCCCATAACTCGCCATCTTGACCAATGATAAAAATACGAGCCGTGGTTACGCTGTTCCAACCAGCGCCCACCCCTGCCGCAGTGACACTAATAGAATAATCATTAAAGACCCCACCATCAGTAAGGCTAAGGAAGCCAGTGCTGTGGGAATAGATGCTCCCACCACCAGAGCCCAGGAGTTGAATGCCAAGGGCAAGTGTGTCAGATGATGGCTTCCAATCTTGAACCTCAGCGGCAGAGACAGTTGCCGTGAGGGTACTTCCACCAGCAATGGTTGAGGAAACGTTAACGTCTTGGGAGACTGTGGTTTGTTGATAGGCAAAAACTAGCTTATTGCCGTCAGCTGCATTTGCTGACCTTGTAGGGACAAAAGAAAAGATGCTCATAAGGAGCATCGGTACAGCTATAAACCACCCACTACGTAACTTTAAACGCATATTCTAACATCCCCTTCGATTGTTAGGATGGCTTTATAGTAATAAAAAAATGGTGAGTAGTGATAATAAAATCACCACTCACCATTTGTAGCTCAGGAATTTAACTGGCCTCCGTGACATTCAGTATAGCAGGGATGTTTCCGTAACAACGCTATAAATCTTTTATTTTTTTGTAGCTATTACTCCAAGATTCGGAATATTTTTTCCGAAATCAATCTCTGTTTCTTTTGGAAGAATGTCATCATACACATCGTACTGCCAGTAACCGGCATCAAACCCCTCTGCTTTCATTCCTATGGACTCAAAGTCTTTTATCAACTCTTCCTGGCTCCACATACTCTGGTGCTGCTGGAGTATATTGTCTTTGCATCTAGTTGCTGGGGTAAATATTGGAGCTCTCATTGTTCTAAAAGATATCTTTCCTTCTGTCCACATTTTTATGAGTCTTCCTATATCCGTTTGAATTATTTTAATTTTTCCACCAACTTTTAATTTCTTTTTCATATTTAAAAGAAAGTTTTTATATTCTGTAACAGTTATATGTTCAAGCGTATGGGAAAGAAAAAATTCGTCTACTTGATTGTCCGCACAGAATGAATCTAGATCCATTATATTTGCTTTAATATCACAGATTTCAGCCAAGTTTACAGTTTTGTATTCTTGTCCGCCGACACCTATGCCACCGAGATTAAATTTTATCATAACTATTTTTCACTCCTATGGGCATTAACAATGACCCAGTCATATTCTCTAAAACTTTTTGGTAAAACATCTGGAATAAATCCAGTTTTCCAAAGACAGTAAGGAAAACTAACCTGATCCTGATAGGACCAAATCAAGTTTTGCTGGTGCCAAAGCTGGCCAAAATCTTTTACAAAACTGTTGGACATGTCTCTAGCGGATATCCCACACTCGTAAAGACCATAGTTTTCTGGAAAACCCTCTGATTTATAGAATGCTACCTGTTCATCCAAAGGCTCATTTGCATACTTCATCGGCCTTATTGTTGCTTCTCCGTAGGCGCAGTTCCTATTATCAAAATGCGGAGAAACAACAAAACCATTGGACATAAAAGACATAATATGCTCTATGAAACCGTCATTTTTTATAGTCATACTTCCGTCTATCCATACCAGATATTTATAATTTAATAACTCTGGTATAGAGTGAGGATTAAGCTTAGGTTTTTTAGATCTTCTTCTATCATCCAAATGATCATCCCCAAGAACTATTTCTTTCCATGGTTCAGTAATCGGGAAATTAGATTTGCCATCAGTAAAATATATGAAATCAACTCCATCTATTTTTCTGCTCGAAGGAAGCGCATGCTCGTAGGCTCCGCAAACAGCTGTGCAAACTACCGTGTTATTCTTCCAGTCAGAAACCATGATTATCTATAGTTATCTCTTATTGGAAGTGGCATAGTTTTTGATATTCTGTCTGTAAAATTTACACAAAGCGGATGGAATATTTCACATAGTATACCAGCCCATCTAATCGGATACTTGGTTACAACTGTATCTGCTGCTTCCCTTGAAGTTGTAGCTGGATTCTTTTTTAATGGGACTAGATTCTCATCCATTCTTTGCATCATCTGAGTATACCAATAAGAAGTAAATACAGTGTAGGGTTTAAAAATAAATAAATCTGCTGAAATCATTTTGTCCCAATGATCGCCGTATTCTTTTCTTATTATCAAAGGAGTACTTAAAGGACCCTCATCTTCTGGTGCACCAACTCCGTAATCATAACCCTTTTCCAATCGATCAAAATATATATTCCAATCCCAACTACATGGTTTTATATCAGAGTATCCACCACCATAGTGATGCATTAGGTAGCATCGGAGATAGTCTGACTTATGTACGTCAGAAAGATACTTAAAGCCTTCGTGGATAGGGTGCCCTTCTTTGACAAAAGAATTCAAATTATCATTATTTACTAAAACAACTTCTACGCCAGAGTTTTTTCTTATTGATTCAAGCCCGTTAATTCTATTCTCGTTCATGGCTGTATTTTCTCCAACCCAAACGCAATATATTTTTCTATCTATCATTTAGAAAAATCCGTAGTAATTATATGTTCACTAATTTCAGATTTTGGAGGAAGATTTTTTCTGACCAACATTCTTTGAACCCATCTATCGGTTCCGTCATATCTAGCTTGAAAGGGTTTTCTTCCATGAATAACCTTGTTGTTATTTAGTATTAATAAATCGCCAGTTTCTAGAATGACTTCTTTTATTGATTTTCTTACAGCCTCATCAAATTTTCTTAAAGCCTCTGATGCAAATGAATTAGTCCCCTCCATAATTGACTGATCATAAATCATTGAATAGGAACCATCTTCTTCTAACTTTAAAACAGATAGAAGGATTTTTTTATCCGGTTCTCCTCTGGTTCTAAAACTGTCATCTACTCCTGTTATATACCAGTCTTTTTGTAAAAATTTTATTGTCTCCTCATCTAAATAAGAAACAATATCATCCACTTTTGCGTAAGTTGTAATGGCTTTTTTGTCACCCCTTAAACAAAGAAGTAAAACAAAGTCTGGTTTATATGGATGAAAAGCTGTTTCTGTATGAAGAAACAACTCTACCTTTGAAGATGTAGATATCTGTTGGGACTCAGTCTTGTGAACAGGAAGTATATTCTGTATCAGCCTACCTTCTTGCTCCTGTATATAACTAACTGGATGCCCATATCTTTTTGCTACGGCAATCAAAGAATCAAAACCCTCTTCAGTAGACAGATAAAGGGTTATCGGCATCATCGGTGTTGGAGGGACATCCCCGACATCAACACCTTTAATCAATTCGAGATACATAATACAAACCTACATTAGTGTTTTTAATATTAAAAAATATAACTTCCTTAAATCTTCTGGATAAATACTAAATACATAGTCTTTTTCCGCAGCTCTAATTGTAACACAATGTACGTTTAAAAGTTTGCCATCTGACGTAATTGACGGAGTTTCTTTAGAAATTGTTATATCTGATATTGTGGGCATGTAGCCATCAAATATCTCTTTTTCATTCATTTTACTTTTTTCTTTTTTTATTTTTAAAGGTGCTTACATTTTTAGGCGCTTGACCCTTAACTCCCTTTTTTGCGGTACCCTGAGATCTCTTTCTTTGAACTGCACTTTTTCTTTGTGCGGAAGACATAGAGTTAGCTTTTGCTACTGGAACACATTTAGCGTATCCGGATCCACCAGATCCAGATGTTCCACACGGCTGCCACTTACCATTTTTTTTGGGAGCGCCTATGTTTACCCATCTTTGGTTAAACCATTTAGTTAGACCGACACCTTTAGGACCAGCCATTATTTTTTCTTTCTTTTAACCTTCTTTGAGGATACAGTTTTCCATCCGCCACCCATTGACTTATACTTTTTAGCAGCCCAAGCGTTGGCGTACGCAGATGGATATACGTCGAACTTTGCCTTAGCTTGCGACTTTGCGCTAGACCACAAAGCTGGTTTTGTTGGTTTATTTACTTTTGCCATTTACAGACTCTTTCTTATCTAAGAAGAATAAATTATTTAACTAATAGATATATTGTCACAGCATGTAAACTAAGGTAGGCGGCGTTCAAAAGCCAGATTTTAAGATTATGCTTATTGATGTGATAGTGATGATCATGGGGATTATGTCCATGACCATTGTTACCACATGAACAGCCGTTATGGTTCTTGCAAGGCTCTTGATTCTTTATGTGATGTGTTGGATTGCTGCAGTCCATATTATTTTTTCTTTCTCTTCTTGCCGATTTTTCTAAGTGTTTTGGCAAGATTGGCTTGACGAACAGTTGTTGGACTGTATTTGCCTGGATTTTTTGTAACTGCTGCTGCCATTCCAGCGACTGACTTGCCAGCTTTTTTTGCTTTCTTTGTAAAAGCACCGGGTCTTTTAATAGCCTTTTGAATCCACTTCTTATCTTTTTTTGCTGCCATATTTATTTACCTTTACACCTTTTTTGTCTTTTACTTTTTCACCAGTCTTAAATGAAAGATTATCAATATCGAATCCACCAAACCTAGAATGGTCACTTAGATGATTGTCTAACTTAGACTCTATGTGCATGACGTCTTCGTCTATATTTTCAAGCATAATCTTTACGCTCTCTAGCCTATCGGCAACTACGCCATGGTCTCTGGCGTTTTCTTTTCTACCCTTTTCTACGAGTACAACAAGAACAGATCCAACAACACCTATGAGAGCAACAATTACGGCTTCCACGGCTATGCGCCAATTCCAAGTTCATCAAGGACTCTCTTGCCAGCTTTTGGACCTGGACCAAAACCTTTTGAAGCTTTGAAAGCAGTGACAGCATCAACTGTTTTTTGACCAAACTGACCATCAAATTCACCCTTATAAAAACCGCGCTCAGCAAGTTCTTCTTGCAGCTTTGTTACACGAGGACCGCTATCGCCCGGATCAAGATCTCCACCGTCATCTTTTGCGGCAGGAGCTTTACCAGCAGCTGGTGCGGGAATTCCAGCAGGCTTTTGAATATTGTTTTTGGCCATGTACTCAGATACTGCTGGAGGTGGATTGTCGCCCTCTGTATAGCGCAGGTGCCATGGTTCCTCTGGAACAACTTCCCAGCTGAATCCAAACTTACGAACGTTAGCAATTAGCCACTTTAGGCGCTTTGGTTCTGCGGCTGTGTGAACGTCAACAGCCAAACCGGGTATTATGCTGAGATGTTCCAGGAGCAGCTAAACTGGCCAACTTCTCATTCTTTTTATACCATTTCACACCCTCAAATGTTCTAGTGCTATTACCATTTGGTGTTTTAGTGTATCTTTCAAGGAATACCTTGAGTTGAGAATCATATGTTCTATATGTGTCACCAACTGAAACTGGCTTAAGTTCTATACCATCTGCTTTTGCAGCTTCAACCATTGCGCCCCATGCAGCTGCGCAAAGCCAGTGTAATTTTCCGCCACCAACAGCTGGACGGAGAAGAGATTCAGGAAGTTTTCCTGGCTTAACACCTTTTAGATCAGCAGGCTGTTTTACTGGAACTACTATATCCCATTCTACTTTAGCCATTTTATTTCTCCTATTTTGTTTTTTTTCTTTTGACTTTTTTAGCACTAGAAATCGCAATAGCTATTGCCTGCTTTCTAGATTTAACTACTGGCCCACCCTTGCCAGAATGTAGAGCACCTTTTCCGTACTCATCCATGACCTTACTTATCTTTTTTTGATAAGCTGTTTTCTTTTTCCTTGCCATGATGGACCAGTATGTTTTTATTTCTTCTTTTTCTTCTTTAGAATTGCATTCTTAATGAATGGGGGAAGTTTCTGTTGTGACGGAGTCAAACCAGACATCTTTCCTTTGGCAGCTGGCGCTTTCTTTTTTGCAGCCTTCTTCTTAGCAGCCATTATTAATAGCCCATCTTCTTTTTTGGTGTCATCTTTTTCTTGCCACCCATGTTTTTGGCTGGCTTCATTTTCTTGCCACCCATGCTTTTAGCTGGCTTCATTTTCTTTTTCATCATAGCCATAGTTTATTCCTTTGCTTTCTTTTTTGGAGCAGACTTTTTTACTGCTGTTTTCTTCTTTTCTTTTGGTTGCTCTTGTGGAGCATTAGAAACTTTTACATACTTAGACATAGTAATCCTTTTTAAAAATTTACCACTTCACTCTATTGGCCCAATAAGCTGCGGACATTACACCTTTTTTGATGTTCTTTGCGTGACGAGCCTTAAATGATTCACGACGTTTTCTGTAAGATGTTGATTCTCCCTTTTTTTTGGGAGATCCAGAAACACCTTGTTGACCAAATCTAATTAACTTTACCTTAGAACCAGTTTTTGCGAGAACGGCATGAGACTTTTTGGGATGGCTAGGAGTGCGCTTTGGCTTATTGTAACCAGAAAATTTTTCTCCACGAAACATAACAGCCATTACTTTTTTTTCCTTTTGCTTTTCTTTTTATTTTTCTTTTTAGTCATGGGCAGTTCAATCCCCTTAACTAAATTGTTGGTTCCCATTCTGGGGCCACTAACGTAGATATGTTTTTGAATCATTTATCTTCGTTCTTTTTATCAAGGCGATCTAAAAAATCAAAAACTTTAATCCACATCATCCAAATAAAAGACCAAAACCTATCTCTCATTTGAGTATTTAAGCTGTCTTTTTTGTAGATGGCTTTTTCTTTTGAGCTGCAGACTTATTTGAAGGGCGACCCTTTTTCTTTACTTCCTTAACAGCTTTGACAATTTCTTTCTCAATGTTTTCTGCTGCCTTGTCAGCTATTTCTGCTACTTCATCTGCCTTAGCTAAAAGATCTTGAACAACCTCTTCCTGAACTTTAGCGAGTACTGGATTGCTCTGCTTTGGCATTGACTTGGACAAAGCTTTCTTTAAGCTATTTACTAATCTTTTAAACATTTTTAAAATACCTCTATTTTGTTGTAAGTATGTACTTAATTATACCTATATAATAGTAATCCTGCAAGTCGCAGATTTACTTTGTCTGCTGAGACTCTTTAATAAGAGTATATCTCTCACCAGTTTCCCTAGAAACTAGGGAAAAACCATAAGCTGCAGCTTCTTTGACAGCCTCATTTAAGGCCTCTTTATCTTGGGGATTTACATTTAAAAGTGGTATAGTTATGCCAGCGTAGACGTCTACGTTTTCAAAATTGCCTATGTTTATTTTTCTATTTACACCACAAATAAAAATTGGATCACTTGACAGACTGATCTCTGCGGCCATATTAGAAACCACCTGATCGATTGGTGATCCATTAGTTTCTTCGTGGGCGTTTCTAGATATTTTAGGCATTATATAGCTCCTCTATTATTTTTAGTGTTACTTCGGTTTGATGTTCCAATGACATATCATCAGTATACACTACTGATGTAGCCATTTCTTTTACTAAAGAAATTTCATTTTCCGATCTGTGCATGCTCTGCTCCTCGGACATTAGTTTTCCATCTCTCTTAATTAGTCTTTCGTTTAAGACTTCCTGATCTGCATCAAAACAAACTACTATTCCATTGGGCTGCTTGAGAATACTCTCGGCTTCATTGGCATAGCGCACATCTGAAATCACCATGCAAAATGCTGGGGTTTCCTCTTCAGACTCAAATGACCTAGAGAAAGATCTAAATGCTTTTACTGACTTCATAATTGCCCAGTCAGCAAAGACTGTTTGTCTTTTCTCTCTGCATATGTCTCCGGCTTTTTGAAGAAAGTCTCTTGGCTTTATGCCCTCTGCTTCAATTGGCAGAGATTCAATCTCCATAACCATTCTAACCAATTCTTCGTAGTCTGGTACGAAACCTATTGGGGATCCGCCGTAGAGTTCGTAAAGAACCTCATGAATTGCGTACAGTTTTCTAGATTTAAAGTTTGATCCTTTTATATTTTTTTTGATAGAGGCAAGCTCATAGAGAGGAAGTGCATAGAATATGTGATCCCACTTTATATTATTTTTAATCGTTTCAATAGATCCCTTTGGAACTATTTGTTCTGCAACGCTTGTCTTTCCGCTTCCAGCTTTTCCAGCCAAGCCAAGTATTATCGGTTGGTTTTTATTAAACCTAAAATCTTTACTGTATTTTGTCACTACTTTTTCCATGATACTCATTATATCACCTTTAACTGTTTTTTGTTTTGAGATTTTCTAATTGATCCAAAAATTGATTAGCTAATTTGTCTGGTTCCCAAACAAGATTTCTTGGAACCTGCACCAACCTAAAACGATATTCTGATTTTATTTCTTCGATAGTCATTAAAAGAGGAACTAAAGCTGAATTTTTACACTTCCATTTTCCGTTAACTTGATTTGCGACCACAGCAGAATCTGTGTATATAATTGGGTCCACAAAATCTGACATAGAACAAATTAATAAGCCAGTTATAACCGCCTCGTACTCCGCTTCGTTATTTGTTCTTGCCCCAAGTCCTCTGGCAAATTGGACAACTTTCTTTTTGTTTTTGTAAACAACTGCGGCGCAGGAAGACTCACCGAATTTCTTTTGCCCCTGCCCTCTAGAAGCTCCGTCGCAAAAAACTTCTATGTTCATTACTTCAATTTAATTCCAAATGGAATATTTAGCTCTTTAGCTCTGGCTTTCATGTTTGATTCTTGACTCTTTGTAGCCGCAATATGCGTAGTAAAAAGCAAGTATCTCTCTCCCTTGTACTCAACCTGCACTGGGAAGTCCAACTCTTTTCTTTTAGAAGAAAAAAATTCTGAAGCTGAAGAGACAGACTTATAATGTCCTATATACATATTTACTCCTTAAAAAGTAGAAAAATCTTCTTCTGAAAAGTAGCCTTTTTCTCCTCTGGCTAAAGCGACCTGCATGGATTGCATCTTGTCCATTAGCTTTCTTGCAGATTCAGAAGATATTCTTGCGGCTAGTTCCATTGATTCGGCTAATTGCACTATGGCTTCGACGGCAGAAAGGGCCATATACTGTTGATCAGCTGCAGCAGCAGCTGCGGCCTCTCTTTCGGCTTCATTTTTTCCTATTCTATTAGCCTTGTATATTCTTTTGTATTGAGCTTCTAAAAGTTTATACTGAGCTCTGGCTATACCAGCAAATCTTGCAGATCTACCATAAACGTTCGATGATCTTGCAACAAGCGATGCTATGTCTCCAATTGTTAAGTCAACATAATTTGTGTCTGGTATTTCCACGTAATATTTTTCTAGTTCCTCTTTTGAAGAAAATGTTTTAACAAGTTCATCTAACTGAGGATTAAGAAAATTCGATAATTTAACAAGTATGTCGCTTGATATTGTTTCACTCATCATCATCTATTCCAGATACTAATAAATAGTCTTCCATTCCATCTTGCTTAAGTATATCTTTTATTTTCTGTTTTACCTTAGATAAATGTTCTCTCACAGTGTTTGGATGCTCCGTAATCTTTATTGCTATTTCTGATGATCTTTTTCCATCTATGTATCTCCACTTAATAAGCTGCCTTTCTTGGACAGTCAGTTGATTGAAGGGCGGATGGGTATCTTCTCCAAGCACCCACATTTCATCAACATCAGTAGAAAATAATAGGTCCATTGTAGCATACTGTGCGGTGTCTATGAAGGCTCCAGACTTACCGAACTTCTTCTTCACCAGAATCTCCGGATATATCATCCTGAGTAATTAGGGGAAATGATTTCCTTCCTAGCTGATCTATCAAAAATGTGTCTACATTTTTCTTCAAAAGATACAAAAAATAACTATACAAAAAAGCACTAAATGGAATAGGTCCTTTTTCGGAATCCTTTCTTTCATATCTATTTATGCATTGAAAGAAAGTCAATCTTACGGTCTGCTGAATATCTTCTTCTGTGCAGTACCTTTTTACCATATAGAGTATTCCGGCTTATACATTCATTAACGTGCTTATAGCCAGCTTGGTTTAGTTTATTTTTCATCAGAGCATACCTGACATACGTGTCTTTTACGAATAGGGATAGGAATCTTCTTATGTCATAATCAGAGTAGCTATACTTTCCGTGTATATAACATCGTTACATATTTAGTTAAAAAATTACTAAAAACCTTTAGCAGTTCTTCTTGGGCTTTGGAATTGCCCTTTTTTGCTTTAGCTATAAGATCTTGCATTTCGTGCTCTTCTAGAGCATAGTATTGTTCTTTGAAAGAACCCATTTCACTTTCCTTCCCATGGATATATTTTATCTGAGTAACAATTTTTTATGTCTTCGTAAAACATAACTTTGTTTATTCCAATATCTTCTGCAAATTTCTTTGCATCGGATGAGTACTTGCTTATAATGAAAGTTAGTTTTTCAAACTCTTCAGGATAATATTTTTTAAATCTTTTTATTTTAATCTTGCTCTTGTCGTCAAGATAGCCCTTTATCTCAACCCATTCTTTTGTAGACTTCAGATAAAAATCTGGCGTGTAAGATTTTGTTCCCCTTTTAATCGGAAATGGAAATGTTTTTGGTTCGAAATCAAATTTGATTTTATATAAGTTGAGTATCCTAGCAAAGTTTGCCTCCCAATTAGACCTCATATTTAGATCAAGATCTTTTCTAAACCCAGATTTTGTATGCCTGTAGGCGTTGCCTTTTCCGTCCCTTAGGAGCTATAATATCTGCATGCTCCTTGGCGCTATTGGCCTTCTTCGTCTTGGGTTCATTTTTCAATCCAGACCTAGAGAAAAAATATTCGTTGGGAGTTGCTATTTGCATAATCTATCTGATATCCTTTATGTGTCAAAGTAATTATATTATACTTGATATTCAACATACTTTCAAGTAAACAATCCATAAGGAGAAATACAATGTCAGTTACAAACACAATCTTCACCAGCATGAAGAACAACATCAATGCCCTGGCTGCAGAGGGTCTTACCGACCTTGGCCTTAGCTTTGATGAGGCAGTAAAGCTTGTTGAGGAGAATGATTTTGACATCATTACCTCAAGCGAGCAGAATCCTGTAGCTCAATTCTAATTAGATATTACATATTACAATATAACCCAGGGCGAAAGCCCTGGGTTTTTTATTATCTATTGGCTCTTTTTAATCTGCCAGCCCCAGTTGCACACGCCCCGCTCTTAGCATGGTCGCAAAAATAACACACTCTTTCATTTTTTGTCGGGGTAAAGTTACAATCGTTTATAATTAAATTAATCTTTTCAATTAGATTTTCTTTAACTCTTTCAATATCTTCTGGGGAAAAGGTGTGAGATTTAATTCTACCACTTCTTAAATAATGTAAGGAAGCAACTATTTTCTTATCTGGAAATTTAATTGAGGCGGCTAAAGCATATATTCCTAGCTGGAGATTGTTGTGCACATCTTTTTGTGCTACCTCCCTTTTCCCAGTTTTATAATCAATAATCTCTAAATAGTCGTCATGCATATCTACCCTATCGATATACCCTATTATGCTGTAATTTCCTATAATGAAATTAAATTCCATTTCTTTTTCAAATACATCAAACGTTCTTTCACCATATGTGTCGTATACGTCTGCAAGTATTTGATCGCCAGCTGATATCAGCTCTACACTAATTTGATTGGACGGATCAAACTTTTCTTTATATTCTTCATATTTACTTTGAAGTCCGCTGAAAGCTTAGCGGATCAGTTTTGGAAACATTATCCTCTAAAACAGAGTGTATTATATTTCCGCAAAACAGCCGGTGCGGAGAACTGCCTAGGCTCTTTCTTTATATAGGAAAAGAAATATTTCGACGGGCACATCTCATACGTGTCTATCCTAGAGTAGCTAAATTCAGTTAGTGTAAGTTTTTTAAAATAATCAATTTCTTCTACTGACTTTATTTCAATTGAGCTCATTTATTTATAATCTCCATCTTCAGGGCTATGTTCTCCTTCGGATATTAAATCTCCATTAGAATCATATTCATTTCCATTTTCATCTATCATATGTCCAGTGTAAATATTCTTATATTTACCCTCTCCAACTGGCACCCAACCAGTGTCACCTATTTCCATAAAATCATTTTCGTTGTAGGGCCAGGGCATCTTATCTCCTTATTTAATTGAAATAATAATATCATCAAATGTTTCTATATTTTGATGATAATTAATTACACTTGCTATGTTGCTTAACTCTTTTTGAGTTGCGTGGAATCCAGCTACACCACATTGGATAAAGAAGCTTGTTTCTCCGTTGCCAGCGTCATATTCAACTAGTGTTATATTGTTAAGGATAACTCTACCAATTTCTTGTTTCATTTTATTCCTCGTAAATTGTTACTGGATTGAAATTTGGATCATCCATTTTTTCTCTCATGTCATTAACATAAGAGTCCCAGTCTCTTTCATCTTGGCTCTTTTTAGAGTACTTTACTTCCCCTTTAAATGGATTAGTTTTAAATCTTACCATTACAAGTTTCCCATTTTGGGTTCTCCAGCGAAGAACACCATTTTTGCAGTCGCAAAAATCATCTGGATCTGGGTCTATACACCCCTTGGGGTCAAATCTTCCACTGCAGCCGTTGCACTTGGTGTACCTGCCCTTGTCCTGGCATCTATTGCATGACGGGCAAAACACCCAGCAATGCTTGGTGCTTGGATTGGTATAGAAATTTCCAGTAGTCATTATTTATCTCCATTTAAAAGTGATTCTAACTTATCTTTAATAGTAATAGATGTTTTTTTATTAAATTTAAAGGTTAGTTTCTTTCCATTTTCTGAGTATGTCAGAAACACAAAAGAACCACCGTTGTTAGATTTTATTATATCATACATATTATCCAATACTTTTGGATCCAAGTCTTTATTTACCTCTAGATAGATTGGTGTACCGCCAGCAAAATTACTTAAATCTAGCTTTGAGCATGCGTTCAACAAGACTTTTGTTACTGCGTTTTCTTCATCGCCGTCTTTACTAATCGCCCCAGTCACAGTTATCACATCACCATTTTGAAAAAAGTCATCTTCAAAATTTCTTGCTTCCCTGGGAAAAACAATAACCTCAATATCAGATGATATATCTTGAAGGGTAAATTTAAACATTTTAGCTCCCTTTTTAGTTATTATTTTTTTGGCTGAAGAAACTATTCCGCCTATAGAAACTCTAGATCCAGCTGGCATTTCTGAAAGAGATATTATTTCATTAGTTAAATTCTTAGAAAGAAGATCCCAAACTCCATCTACTGGGTTTTTTGAAACATATATTCCTATCGATTCTTTTTCTTTTTCTAGAATTCTTAATTCTGTTTGTCTACCAAAATCGTCGTCTAAAACAGATTCTATTAATTCATCAAATGAACCAGAAGCAGCTAAGTTTTCTATTGTTGATTTTTTTAAAACAGAAGAAGAAGTTCTTCTGAAGAAGTCATGCATCGATGTGTAGGGATTTTTATCGTCTCTTGCAGCTAAAATTGCTTCTGATACGGCATATCCAATTCCATTTATGGCAGAGAATCCAAAGATAATACTTGTTTCATCTATTACAGCAAAATCTTCAACTGATTTATTTATAGATGGTGGCAATACTTTTAGGCCAAGTTTTCTACAATCAGATAGATAAAGAGCTAGTTTGTCTTTATTTCCAACAACAGAACTTAAAAGAGCAGCCATGTACTCCGCTGTATAATTGAACTTCAGGTATGCTGTGATATAAGAAATCATTGCGTAGCTTGCAGCGTGAGCTCTATTGAATCCGTAGCCACCAAAATACTCTATGTCTGAATAAATCTTATTAGCTTTGTCTTGTGAAATATTATATTTACTTACGCATCCGTTGACAAACTTCTGCCTAAAGAGTGCAATTTTGTCCATTAGTTTTTTGCCGATTACTTTTCTTAAATCATCGGCTTCTGCTGAAGAAAACCCGGCGAGTTCTCTTGCTACTCCAAGAACATCTTCCTGGTATAGCATGATGCCCAGGGAGGGACCAAGTACCTTTTCAAGACTTGGATGGTCATATTCAATTGCTGTTCTAGAATGCTTTCTAGAGATATATAGCTTATCCATTCCTGACCCCATTGGGCCTGGACGGTAAAGGGATATCAGCGCCATAATATCTTCAACATTTTGAGGCTGAAGCTGAACCATTAACTCTCTCATACCAGCAGACTCTAGCTGGAAAACTCCTACAGCGTTACCTTTGCACAATTCGTTAAATGTTTTATAGTCATTTAGAGGAATAGAGTCAACATCTATGACAATGTTTCTAGTTTTCTTAACCAGCTTTATGCACGAATCTATCACGCCAAGATTTCTTAAACCAAGAAAGTCAATTTTTAGCAGGCCGCACTGCTCAACTCTACCCATATCCCATTGAGTAATCACTGGGTTATCTACACCCTTTTGCATAATAGGGAGATACTCCGTAAGTGGATCTCTTGAAATAACTACTCCAGCGGCGTGCATGCCGGTCTGTCTTATCAGACCTTCCAAACCAAAGGCTGTATCAACTATCAGTTTTGCATCGTCATCTGATTCATAAAGCTTTCTAAATTCGTCTACTTCCATGCACTCTGATAAGTTCTTGGATATCCCCAGCACTGGAGCTGGAACTAATTTTGCTACCTTATCTCCACCGCTGAAATCGTAGGCAAGAGCTCTTGCTGCGTCCCTAATAGATTGTCTTGCCCCAGTTTTATTAAAAGTACAAATATGCGCTACTTTGTCTTCTCCGATATTTTTGTCTAGCGTAATCTATTACACGGTCTCTGTGTCTATCGTCAAAATCCAAATCAATATCTGGCATAGACTTTCTGCCCTCAACTAAGAATCTTTCAAATAAAAGTCCAAACTTTAATGGATCTAAATTGGTAATACCGAGTGCATAAGACAAGATGCTTCCAGCAGCAGATCCTCTACCCCAACCAACTCTTATGCCATTATTTTTTGCCCACCCAACGAGATCAGAAACTACTAAAAAGTACTCTGGATATCCCATTTCTTTTACGACCTTTAGCTCATGGTTTGCCCTATCCAAAACATGAGTTGGGAGTGGATCGCCATATTTCTTTTTAAGACCTTCCCAGGCTAATTCTTCCAAGTATGAATTAGTGTCTTTGTTTTCTGGTAGTGGAAAGTGGGGAAAATATAGTTCCCCAAAATTAAGATCTATGTTAACCATGTCGTTGACGTGCATGGTATTTTTTAACCATTCTTCTGAAAATATCGAAGACATTTCTTCGTATGATTTTAGATAAAAATTATCTCCAGAAAAAGAAAATCTATTTTCAGTATTTATATTGGAGTTTGTTGACACACAAAGCATTATGTCGTGCGCTCTAGCGTCTTCCTTGTGCACGTAGTGGCAGTCGCCAGTAGGAACTATTTTTGCCCCTATTGTTCTAGCTATCTTTATTAACGAATCATTTATTCGTAGTTGCTCTTTAAGTCCATGATTTTGGATTTCTATAAAGTAATTTTCTTTGCCAACTATTTCCTGCATCATTGCTGCTTGTCTAACGGCAAAATCGTAATCATCTCTAAGGAGCGCTTGAGCTATCTCTCCGTTTAGACAGCCTGAAAGAACTATAATTCCTTCCGAATGTTGGGAGATTAGCTCATGATCTAGTCTTGGCTTTACGTAATATCCTTCCAAAAAAGATCTTGAAGACATCTTGATTAGATTGTGATACCCAGTGTTGTTCTTTGCCAATATTGTTATATGGTATGGGCCTCTCTGCTCCCACTCATTTTTTGCTGGACCAGATCTCTCCTCTTCATCTCTATCTAATCTTGTTTTTCTAGCTTGATAAAATTCTGAACCAAGTATTGGATTAATTCCAGAAGCTTTAGCTGCATCGTAAAAGTCCAACCAAGAGTGTATATTTCCATGGTCAGTAGTAGCTAAGCCCATCATCCCAAGAGACTTAGCCTTGTCGAAGTATGCCTCTACCTTTCCATGACCATCCAACATTGAGTACGTTGTATGATTGTGCAGGTTGGTCCAGTTCTTCAACTTATATTCCTCTTTCCTTATCGGAACTTTCAAGCGACTCGTTTCTTCTTTCTCTGTAAGAAATTATTACTACGCCACCACAATACTTGCAAGGCACTGGCTTACCACCTTGAGCAAATGGATTCTTATACATGTAAGACATTGGTTGATCCGATTTACACTCAGAACAAACCCCTATTACATCATCTGGATCTTTTATATTACTCATTGTTTTCCTTTCTTAGGCTTTTATATGCATATCTGACTGGCGAGGGAGATGATTTCTCATTTGTTTCAACAAACTTAGATCCTATCTGAGTCCATTTATTTTTTCTTTCCAAATTGCAGTCACCGCAACCAACACCAACCGAGTTTGCCCTATCACAAGTATAGGGTCTTCCACCAATGCCCATCTGTCTTCTTTTGATCCAATCATTTATATGAGCAGAAGATTTATCAAAGTTATAATCGCTGCAATTACTTAAGATCTCATGAAGAAATTTTATACTATCTTCAGTATAGCTAAGTATGGAGCAGAGGAACAGTCTAGCTTCGTGTTCTAGGAAGTGCTCATTTTCAGCTTGAGCCTTCAATCTTGATACTGCGGAACAGTTTTTCATTAGAGTCGATTGATCAAATACTTTTTCGGAAGGTTGAAGATTTTTAAAAGCTCTAGAACCATACTTGTTAAAATACTCTAATGGATTATCCTTTTTCTTTTCATCCTCTTCAAGATTATAAATATTTTCTCTATACCATTCATTAGCTTTATAGGAAAACAACTGCTCAGCAACTTCTAAAGATTGGGGGGCCGCTGCATACTTTTTAATTTCTTCTTCGTTTCCAAGTAAAATTGACTGACCACCATGTGGATTCAGTAGAGTTTTATACAGACCAGTATCTTGATGTATCGACCCAGCCAATCTCCACATTCTTCTTGCATCATATACACTGAGGTCTAAGCTTGAAATAGACAAACTTGATTTTAATTTAGTTGCTATATATCTAAAGGTTTTTGGAAGAGAATTATTTGGGTTTATCCCAAGTGCAACTGGTTCGCATTCTATATGAAAACCCTTTTTTCCAGTAAAATAAACTAATATGGAGCTGGCTGGCACAAACTGCAGAAGGTATTCATACAGCCTAATGCACTCTTCGTATGCTATTGAATAGTCCGCACTATCTAGGTCGAAATACAGGGGACCGTAATCTTGTGGCTCTTTCTAAGTCTTCCGTATCATAGGCAAAGACAGATGTATATATGCCAGTGTTTTTGTATTTTACTGCGTATTTTTCTATCTCATTTGCAGTTAAAAACATATTCTTATCTCTTATAACCCTATTTAATGTCGGCACAAACCTAGCAACTTCGTATATGTTCCACGACCTTAAATAGTTATTCTCACTGTTTATTTTCATGTTACTAGCATTTTTCCTATTTCTTCGTCTTTTTTAAGAAGGGTGCTTTTTGACGGCATGTCGTCAAAGTGCGTTCTATAGTATACAGACTCTTCTAAGTAATACTCCATTTTTTTAAGCAGAGTAAATCTTTTTAGAAGAGTATCATCAGTGCTATTGTCTGACATCCCATCTTTCCTTAACTATTTCTTCTCCATCTACTATTATATGTAGCTTAGATGACACATTGTCTGATAAGTGGACAATCATATCCATGTAGGTAATTGGCGTTGTTTCTGGTACTGGCGACCATGGGCCTAGGTGACATCTAATAAGTCTTAATATCGTTTGTACGTCATCTTCGTTTATAAACAATGTTGATGATTGCGATTCCGAAGCAAAATTTCTATCTTCTTCTTGGCATTTTTTAATAAAAGATCCGGCTGTATACGGATGCATAGGGTCATAATAATACTTATCGGAAGTCTGAGGCTTAATGCCCTTGGTTATATCGTGCAGTAGGAGTGCGGCGACTATCACATCTCTCTCTTCTGTTGAGAGAGAATAGGAATCTGCCAATACGCAGCCAACTCTGACTGCTCTCTTTGTATGCAACACATTGCCACCTGGACATCTTTCGTCTAATGGATGGTGCTTTCCAGAAAAACTTGCTGGTATTTCCCAAAATCCATCAGCTCTATACAAAATAGATCTGACAAAAGATTTTATACCCTCGTCTTCAATAAGATTGATTTCATCTAAAAGTGGTTCTAGGACCTTATCCTCCTCTTTTATTGAGGAAGAAACAACCTTTTCTGAAAGAATTTCATCAAGTATATTATCTTTTTCTTGCTTTGCCATCTTTATTCTCCTTATTATTCCATGATGTCCATTTACTGCAGGGCTTGTCATAGGGGCACACTTTGCAGTACGAAGTTAATCCCCTTCTAGAAGGGAAAGTTTCTTCGTCTACTATAGAATCACACCAATATTTTACAGCCTCGATATCACCTTGTTCTACTATAAATTCATTGAAGTAAGATTTTTGATTTAATAAGTCAAAGTAGCCGAACTTTGCTTCGTGCACTTTGTTTCCAAATTTGTTTTGATATCCAACATTCATAATAGAAAAATCTACCATATAAGTATGTTGATATTTTAACTTATAATTAAACATCCACTTAAGTACGTGCACTTTGCCGTCCTTGAAGTAAATTAAATCGAACTTATCTTTAACAGCTACTCTTGAGGTAATTGGAGCTATGAAATCTTCGTCTATCCCAATTGGAATCAAATTGGAATCACCAAAATTCTCTATTAACTCCATGAGTACTGATGCTGCCTTTGTTGTTAGGCTGGCCATATTTCCATACAGTGTTTCGTGTTGTTCGTAGATAATATCATATGATGAAGAATCCTTTGGAAACCAAAGCTTTTCCCATCTATTTAAAAGCGATGAGTAAGATGGAGTTATGCCAGCTTGTTTTTTATAAAAGAAGTAATGAACGATACTCTTAATTGTATTTTCAAATTTAATAGTGTTTAAAGTTCTACTGCCAATTGTTTCTGGAAGCTTTTCGTTGTATCGAAAATCATATAATCTTTCACACGTTTGAAAATCTTTTAATTGCTGAATGCTAATCTGAATCATGTTACCTACACTATACTAATACTAGAGATTAATTCCTGAATGTCTTCAGAGTTTACTATTTTAGAATATGAATCACTTGTAATTGGCTCATACTCAACATATTTCTTGTGCTGATCAACATACTTTACTAGTGGAGAATTGTATAAATACGTAGAACCAGTTATTCTATTTTTTGGTATTTGTAACTGCATAATATTTTCATCTTCAGAATCATCTCCGCTAATTAGCTTTTTCTCTGTGATGAAGATTGTTACGGCACACTTTTGTTGTATGGATAGTGATCCTCCTGTATCGGATTGTTGGACTACCTCTCTTCTTTCTTTCATTCTATTTGCATTTTCTTGAGCAGTGATTATCAATACACAGTCCATGTCTCTGGCAAGTTTTTCTAATCTGACCATCATTTCCTCAAACTCACCCCATCTAGGCTTGCCCTTTCCAGTAGATCTTGTAAACATTGACTGGATAGTATCTATAACTATCACATCAGGAACTAGCTCATCGTGGGGCATGATGCTTCTAAGCCACTTTTCGAGGTCTTCAAAATATGGAGTATCTGGATCATGTCTAACCATGAACCTATCTCCCCACTCATTAAGTTTGTCTTGAAATTTTTTTAGATTCTCTTCTTTTTCTTTATCTGACCAATTTGCTGCCTCAGCGTAAACATTCTTTTCTATTATCTGGGTCATTAACACTCTTTCCCAGTGTGGAACTGCTTCTTCAAAATTAACATACAAAACTTTGTGACCGCAATCTGCCCAGTTATTAACCAGGCATTTGGCAAAAGTACTTTTACCTTTGCCGGATGGTGCAATAATTGCGTGAACTGCACCTCTAAAAAAACCTCCATCATCAGTGTAACCCATCGCCCTATTGAGTGCTTTGAACTGAGTTGGAAGAAAGCTTGGAATATCCAAAAGAGATTCCGCTCTTTTGGAAATATCTTGAGCTGTTACAACTGTATCTAATGGATTAAAATTTAGATCATTCTCAAGGTTTTTTATTTCTGCTGTTATCTCAGAAATTCTTGCAATTTCCTTTGGAGTCTTTTCACCCTTTTGTGTTAGAAGAAACTGCAATTCCTGCAAAATATCTAGCTGCTTTTTCTTATTAGATCTGTGCTTTAGTATTTGCGTTATAGATTCTTCATTGGATACTTGAATTGACATCAAGATATCCATTATTGTTTCAACGCCGATTGATCCACCTAGCGCAGTGTGAATATCTGTTTCTGATTCAAGCCAAGCTTTAAATGCAATTGGATCTACAGAATCTAATTTAGTAACCCTATAATAAGACAGCAGAGCTTTATAGAACTCATTTAGGCCCAGTTGTCCACTGACAGCGCCTACAGCCTCTTCTGGAAGGTTTATATCAAAGTACTGTATAGCACCTTTGTTTCTTAGGGCTAGAGCAAATACCTGATATTCCAAAGGATAATTTGGAACCTCTTCATTAACGACTTCTGTCATTCTTTTTCTTCTTTTCCTTCAGTCTTTTATACATCTTTTTGTTATATTCTGATTTTTTCTTCTTCATTTCTTTGTAAAAATCATTGTCAACTACTGTAGATTTTTTCTTTTGCGTGACAGTATAGCTTGAATTTCTTATTGCTGTCAACACCCTGTCGTAAACAGCTTCTTCTGTTAGTTTATCATCATATCTGAAAACAACTAATAAAATATTTTGTTCGTTGCATAGCTCTATCTTTCTCTGATCTCGTTTCTGTGCCTCAAGAAACTCTTCTCTTGAATCAAAGAACATGCTACTGTATTTAAAGTGTTGAATTCCATGATACTCTAGACCAAGCTTATAACTAGGGCAGTATACATCTAGCTTTAGTCTTTCACCTAAATGGAATTCATTTACTATATTTTCTCCTGGCAATAATTTTTCTAAAATACTTGTCAAAAGAGTTTGCCCTTTAGACATTTTTCTTCTGTGGTCTTTAACCCACTGCAAACCAATTCTTTTTAAAGTTTTATCTAGCTCAGCGTAGGTCATTGCCAGTTCTTTAGCAATAGAGGGAATTGACATGTTTGTTTCAAACAACAAACTTTTTATTCTATTGTTTAGAACTTCTTTTGATTTCTGAGAAAGTGAACTCATTTATTTCTATTCAAAGATCTAGCTACCGTTAAGGTTCTTCCGAGATCTAAGATTGACATATTACTTTTTTCCCATAGATTCTGAGCTAGCGCAGTACTCAGCATTGGGCAGTCGAGAACACATAGGGATGTTTCTGAGCTCTTTTCAATTATTTCCTGTGTTATTGAGTCTATTCTCGAATAGAAATCATTGTATGGTACTTGTATGTATATGGAATCTGGAGAAAAATACTTTGATATAGAACTCTTATTTTGGAAAGATACTATAATAACTTTAGTTGTTTTAAGATACCATGAGGTGAATGTCTTGAATATGTCATAATTAGTGTTGATGTAATACTCTAAAAAAGATGGGTCATAGAATACTTCATTGGAAACAGTTGAATTTCCATTTTGAGCTATCTTGTCAACACTTGACTTAATTAGATCTCTTTGAGCTGCCTTTATAAATCCTGAACTGTTGTTATCTAAGCTCATGGATATAAGTTTTAGAAAATTTTTGGGTGGCTTTTTATCTCCACTCAATTCACCAGTCATTGAGAATATTGCTGATCTAGTGTATGTTACAAAAGCAAATCTTTCTTTTCTATCAAGAAGTAGAGAGACTTTCTTTATTGTTTCTGTAGCGTTTAATGTTTTCATATTCCGAAATTTCCCCATTTTATTAGAGTAGGATTGGTATCTATAATTGATTCGATATGTTTAATATTATGAAATTCTCCTCTGTCTAAATTCATATATCTATTATACTTTGAAATCTTATCTTCATCAATCGAATAACCGAGATGTTGCATGACTAATCCAGAGTGGACCCAGTAATTTCTTCTTCTAATATCTTGAACAACATAAGTAGGCTCAGAACCGCAAGCAAGTTTTCTATCTAGAAACGTAGCGTTGTCTTTGAATCTAAAGATTCTAGAACTATTATTAGGCGCCCAAAGTTTATCTACTCTATAGTGAGTTGAAGACCACATGTGATAAAACCTAACGTTCACCACATCAAATGGTGACTGATCAAGAACCTTTGAAATATTTACATCGTTTATATCAGAGGCTTTATAGAGCATTTCATCACAATCTATTGCAATAACCCAATCACCTTCTTGAGCGTGATTGCTTAAATTTTCCCAGGCTTTTGATCTCAACTTGCCTTCGTGAACTGGAAAAAGTGGAGACTCGTTAACATATACGCTTGCATAACCAGAGGCTATCTCTGCGGTATTATCATCTGAACAGTCGTCCGTAAATACGATTGCGTCTACTTGTTCTTTTATTCTTTTTAAGACTGGCTCAAGAAATCTAGATGATTCATTTCTTCCTACCATTTGTGCAACTATCATAGTGGCTCCTATTGCTGGGGGGATAGACCCCCCAGCTTACTGGATCAGGCGTTAAGCTGATTGATCTTTTTTTGTGCCTGTACAGAAGAAATTCTTTCAATATCAGTTGATCTGAAAAGAACTTCACCACTTACTCCTCTGCGACCAGAGGCGACCTTTTGGGCTTCTTGCTTGTTCTTAGCCTTGACAAGGGTCTTTTCCTCTACCACAAAGTAGTTGAACTTATTTTCTGACATAGTTTTCCTTTTTTTAGTTGCTATTATTGTCAGCTATATTATATATCATGCACTAGGCATTGGCAACTTTTATCGAATAATCTTTTTCTACCGGCCAATAATAGGGTAGAGTTGGATCTTCATTGAAAAAATTAGAATAAAAACTCCAATCTTTTCTAAGTAGATTTGCCCTATGGGACCTATGAAATTCTTCCTTACCAAACCATGGTGGCATCTGAAGCTCTAGCAAAATGTTTTCAAACATCATGTTATTTTTATACCCTCTCTTAATCCATTCATTTATCGTATAGTTTTGATAAAGCTGAAGAGCTGGTTCATAACCTTTCCACATTAAAGTGACTGGATGATTTCTCCAGCCTTTTGTTTCAGTTCTATTTAAAAGAATATTTAAAACTTGGAAGGTTTCAACTCTTTGTTTGCCTAATCGCTTTGAGTCTAAAACTTCAACAGATTTTTTAAAATCAGGATAGGGAAGAAAAGTTTGCACTATTTATCCTGCTTAAATTCAGTCCAGGTTTTATCTCCTACACCATAGTATTCTCTTGCTAGGCCTGCAGCAACAATATCTGTATTGAGACAGTTGCCACTTGCATCCCAAACTTTTGCTAAAACTCTTCCATATTTTTCGTTTTTATCTATCACAGTTTCTATCTTAACCTTATGATTAGCTCGTGTCAACCATTGATCCGTAAACTCTTTTGCGGCTAAGCCTTTTTGCTTTTCGGCTAAATCTTTAGTTCTACTTTCGGGAGTATTTACTCCATAAAGACGAACTCTTCCCTTTCTTAAGGTGTCAAAACCAAGATCAATAACGATATCAAACGTATCGCCATCAACAACCTTTTTGACTTCGGCGTTATATATCCATGGGTTTAATTTGTCTGACATATTAATCTCTTTCTATTCCTATGTAATCGCATGCTTTGCGAAATATTGTTTGACTTGTTTTAAATTGTGCGTCTGCATGACTATATCCTTCACCGGGTTTTGGCGAGGATGCATGCCAGCTGTGGCCGATTGACACCGATCCATCATACACAACATTATACCCCAAATGTCTGGCAAAATATGAACACCATGTTTCCTCGTAATAGTGAGGAGTCGGCAAAAATGCGCCAACTGCATCTGGATATAATTCTCTATACTTAGAATTATTTGTCAAATCGTCCCAAACAGATCTTCTAATGAAATATGCAGATCCTGATACGGTAACGCAATTAATTCTATCTCTATAAAGAAGATCTGCTGGGTCGGCTTCCATCCAGCCCCTATGCTTTGGCTTTGTATTTGTTCCAATTATTCCAGCGTGTCTTATCAAACCATACTCATCTCGTTGTTTTGGACCAAGTATATGTATGTCTTTGTTCTGATTAAAAATTTCGTATATTTTTGTTATATCTTCGTTTGTAAACCAGACATCAGCGTTTAAAAGACCTATTATTTCTCCTGAACCTTTTGACGCAAGTTTATTGCAGGCAGCTGAATATCCAATATTATTGTTTAAATAAATTCTGTCTATAAGATACTTGTCGTCATTTGATCTAAACCATTCAACTGTATCATCACTTGATCCATTATCTGCAGTATAAAGATTCCAACATTTTTTCTGCTTAAAAAATTGGTCGTTTAAACTATCATGAAGACGATTAAATAGTCTTTCTAACAGTGGTCTAGTATTATAATTTATTACACAAAGATCAATCACAAGCGGGCCTTTGCTTTAGTGATATCAAAGGCATCTGACGGATTAAAGCCCATATCTATGTACTCAAAGTATTCCTTTTTAGCTTCGTCTAGATCATCATCAAAAAATTCTGTAAGCCTATTCAAATACTGAGAATTGGTTGGCCCAGATTTATTTAAGTCTTTTATAGAATTAATTGATCTACTATTTGCTTTGCCAATAGCAAAGCCTATCGCAAACATTACAATAATAGTATTGAGAGTTTTACCATTCATCGCCATAACCATCTGTTGTTGAAATAAAAACGTTTTCTATTGCAGAATTAGTCGCAGTTATAACCCTAGCGCAAACAACTCTATCCTGTTCAGATAGTTGACCTCGCATCATTGATGCATAAGTTCTTTGGATATGTATTAGGATATCTAAATCCTCAACAATAAATGATTGATTGTTTTCTAGTTTAATATTTATTTTCTTTTTTTGATTTGTCTTCTTACTCATTTGCTTTTTTCCTTGATTTCTGCATTACTTACTTCTTCTTGTGGAACTTTGTACACCGCTAGTTCGCCGGTGTCTGGTTCGTTAGTTATAAAGTATACTCTTTTGTCTTCTAGTTTACACCCGTCTGGTGGTGGTGACTCAAGGGCTATCTTTTTGGATGCAGATCCATAAACCTGACTGGTATTTTTGTATACAACAATATAGTTTAGTTTTCCAGCTGCCATTTATCTACCAGTAAGAGCCTTAATAGATATTGGGAATAAGGGCTGAACTAGTTCATAGACTGCCTCTGCATACTTTTGTATTTCAACCTGAGAATCCTCTGACAATCTTTGGTTAAGAAAGAGCGCTATAGACTGTAGGCTACATGACCACCTATATGGCTGGTACATACCGTAGGCGGCCAAAAATAGTCTAGCCTGCTCTGGTGCTACACCCTCCTCCATAGCCCACTTATAAAGCGCTCTACCGTCCTCTACGTGCTGTTTAAGCTTAGTGCTTAGCACAGACCCTACCCAAGGGCCTATGGGGCCTCCTGAGCCCTGTTTTCTGTTCTCTGGAGCCTGTCTCCATTCATCGCTACTTGGTATATAAAACTCTGGTTCCATTGTTATATATCTTCTTGAAGATTCATTCCAAGAATCCATAGTATGGTCAGAACCAACAACATACTTCCAGTGCTGTCTTGCCACCATCAAGGGAGCCATTATTTCAAATGTTGCAAAGGCGTGTCTGAAAGGTGACATATGATTTTCTCTTGCCAAAAATTCAAGAAGTCTAGCGTCTTGAATAGAGAACTCTTTGGATTCTTTTGCAAAAGAAGCTCTGGCAGCATTGACCACAGAGAGATCACTACCCATTTGGTCTACAAGTCTGACATACCCACTATCTAGTACTTTTATCATGTCTTGATTTTCCATGCCTACAGTATAGCAGTGGGTTATGTCAGCAGCAAGTTTTTATTGGTTATCCTTTATGAACTTAATCTCGCAAGAATCTGTTGTACAGTAGCGCTCACCAATAGCGTCTGCGGCCATTCCGGCATAAACCCCAGTTAAATCTATTGGGAATAGCTTGTCTACTTGATCAACATATTCTTCCTCAGTTATCTGCGTATAGGGCATCTGTGGATACGTATCGTTCCCGCTGGGCAGAAATGAAACTGTTTTTAGCTGACCATCGTGCATGTGGAGAACTGTCCCTATGTATTGAGACTCAGTATCTTTATTGAAAGATATTGTAACAGAAACAGAGTTATCTGACCAATATCTTTGTGCTGTTGTAGCTAGCGCCATCTTTTCAAAAATCGTAACATCTTTTTCAGATCTAACAGCTTTTGATTTAATTGGAAAATATACAACTGACGTAGTATCTGGAGATTCTGAAGCTGGCTCAACTTTATAATTGGCCATTCTAAACAGCGGAAGCATTGGATCTTCATTGGAGAATCTAATTGTTCTATTAAAGAACTTACCGCCAGGAGTCCAGTGAACCCCAGGAGATTCGCCAGCTAAGATCGAAACAGTTCCAGACGGCTTAACAGTTGTCATCTTAATTGATTCACGGATGCCAAGCCACTCAGAGTAAACATTGTCATATCTTTGTACTGTTTTGTATCCCTGGTTCATCCATTCTTTTAACACCGGCATTCCAAGTCTGTCTGCAAAATCAGCAACACCAGACATAGATGTTCCTATTCTTCTGTTTCTCTGCATAATTGCGTTTGTTTCTTCCCAGTGAGTTGGAAGAAGAGTTACTGTTTTGGCGTATAGGTAGGCAAACTTTAGTGTGCGCTTATAATCCTCTAGGTTTTCATGTCTACCCAAATAGGTTTCCACAAGCGTGCAACACTCGTAAGACTCAAGAGACTGTTCTGCGCATGGATTATATCCAGCTACTCTATGGTCTTTATTATTTGGCGGATCAATCAATCTTCCATACTTTCTTGAAACATCCATCCATATCACACCAGGCTCACCATTAAGTGATATTCCCTCTATGATCGGACTAAGATCTGCTCCCACTTCTGTTTCAACAGAATTATTCGACATCCATCCCCAACCTGGTGATGATGGATCATAAGAATTTCTTTCTGGAAACTTATCTTTATTTTTTAGATTTAAAAAATCTTGATCGTTCACTCTTCCTATTAAGAGTTCAGCTGATCTTCTGACATTACCAGAAACAACGCAAACTCCAATTAGATTACCAATATCAGCTATGTCAACTCTTGTGAGTTTTGAACCAGCTCTATCAGAAAACATCTTTCTAATGTGCTGATGCAGCTTAAGCAGTGGTTCATGTCCAGCTGCAACTCCTCCAAATGTTTTTATTGGAGTTCCAGATGGTCTTATTAGCGAGTAGTCGAAGGAGTAAGATGGTTGATTTTCCTTCAGATAAGAGTTTAAAAGTAAAGTAAGAGACTCGACCCAGCCCTCTCTTGTGTCTGGTATAACATAGTTAGCAGATTCTTTTGGTTCATAAATTATAAAATCCTTGTCTGCGCCTTTGTCGTCAAATCCTACACCTACGCCAAGCATTGAAGCTTCCATCAGAAATGCGAATGGTCTTGCTGGGTGAAGCTTTGTCATTTCAGATGTCGAAACAAATGCGCAATTTTGAAGAGCTGCAGAGTTTTTCTGTACATTGACTATGTTTGTACCCATAGCCCAAAGACCTCTACCTGGAGGAGTCCATTTGAGATTAAAGAGTCTGTCAAAAGCTTCCTTGGCAGATGATTGCGCTTTGGCGTCGTTCCATGGAAGTCTGTTTTTTTTGCAGTGATCTTTTTGCAGAGAGTACATTCCATTGATTACTCTTTCGCAAACGTCAGACCACGTTTCCTTTGTGCCGTTATCCTTTAGTCTTGAGTATGTTCTCAAGAAAGTTATCTCACCTACCGAATTACCAGCAGCGTCTCTGTAGCCAAATGGAGCTACCTTATCCTTGTAAGTGGATACAAAATCCTCGCTTAGCTTAAATGAAAACATATCTGACATTAGTTTATCTCCTACCCGTTGACCTTTTTAATATAATTGGAATTTGTTTTTAGCATTTCTGCTTTTTTTATTTTGATAATTTGTTCTACAGAGTATACCTTGTGTATTTCTTTTTCTATGAAATATCCACTTCTCCAGTTAAGAACTTTATCGATATTAAGACTGTAATTAGTAAACAGATTACATATAACTGCACCCCCATAAATCCTAACTAAGTTTTTCATCTTTGTCACAGCTTCGTTTTTTCTTTCTTCTGAAACAAAAGATTCTTTTTCTAACTTTTCATAAAGCCAGTTAAAAGCCTGTCTAGTCAATGGAGGTATATCAATGTGCTCAAAGATACCTTCATTTAAAATGATTGATCTATTTTTTTCTACCTGTATATCATTTTTGACAACGTCCTTAAACAGAGAAAACCAATCTCTTTCATTGAACTGTGGCCAGCCACTGACCCAAAACAATAAAACATGATTTTCTTCTGGAATTGCAGACTTGTTTATTACAGGAGAAAGACAAGCGCAAGCTACAGATTTTTTTACAAATTCCTTAGCTTTTTCTTCACCAAGTTTTTTACTTTGGACTGACCATAACTGAGAAATTTTCTCTTGCCACTGCGCATCACCCAAATAAAGTGTTAAATACTTTTCTGCTAATTCAACAGAAAGAGAATTTGTGGTCAGGAGTTGCTCCATCAGCTGTATAGACATATGTAATCCTCTTTGCCTCTATCAAAACTTATAAACACTGCCATAATAATCGAAAATCCCGCACATTTCTGTGCGGGAGTTTCGAACATCACCTGCATATTATAGCAGGTGCAATTACTTTTGTCTTGTCTTAGAGTGCTCTTGCTGAGGCTACTCCAGCCCACTCTTTGACTTTGTTTCTTCCATATTCGGAAGATGTATTTGCTTGGCCATATCCAGATGGGAACACATTGGCTGAGTTAACACCGTCGAATATATAGTTATTGTAGAGGCTATAGTCATTTGTTCTCTTTGCGTGACCGTAACCAGATGCAAATGCGTTGGCTGCAGCTACACCGTCAAAGATGTAATTGCTATACAGGGCGTACGGTCTTGTCTTATCTGAACCGTGTCCGTATCCTGATGAAAATACACCAGAAACACCCTTGTATTCCATTGGCTTGAATCTTGCGCCTTCATAACCAGCCCCGTCGGCAAATGTTCCGGAGAGTGGGTGTATGTAAAGTGTTGATCCATTAAAAATTTGGGACAAGAAAACATTACCAGGGTGGTAACCAGTTCCTGGAACATGATGATTGTCTGGACCACCGTCTAAAACACCTTTAGCAAAAAGTGGGTAGAAAGAGTATGTGCCCGAGGTGCCCTTCCACGGATTGACCATATCATTGGTATTGCGACCTCTCAAAACAGGTCTTGGACCAACATAAAAAGTAGCCATTTAAATTCTCCTTATTAAAGAAATTGTATCTATATAGTAAAAAGGATACCTATTTTTCACCAGATCTTATAGGTTATAATCTGCTTCTATTATTAAATCAGACAAAACTGGTGGTATTTTATTTTCAAGCATTGACAGGGATATCTCTATGTACACGTGGCTTGAAGTATTTGGATTGATTAGCACATAGGTTGATCCAGATGGGTAAAAAACCCTATAGGAAAATGAGTCGTTTAAAAGAGACTGTGGGATATTATATACCTTAGGGGATACGTTAAGCAGCTCGTTTATTGTCTTGCCTGTTGGGGCATCAAACCTTATAAAGGTTCTGCCAGAGTTTAAGAATTTTTCATACCTGATGTCTATGTCAGACAGGCCATAGGTGTAAACATATGAACCATTTTCTTTTACGTAATTTCTCTGCCTCAAAAGGATTCTTACTGCGGTAATTTCTTTTTCAGCAAAGAAAAACTTTAGTGGGCCAGAGTTTACAACAGTATCTGATCCCACAGTGGACCATCCGCCTGGAGCGACTTTTCCTAAGGCATCGTACTCTCCATCATAATAGCCAGGATTTATTCCATAGTATCCATCCTTATCTGATAGGGAAGGACTTTTTGCTGTTGTATATTCAATCCTGACAACATCAACGCCATTTGATGGATATGGAGAAAGTGAAATGCAGTTAGTTAAGGAATTGCCTATCGACCCAGTTGGTATCTTTACATACAGATACATGCTTACACCAAGTGGATTAGGCTCACTAAGTATTACGTTTCTTCTCCATACCTTATCAGGTTGATTTATAAATGCATTCTGAACTGGAGTTGTGTCTATTAATGCTCCAGTTCCATCTCCGCCAGTAAGATTTGTGTCTATTCTGGTCTCTAAAAAGTCGGGAACAATTTGACCTTTGGTTGAATTCACAAATTTTATTTTAGAATGAGATGATCCCAAAACATTAGGGAGAGTCATGAAATTATAGTAGTCATCAAAAACAAGTGCAGAGGCAGCTGATACTGCGTAGGGCGTGTTGACAAACGGAGATAGATCTACCTGATTCTTACTGTGAATAGATATTTGATTTGTATTTATACTTTCTATGACCCTTATTCTATTTGATAAATCCGAAATAGCTGATGTCAAATAAATGTTTTCTTTTACAATTCTCTCAATTATTTCAGCTATTTTTTTATCTAGAACACCATATTTATTATATAAATAAACAAGGTCTGCGTAGTTTTGCTCTATTCTCTCATTAAAGTCTGCGCTTGATATAGGGCCATGGTATTGAACTGGCTTTCTTTGTGTGTAAATAAACTCACTCATTTTTTTCTCCTAAATATCCTTTTTTAAAGCTGCCTCTATGGAGGCTAGCTTGGCAGACAAGAAAGAAATCATACCACTATTTTTATTAAACTTTTCAAAATACAAAGAATCTTCATAGTAAGGTGTTGAGGAAGTTATTAAGTAATCCTCAGAACTTTCATCATATGAAACCTCTTGTGAGTATATAGTCATTAATAATTCTTCATTTAAATAGTAATCTGGAGTGGCTAAATTTAGATCATTTCCAGTCATTTGACTTATATATTCCAATGATTCGTTAAGTTCGTCTATTTTCTTTTTAAGTCTATTAACATCCAAAAGAAACTGGTCATTAAAAAGATTAATTAAACTTGACGGTACTGGCCCCTTGTACGTCAACCTATTTTTTTGAACTGAAGGCTCAAATATATTTTCTCTTCTGTTAAAATTAGAGTAAGATATCGTCATGATTTTCCTTAGTGTTTAAACTTAAGAGTATAGGAGAGCACTGCGGGAGCAGTGTAGGAGTCTGCGCCCCTAAATAAATCTGCCCTAACCCTAACCGAAGATGGGGATTTGCCGTTATTGGTTAGATAGTAGACCTTTGTTCCATCTTTAATTTCTTCAGTTCTTCTATAAACTATTTCTTTATTATTTTCCCAATTAATAACAGAAAAAACATTATCTATATTTGAATATTTATTTCTTAAATCTTCTATTTTAACAAATGATAAATAATTTCTGTACACCTGAGCGTTAGGTATTGACAATAAATGGGTTCCCTCCATAAGAGATATGGATCCGTTAAATGGGGTTCTAACACCAGATGTATCATTGGTTGACTTATTGATGATTATTGCTATGGTATTTTCACCCTTTTTAAAATTCCAGGTTAAAGAAGAAGTCAGGACTCCAGGGGCCAAGGATCCGGATGTGCTTATTTGAACGCCATTAAGATAAACCTCTATATCCCAAAACTGAGCTGAAAGAGATTTCAGAAAATTCTTAGTCATTGTTACTGAATTTTCCATGTATATATTTGTGGTTAAATATATGCTTCCATAGGGTATGTTTGGAGCTTGATAAAATTCTTGAGCAGTGTTAAGTGAGGCATAGGATTTGCTAACTTGCAAATCTGTTCTAGACCCAGATAAAACTTGCTGCCAAGAACCCCTATCTAAACTTGTTCCATTCACAACATAAATTGAAACCTGATTACTGTCCGTATTTTCTAGTATGTATGCATCGTATGGTTCGGAATCCTTGGGAAACTTTGCTAATCTATACAAGTTAAATCCATTTTCTAAGGAATCGTTTTCGTAAAAATAATTTTTAATCGGATTATTAAATGTTTCTGATCTTGGTATTCTAATCATTTCTTCGAATGTTGACTGTATATTTCCTGCAGAAGAAGAAATAACTTTAGATTGAATTTTGTTAGTTCCACTAAAAGATACCACATTGGAATTGGTTGCATTTTTTAGTGATGAGGGAGAAACCGGGACCCAACTGTAGTCATCTATGAGTACCTGCGTACCGTTATCCGCTGCTATATAATAGCTAATCGACGTGCCAGGTGGCACTTGATCAACAGCATCAAAGTGTACTGAGTCAATTGCAAGAGTTGTATTCTGCTCAGAGGGGAGAGATATTGGATTGCTTACAAACACCGCCGATGCGTCATAGTAAGGAGCGGTAATGATTAGTTCTTCTATTCTAAAATCATATACATACTTTATTTGGCCAGAAACATTTAGAGTATAATCCGGTTCTACTTTTGTCAAAAATATCTCTACAGAAGAAGCCCTTGTCGTAGCAAACGAGAAAGAGAAGCTGTCATAATCTGACTTGCTACTTCTTGACATCGAAATATTGTTAGATGAATCATTAGTGTTTGAAACTAATAAACTAACATCAACTGGTTTTTGAGAATTGATCTTTCCCTCCACCAAGGATATCCCAGACACTCCACCCAAAGACGAAACTGGAACAACCACTTTTAGTGTGCATACCCCTATAGATGGAGATTCATACTGATACTTCCATTCGCTGTTATTTAAACCATTAAATACATTAGAAAAATCAACAGAACTAATTGTATCTACTTTCTTACTGTCAACAAAAACCTCCAATGAAGCGTTGTTTACCTTATTCAAAATGTTTCCTACGTAACTAAACACTCCTGATGTAATTTTTGGTATCGTCATTTTTTTAGCTGATAGATCTATGACGGCAGAAGTTTTTTGAAGATCTACCAAGCTAGTGCCATTAAACGCATTTGTGTTACTAAAATAGAATCCATCAGTATTATTTATTGCGAATAATTTGTCGTCTACGTTCTTTTCTAGTTCTGATCTTCTTAACTTTAGATTATCTATTCTGAATTTGAATGCGGTTATTAAATCATACAATTCACCTATTTCTTCATGAAAGGAATCATATAAAACATCTATATTAAACGAGCTATGAACCATAAGCCTATTTATTTTTTCGTGATCAATAACAGAAGAAGCTAACAGGTCATTATATTGGAGGGGGATCGGTGCACCTGGGTTGTACCTACTAAAGTATCTACCGTAAATGGCTGAGATTTCTGTTTCTGACGGCTGAGATCCAAGAGAATAATATATTTTATATATAGTTTCTAAAAATCTTTTCTTCTGTATATTTTCTATAGTCATACTTATACTATCCTAGCACCTAATTTATACCAATATAATATTGGGGTAGAATTAACCATTCTGTCTTTTTGAATAACAGCTTTTAAAATTACCGAATTTATTGGATTCGGTACTTCTGGTTCATTATAGTAAGCTATTTGGGGAACTGTTGAATTGTCAGTCAGGTTTTGGTTAAAGGCCAATATTTCTGGAATACCAGAAAAATTTCTTTCTATTGGCGATATTTGTATCCACCTATTTCCACCATCAACACTTATATAATACTTGATGCCTGCTCTATTTGATTCTGTTTGTGGTATATATTCAGAAACCTCTAGGCTAAGAAGCTCTAATTGACCATGAATAAAGAACGGTTTAGAGACTATTTCTGCAGAGTCTTTAAATGTTTCCTTGCCAAAAGAAATATCTCTTATCCCAATACTTGCTCTTTTTGCTTTTAAGTATTCAAAGTTTCTCTTTAAATTAAGATACACTTTTGAAGTTTTGTTTATTGGATCAGAGCTACTTTCTATTGAAAGATTTGAGCTTGTTGGACTTGCTATGACCTTAAGGCATAGTCCGAAATTTGAAGATATGTCTGTTAACGCTAGATCACCAGAGTATGAGGTTGCAACTTTAAACTCTTTAGAATTAAGGATTTCTGAAACGGTAAATGTACCTAGTATATCTATGGAACCCCATCTGTCTCTTATATAAACTTTGGAACCAACTGAAAGATTGTGATCTAATAAAGTTGTCAGTGTGGCTACTCCAGAAGATATCTGTATCGACTGCATTCTTATCTTTAGCGAATTTAGCTGCTTTGTTATGTCTATTGTTGGATCCACCAAGACGCATGCGGATGGCGGGTTTTCGCTTCTAATTCTCTGTATAGACGCCAATAGAGAATCTTGATTTGGATAATACGGTGCGTTAGCTTTTGTGCAAAAGAGATCCACATTCAGATCAGGATCTCTCCTATACCAATAATAAGCTTCTTGGCCAGACGTAAGCTTTATCTGGTACTTTAATTGTGTGCTAACAGTTTCATTTTTTGAAATAACTATCTGCTTCATGTCCGCAGCAGCTGTTTTGTATTTTGCTGGATTTGTTATTTCTGGAACAAGAGTGCTTTTATCCCAGGACGTGGTTATTGGAGAGGAAGAGATTACTCCATTTGGGTTAAATCTACTTTGATTATTCCATTTTTGATTTGAATTAATCTCATATGGTGTCCAGTAGGCATGCTTGATCAAAGTGTCATTAAATTCTGCTTGTTCAAGAGTTATATATATTTTATTTACTTTTTTTTCTTCAAATCTAAAAACACCTTTGTTATAAAAAAAGTTTTTATAATTATCTACATTTCTAGAAGAAATATCAGATCCTATTGTTACTGGATCTCCATTTATTAATTCATATGTAGTATTGTTTATCGAATCAAAAAGTTTAATAGAAGTTACTTTAACATTTTTTATTAGTGAATTTGTTCCTGGAATATCATATCCAAAAAAGGGAAGAATTGATATGTAGTTAATATAATCTCCAGATTGAGCTGAGTTTGTAAATTCAATAGTTAAGCTAAGTGGCTTAGACGTATCAAATTTAGCCCAATTTATATATTTGCCATTGTCAAAATATTCAAACTCATATTCTGGCCTTGAGTTGTAATAGTTTGAATCATTAACAGCTAAAACATTTACAGCTTCATATTCAAAATAAGTGGCAGCACTTCCGTCTAGAATCGCAGATTCGTTAGATCTTAGTATTGAAGCATCTTTTTCGTACAGAAACGGATTGTCATTTCCGTCTTGGTGAAACAAAAAGTGATTGCCCTTTAATCCGTTAGATGGTTTAACAAAGGAAATTTCATCTGAAATTGATTCATTATAGTTTTCATTAACAACTCTTATTGCGCACTTCCAGTTTTTAGATGACTGTTTTGCAAGTGTTGCATACCCGTCTGATATGTCTGGAATATAGCCAGTGGATATCTTAGAAGAATCAACCAAAGATAGATCGTTGAAACTATCTCCATAATATGTGATGTCATTTGACGAGCTTTTTGAATAAAATTCAAGAACATTTATTTTTGATCTGATTCTTGATATAGAATTCTTTTCTGCTTCCAACTGATTTGAAAAAAGATTAAATGTATTTATATAGTTAGCAGATAGTGTGTCAAACTGATTAGTAACAATATTCAAATCATTTGTTAGATTAAAAATAAACTCATTAAATTCATTAGAAGAAGGAACGTTTCCTTTGTTGAGGAAAATATTTTTTGCAGAAACTCCACCTATGCTCTGGTGAATTTCAAATAAAAGTTTTTGATAAGCTTTATCATAATCTTTGGGTGAAGTATTTTTTAAAACAGAATAATCAGATACAAACTTTTGAACCTTTGATATTATCTGCGAATAAGCAAGAGTGTCGGTTGATAATTGTGCCATGTAAGTTCCTTAAACTGATTTCTTTAAATATTTATTGTCGTACTTTAAAAAGTTATTGTCTATTGTATTATCTTTGTCGAGAGAAAATTTAAATAATAATCTATCGACAGAATAATTTTCTGGAGAATTGTTCAAGCTTCTTAAGACAATTCTATATCTAAATATGCTCGGTATATATTGATATATTACTCTAAATGGTTTATTTATTTTTTGATTAAATATTATTGTATTTGCAGAGTGAACAAACAGTATGGAATCAGTTTCATAAAAAGACGGAGATTGCGAACTGCTAAGAATATAGTTACTCAAGTTGAGACCAACTGAACCATCCTCAAATATAACTTTGACTGGTGAGTATGATGAATAGTCAAAGTTGCCAAAGGAGCTTTTATTTGTAGTTATAGTACCGTTTATAGATGAGTATACAGCATTAACAAGTTTTTCTTGACTTATATATGGAGTATTTGATAGTGTCACAGAGTTATTGGGACCTGACCCCTCAAATCTTTCTCCATTAAAACCATTTGAAGACGCGCCTACAAGCACTGGGTTAGACATGGATCTAGAGAACAGCGGAACTTCTTTTAGTGCACTGATGTTAAATGGGACGTACGAAACAAAATATGTGTTAGAGCTGTTGTACTGAAGTATGGATATATTTTTTCCAGATACTTCATATGTTCCAAAATTTCTTTGTTTTCCGTTTTCGAATAACTTTACAGACTCTTCATTGGCAAGGAATCTTGTTGAGGAAACACCAAATAGATTTGGATACAGAAGCTCTGCCCTCACTTCCGAATCATTAAATGGCATGATCGGTATCCAGTTTTCTTCAAAAATTGGATTATCAGTTATCGAAACACTAAATTCTATAGAAGTTTTATCATTAGAAATATCATTTTCTGAATAGTTTATTTGAGAAAAATACTCAGACATCATCTTGACTTTCATTGGAAGGCCGCCGATTGGTATTCTCTTGCTTACAAACATAGATCTATTAAGAGGCGAAGGAAGTGAAGTTATCTCACCCTCTGTTGGGGAAAAGAAGGATATATTTTTTATTGAAAACATATACTCATACATTCCGGGACTTTCTGAATTAGAGAAAAGTTCATTCGCATTTAAAGAGCTGGTGTATTCAATTGAATCTTCCAAGAAGTGAGAATTGTTTTCTGATTTATTTGAATCTCCCAGCGGAACAATGCCACCAGAAGAATAATTAGATACGTTTTTAAAAGCCTCTCTTAAATTAGATTCTAAGTAAGTTTTGCTAACAACTGATCTAAGTTTTGAACCTATTGAAAAAGATACAATTGAAAAAACTATATTAGACAATAATGTTGTATTTTTGAGTTTATTAAAATCATCTATGTCAGAAAAGAATTTTTTGTTTTTAAACTCTTCTAATACTCCGACATTTATTTTTTCATAATCGGTTGGATAATAGTCTGTATAATCATAATAATACAAACTTTTATTTCTTGTTATATAATCTTTAGCATAGTCTTTTATAAAAAACTTTATAACATTATCCTGTAGTTTATCGTGACTATTTTTTCTATATTTTCTTATTGCAGAAGATATCTGATTAATTAGTTTTGTATTTACTTCGGATTGAAGTGGTGTTATTTTTGTCCTAGTGTAGCTACTTTGAGCAAAGAAAAGCGTAAAGCTTTTAACAAACTCGGCAGATGGCAAATCTATGTCAACACTATTTTTTATTCTTATAGGAGAAGTTAAAACGGCATACTTGTCAGAGTTTTGCGATTGTTGAGTATTTGCACTTACCGTGTTAGTAGCTTCTATGGCGACTTGTATCAGATCAAGATTATTGCCAATATTTGGATTAATTCTTATTCTAGATATTTTTTTAGGAGATTTTAGATTTATCTCAATTGCCAATTGAGCTGAAGAATCTATAGAGCTATTAATCTTGAGATTTTTAAACTGTTCTCGATCAAAAATATTATCTCTAACAACCGATGGAGACTTTACGGTAAGGTTCCAAACACTAGAGGAAGAAGAAGTTATAATTTTTTCTACACCAGTATCACTAGATATATAATCTTTTGAAAAATTTGTATGATAATTTATTGATTGTATATCATCGCTACTAATTGGAGATAAGACCTGCTCATAGTTTTGAGAATATTTTAGTGATCCATCAAATGGATCTACAAAAGCTTTTTCTACCTCATAAAACGGAATTCCGATTTCTATCTGGTATTTGAGTCAGATCACCGCCATGAATATAGGAGTTTGAATCATTGTCAAAGTTTTCCACAAAAGTATAATTATATAGATCTTCTTCTCCAGACAAAAACGTCCAATTATCCATGTAAGATTCAAGAAAAGAAATATCTTTTTCTATCTTTTCTATTTCTCCAGCGAACATAGACTCCATTGATGACCTGAGTATGGACAGAGTTCTCGATATATCATAGGCTGTTTTAATTCTAAGATCTATATCCCTAAAAAGATCGACCATTGGCTCTCTTTGTATGGTCGTCAAAGAGCTTACAAGACTTGGTATATAATCTGAAGCTGAAGTAAAAGAACCTATTTTATTGACTAAGTTGCCTATTTCTGCTTTCTCAACCACTGATTCAGATAGAACAGACGCTACTGTTTTTCTATATTGTCTATTGAAAGAGGAAATATATTCATTTAATTGCGTACGCATTTAAATTGTTCTCCAGTCATTTCCGTCCATATCCTGAATGTCAAATGCAACACCTGCAGTTAGGTTGGACCTAACTATGCTGTAAATCTCTTCTATTGAATTAAAGTTATCTTTTACCTCTTTGGGTATTTTAACTATAACATATCCACCGTTAGGATACAAATAGCCTTTTCCTGAATATATATCATTAAAGCTTAGTATGTTTGGCTTTTCTTCTATGGTCTTTGTTTTGTTCTCAAATGGTTTAATTCCACCGCCCTTAAGTCTAAGGTCGATTAATGAAACTCTATCTCTATCATATGAGTTATTTACAACAGCAGAACCAAGATATATCGCCAGTGGATTATAGGTAATGGAGTTTGGATTAAAAATAGAATAATCTGAAGTAAAATCTATAACACTTTCTGGCTCTTGATATTCTTCTACTTTTTTATATTCACCATTTTCCATAATTTCAACCGAAGAAGGAAGTATATAAAAGTGTATTGGATTGGAAGATGATTTATTTAAATAAGCCGGAATCCAACTATAAAAACTGACAACATCCCCTGCACTGTCGTAGAATGCAGATTGGTTTACATTTGATACATATGGATTTAATGGAATTTCTTTTCCATTAACCTGATATAAAATTATATTTGGATTTTTTACTACATAATTTACTTTGATATCTGAATCCTTATCTGGAACTATTTCTTTAGCAAAGGAAATTAAACCAGTATGCTTGTTATAATTTCTAATTTGACCAGAATCTACCTCAACCCATTCCCCATTTGAATCCTTAATAAATACGTCTGCCCATATTTCTACTGGACTTGCGTCAGTGTAATATGTTGATATATTAGGTTTATTCAAAACTTCCTGCTCCACATGGAATGAACCGTGTCTTAATTGTATTTCGTTTTTTGAAATAACTATTGGATTTTCATCGTAGATATCGTAGTATCCAGAACCAAATATCCCAGAAGAAGGAATTTGAATTTTTGTAGTATCATATAGGCATCTTAATGTTTGATTGAAATAATTTTTTAACCAATTTGTTACAACTATATTTGTTGAGATAAAATGATTTTTAAAGAATCTTCCTCTACTTAAATTTATAAACCATGTATCAAACTTCGACAAATCTTTTGGTGGATTTGATATAGCGATCTTTGGCCTATCACTCACTCTAACTGAGTATACCGGGCACAGCGATTTTGCTGGGAATTGGAATTCTCTAAGTGTTCCAGTTCTATTATCTATTCCTATAATATTTTCAGAAGTTACTGAATTTCTATCAGCATCGAAAGCTATTAAACCAATATAAACATCTCTTTTATTCTGCATGTAATACTGGTATGTAAACTTTTTGCCCAAAAATTGTCTTGTTCTTATATTGTAAAAGCCCCATTGTAGTCCGTCCGGGGAAGGCAATAGGTTTCCATTAGAATCTTTTAGATTCCATTTTAGTATTGTATTTCCAAAAGAAACCTCAACACTTGTTCCGGTAGATGAATCTTGTGGTTGTGCAAACTCTGAGTAAACTGGCAGACCTATGGGGTTGCCCAAGGAATCTGTAAGTACAACCGCACCGTCTTTGGCGTTTATCGATAGTTTTTTATTCTGCTTATAATTTAGACCAGACGAGTCAGCATCAGCAACGTAGAAATTAGAGACCTCATACTCCCTGGAATATTCTTTTGATTCTATTTCTACACCATTTGTGGTTACAACTTGATATATTGGAGCCATATTGTTTAGTATGTCAAATTGAGAGTTTACTTCAGAGCTATTAAGTGTAACAGCGCCTGTAGGTCCACCAGTTCTTATTACTCCAGTGATATTTGGATCCAAGCCAGACAACCCAGTGGATTCCGAAAGACCATCAATTGTGTATGTAACACCATCCCTATCAAAAGATATCTGATCATTGTTAAATCCACTAGATGGAGAATATATTAGCGGATTACTCAATGAATGAGTAAACTCTACTTTGATTTTATTTCCATCTTCATCCAATATAGGATCGCCATTTTCATCTTCAACTTCAGCTGAAATCGATAAAGTGCTTAAATTAACAGAAGTAATTGTTGTACCCGGATAGGCGTTGGCATCGGACACGGAACCAAGTCTAAACACCCCAAAATCACCGGATGTTATATTTGTTTTCCCACTGATTGTTCCTTTAGCAGAAGCGTTAAACTCCACTGATCCAGTAGCAGTTTTTTCTTTTCTTGCGTCTCTTCCTTTTACTGGAGTTTTTATTGAAAAGCTAACATCTTTAATCGAAAATCCTTCTGCGTTTGGGCCGTGCACACCATCACTAAGGGCCTTGCTGTAAACTTCAACCATCACATATCTTATGTTTCTCTTTGCACCAAGCGATATTGCAAATGATTCATTTGATGACAGGAATTTGTCTAGAGTAATTATGTTTTGTGGAGATGCTTTTACTGACTTTGGATCGAATTCTGGAACTATTGGCTGGCCTAAACCAAGATCTTGCTCATACATCCAAACCCTTTTTACGCCCAAGCCCCAAGCCCCAGCCTGCAGGTTTATTGATAGCAGCTCTTGCCAAGCCATTTTATTGCCAGATTCATTAACTATCTGTGGAACCTCTAGTATTATATGGTCTGTGACCAATGTCGGACCAGGTATTCCTGTATAGCTTATTCTTCTGTATTCTGTAGATTGTGAACCGTCAAAAACATTATATATATCTGAGTATACTACAGCAGCGTTTATGTATGGAGCAACTCCCTTTGGTGCTGCGTCCCTTTCTGTTTCAAATTTAGATCTATTATACTTGTATAAATTGATCCAATAAATAGCTAATACTGATTTAGTCTCTGAATCAACTATAGAATCTATTAAATTTAGTTTCTTTTTTGTTTGAAACTGCTTTACGGCGTTGGCTGTTTGAGAATCATATTTTCCATTTATTGTTACTGGTATTCCATTTTTTTGAAGAGTATATTGTATGTATAAAACATAATTTCCTGATGGACCAGAAGTAACTAAATTATTAGAATTTGTAGTAGATGTTTCTTTTACTCTAGGAGTAAAGATGTCAAATGAATTTAAGAACTTGTCAAAAAAGATTCCAAATAACTGCTTACCAGTAGTCCCTGCTGGAACATTAAATATTTTTGAATATGTATAATCTGACGGAGTTAAGTCTGCCGATTCTGTAATTAATGGATGGACAGCAGTAGCAAAACCAGTGGTATTACTTTGATATACGGCGTTTAAAATTTGACTTTTAACTTCATACGTCGCACCAAATGGAACTGAGTTAACTGCGTTTATCATTGTTCTTTCGAAAAATAACCAGTGATCATACAAGCTTTTAACACTGTTTATATATGGATTTGCGTATGGAACGTTACTCTTCATGAAATCATATTTGGCTTTAAACCACCAAAGTTTATCTGACCATACCTGATCTCTTAAATAGGTCCATGTGTTTTGAACCTGTCTCATAATTATTTCTTTGTTCAAAGAAGACTCTGATAATGGTGGGACTGTTGAATAATCATATGTTATTTCGCTTGTTGCTCCAAAGCCTGTTCTTCCTTGAGCGTCTCTTCTGTTCGCATACGGATCAGTAACAGTTGTGTCACTAAAATTAGTTGATACACCAAGCTTGTACTCATTCCACGACTTACTTCTTGGAATGTCATTTGTGTAGTGAAAGTTATTTCTTGAGTGTGTTCTATCCTTAAATTTTCTATACAAAATATCTGTTGCAGAAAATACACTTGTAGGATATCTATATTGATAGAACGGGGAATCGACATTTGAAATTGGTATTGGACTATCGTCTTGAGAAGAATAAGTCGTAGTAAAGCTACCATCGGGTTCTGCAGCTATTGGCTTGTGTGTGATTACATTTACAGAATCCGCACTTCCGCTTAAAGATGTTTCAAAATCTGTACTCCAACTAACTTCATAGTTATACCTATTTGTTTTTACCTCTGTTATAAACAACTGAGTGTTAAAAGCATAGTCATAATCTCTTACAAATTGACTTCCTGGAAGATATTCATTTGGAGTTTTAATAATTGAATTAACTTTTGAGTAATAATCTGAGTAATCTAAAATTATATATGGATAATAGATTGAATTTAAATCAAACTGTTTTGAATACACTATTGAATACGCATCCAAAGTCAAGGGAGATTTCTTTATTTTATCCTTTGCTGCTGAGCTAATCTTATGTATGCTATATGAAGTTTTTACATCTGCAAATAAATAATTAGTATTATCTATAGTTTCAAAATTTATAAATTTTACGTTATCATTTGTGCATTCTAAATAAAATTCTACATTGCTAAAATCACTATTTATAATAGTAGATGCGTCGATCTCTGTTGATGTTGCTTCAAAGTCAGATATTAAAAGTTCGCCAATTGAAGATTCAATTTCTCTGCAAAAAACTGATTCATTATTTTGAATAGTTACAGTGTCTTCAATTTCCTTAGACTTATGAGAAAAGTTAAAAGTTTCTTTTTCATCGTTAAAAAGTACAGTCACTTCTCCATCTGAGTTTGGTCTACCATTTATAGTCCAGGAATTTCTCCAAGGAGATATGTTCCAAACAATTGTTGAATCATCAGAAAACTGGAGTCTGCTATTAACCTTGTTCCTATTTGATTCACATATGATGTTATAGAACATTTTATTAGGACCTATAACAGCCTCGCTCAATAGGCCTGTTTGACTTCCTGCTCTTCCAACTGGAAATGTATTATTAACGCCCTTATTTTTTCCAGAGACTGGAAGACCACTGCCTCCATAATTATCGTTTATATACGTCAAAAACGGATTTAGGCAGAAAATTGAGAAGGCAGAAAATTCTGAACTAGAATTATATTTGTCTCTAAGAATAGCAGAATATGAATTACTTCCATCTTGTATGTAGGCTATCGATCTTGCTGATCCATCAGCACTTTCTGGCATACCAGCAAAAACTCTTATTTCATTTACTGAGTTATTGTTAAGTATATTTTTTCTGTCACCAAATATTCCGTAATTTTGAATTGATGATTCATTGTAGGATGTTAAATCCCATGCATTTAAGGTATCTTCTCCATTTACATATTCGTCAACTATTTTTATCAATCCAGTTTTATTTGAGGTTGAAGTAAGAGTGAAGTCAAAATTGGTTAAACCAGAAGTAGATAAGCTCTGCTGATCAAGATTTGAACAATCTATAAATACAGATACTCCATTTGCTAAGAACATATCGACTATTCTTTTTTGAGCTTCTGTTATTGCTTTAGTCGGAGTCCAGAGAAGGAAGTCGTATGTAAATGCGTCAAGATTTCCGGAATTGATTTGGGTAGAAACAAAGTCGTCTATACTCAACGCCCAATAAGATCTTTGAGATTTAGTTGATCCCTGAGGAGCTAGTGGATTTTCAAACAAAAAGTTTTGTTGGTTTATTACAGATTCTTCTAGGTTTGCAAACACATAAGGATTTTCAATATTATCAATAATTCCAGAATACAGAACAGCGACTTTAAGAACGGCTCTTTCTGAGTTCTCATAAATATCCTTATTTTTACTGAAGTTGTAATTGATTTTAGCTAAAAGTCTCCAGTTAAAATTCTGAAAAGTTCTTGGATCTTGAACTGCTTTTTTCGGAGTAACTATCTTCCAGCCTTCATCTTTTGTATCATTTTTCAAAAGTTTATTTTCTTTATGAGCAAATAGCTGTGTGGAGTAAACTCTTTTATTGAAAGAACTTGGATCTATTACTTCCGACTCTTCAACAACATACGAATAAGCTGGAACTGCATTTATGTATTCTTTGTAGTTCAGAAATTGATTGAACGGTATCCCATCTTGATTTTGTTCAAACTTGTCGTAAACAAGATATAAATTAGATGGATCTGGAGAATCAAGTACAACAACTATCCTATAAAAATCTACAGCGGAATCTTCTACACCAGTTGGATATCTTTCAATGTATATTCTATATCTATTTTTATTATACTGATCTGTATATTTGTTTCCAGATGAATCAACCACCTTAATGTTATATCGATCTGGATCATCAACTGCTGGAGAAGTTTCTATCCCAGTATAAGTTGCAGCTATTCCGCGATATCATAGTAAAATATCTGCTTACATATACGCTATGAGCAAATTTAAAAGTCTCAAAATCTTCGAGAGTATAGGTTCCATCTGGTCTAATTAAATCAAAGTCTTCATGAATTACTAGATTACTTAAAGAAACTTCTGGATTTTTAACTATTGGCGAATGCTGCACCTGGTGAAGTTCGGAGTTGTTTTTTGCGTATCTGAGAACACCGAATTCATCTGCATACATGATAAAATCATCGCTGACTGCTTTCAGCTTGCCGCCATTTTCCTCTACAAGATTTGAAGCATCGACTATTGAGAGGAAATTTTCTGGAGTTACATCATCTGTGCTATACCAGCCCAAATTTACGGCATCAGCTGGTAGCTTCGGACCTTTTTTAATTACATGTTCATTGCCAAGATCAGTAAGTCTAGTAAAGTATTCCATGCACCTTATTCCTCTTCATAATCTGGATGAAGGTTTTCATATGTATCAATTATATATGGAGTTGAACCCATTAGCCCCATTTGATATTGGGTGTATCTGCTAATAGGATACCACTTTGGAAGATTCCAAGTATCCTCAAATACATCTTCATAGTAAACTTTATCCGTTGCAAAGTCCTTTTTAAAGGACGAATCTGTTAAATAATGATAGTAATTTGCTGTTGAACCCTGGTCGGCAATTAGGTATGGTTCAAAAGAACTCGATTGATTCACATCATATTTTTCGTACCAATAAACTATATCTCCAGCAACTGTATTTGGATTTAAATTAGGAGTTGAGGCCATCTCTGTATCCACGACAACAAACCAGTATCCAGGAGTTGCGTCATTTTGAGTCCTGTATGGACCTATTAAAAACTCACCACTAGAATCAGATGTGACTAGACCAGACTTTCCACTTTGATCTGGCGTAGAGCTCGAAATGCTATATGGGGTGTTTAAAGCTTCATACAAGCTTCTGCCCCTTCTCCAGTAAACATAGGAGCTAGGAGTAGCAGAGCCCAATATATTAACAGTTTCTTGACCGTCTGCATTTATAATTTTCTTTGTAACTTCTGCCAAAAGCCTATTTGACTGAATTGTTTCTGGCTTTATATAATAATTGACTGTTGCTGAAGTTGTCGGAGTAGCGGAATCTGTTTCCGATATGTATATATTAGAAATAGATGGGTATGTCACCCTTTGACCGGTGTATCTTACATATACCCTTGCGTAGCCGTCCTCGTTTGTTTCTATGACAGATGGAGTTGCCTCTATAGAATCTCCAGTAATTTGATACTTTATCCATGGTTTTGGATTAGAATTTAAATCTTTGCTAAACAAATTAACTGCTATAATTTGCGATCCATTATCCAATATTTCTTTTGGAGAAATTTTTGCTTCAACAGAATCTAGTAGATATTCTTTTTTAGAAAGGAATATATACCCCTCTCCCAAAGGAGAATAAAGCGGGTTTAGCGCCGTTTCACTAAAGGTAGTATCTGTATCAAATATTGAAGTTTCATATGACACAAATGTATAATAGGGTGAATTTGGCGTACTTAAGAGAGTGACTTTTGTTCTGTATGAATTGTCAAGCTCATTATAATATTGATTATCTATGTTATAAGTGTCTAATACTCTGTACTTTACTTTGTATTCTCTTCCAGATTTTATTACTGGCTCATTACCAATGCTTTCTGTTTCAATTATATTAGAAGAATATTGTGAGCTTTCTATTATATATTCTCCAGTGTATGTATCCAAAACCGAAACATCAAATATATCTTGATAAGCTAAAGCTAGATAATTGTCATGCTTAGCTAAAATATACTCTGTGTTATATAAAGACATTTCAGTTGGAGTAGCTTCATCTAAAAATGACACTTGAGTATATGGAGTAGAATGCCACGCACTTTCCTCATTTTGTGCGTGAACCTCCACTATTACTGGGGCACCTTGTCTTGCTATTGAACTCAGGACTATCTCATTTTGGTTTTCTCTGAACTCCGAATATCCATCTGCAAACATATAATAAGGAGTTCCATTTTGGAATAACCAACCACTTTCTAATGTCGGGTTAATTAAGTTATTTGAATCTGGTCTTCCGTAGGCGTGGATTTGTATTCCCTTAGATATGAATTGATCAATATTTTGGTCATAATAATTCAGAATGCCAAACGGCGTTGCTTCGTCAGAATTAATAAATGTGTTGGGTGAATAAGAGCTATAATCATATTGAACAGTAGACCCAGATAAATCCACATAAGGATATTGATGATCAACGCTTACATATATGTCGTCATTTTCGTAAATTGGATACATATCAAAAATCATTAGATCTGGAGAAGCTGAGTATTGCTCTAGCCCAAAATCAGATCTCAGGAAATCAAATGACCCCACTAAGGTTCTTCCACCATGCGCATCTATATCATAATTGACTGTTGAGTATTCGGAAACTACACCATCATCTGACATTTTGAAAGAAATTTCTCCGACATAATCTGCCGTAAAATTTTCCCATTGCAGATAATTAAATGGGTAATTTTGACTAGGTGTAGAAGAGATGACTAATGAATCCGGAGTTGCACTGTACGGAAATTTAACTTCTATAAACCTATAATTAACCGTAGAAGATCCAGTTGTATCTACATAGTATTCGTGTAGAGTTGGTGTTGCGAAATTTGGATTGACAAAACTAAAAAGAATATTTTCTTGAGACGGTATTAGATACTTTTTATTGTTCCTCTTGTTAAGAGAAACTCCACCATAACCCTGGTATGGGCTTGCCGATAAATCTATATCATATGAGTCTTCAACAACATTTGTTATATACACGTATATCGGAGTTGACCCAAATGGAAGAATAAAGTCTTTTATAATGTCTCTAGGAAGAATTTCTATATTAGAAGTCTCTCCTATGTCAATAGAGTTGTTAAGTAAATTACCAAATCTATTAGATCTTATTTTCGGTGTGTTTACTATTCTTCTCTTTTTGGGATTGTATATATTTGATATTACTTTTAGTTTTGTTGCATATGGAGAATCATTTATTTGATCTGCATTTTTGGTTATGGTTTTTGATGTATTTGTTGCATAGTAGTCTGGAGTGGCATTCAAGAAGCCTATACTTGCATAGCTTGCTGTTGCCCCAGATGAATCAAAAGCTGCGATAAAATTAACAGTAGCGGAGTCAACTGCGTATAGCGGGATTTCCGTAAACGAATACGACTCTGTTGCTGAAACAGCAAATGTGTTAAAGTACGGTGTGCCTCCCTCATTATAGAATATAGCTTCCCCATTTGTATATCCTTGAGGGTTAAATATGTCTTTAACGTGATATTCGGGAGATGCTACAACATCGTAATCATTTCTTACTTTTGCTGTGTACTTAGCAGAATACTTTGAATCATTTGGTATATCTCCATGTAAGTTAAGATGTAAAACTACCTCATAATTTACAGTTGCAACCTCATTATCTACGTAATCTTCGTAGTATGATATATGACTGTCATATATTATGCTGACTGGCTCATACGCTTGGTCTTCCCCGCTCTTTTTTATGCCCACAGCCCTTATGCCTATTGAATAATCTTGAACTCCCTGATCAAGCTTTTCTAGCTTTATCTTAATGTCGTTGAAATCACCTACACCAGGTTGGTAGTGATCCTCGTAATAACTTGATGTGGCTGAATCAGTTATTTGTGGTATGGATGAAAAACCTTCCCTCCTAGAACCAGCTGGATCCCAGTAAGATTCATTCCATTGAATATAGCCAAAATTTGAAGGATACTGTTTATTTAGGTATTCAACAAAATCTCTAAAATCCCCTGTTGGAACCCCATCTTTACTAAAGTATCTTGTATCTAGTTCGATGTCACTTATTTCTAATAGTTCTGGAGTAGCTCCAACGTAATCTGAATCTGGAGTTGAACTATAGGCTCTCCAAATATCAAGCTCTCTTCTCAATGTTTTTTTCAGTCCGTCAGCATTTATTGCTGGTGGGTTTTGATAAACATCAAGAATTCTATTCTTAAAATTTTCATTTGATTCAAGGTAAAGTCTTTGTAAGCCAACCCTTAAGCCAAACTCATCAAAGCTATTTATATTTTGAACTACCTCTGGATCAAACAATACATTGTCAACTTTAAGCTGGTTAAGATCTATCAGCGTAAATATTTGACCCGTTACAAAATTATAATAAAAAACATAGTCAGTTTGCCTATGCTCTAGCAGCTCTCTCATGCTGCTAGTTCTTGCTAACTCTAAGTTATCTCCAGTTACTTTTACAAATCCTGGTTTTACATTATTGTATACAAATAACCATGCCGGTTGATTTTCATCAGAAGATGTGATAAAAGAGTCTAACTCTATTCTTGATATAAGATTGTCTACAGAGTCTAAGTCTTCGCCAATAACCGCATTGATTAATTTACCAGCATTTGTTTGGGGAAGAGCTAGCTCTGGAGTGGACCTTTCAATTGAATCTCCATATATCTTTGTCCAAGAAGGAAACCTAGCAAGCACGCTTCTTGCATGATCAGTTATAACTGGAGTTGTTATTTCAGCTATCTCTACCTGAACTAATAGCAAGAAATCAGAAGAGGAAATATCTGAATCTGAATCTATCTCTACTACAAACTTGCAGTATCTTTTTACATCTTTGAGGAACAGCAACGTTGTCTGTTGACCAACATAAGCTATTTGCATCCACTCAGAGCTTGCGGCATTTTTATTTGATGAAGAAAGTACCTTAAGATCAATAGTCGGCACCTCCAAACCTGGAAGGTTAGAGAATGCATGCTTGTAACCAATTATATCTACTCTGCTAGAAGTATCTACAAATCTATAAAAAGATACAGTTTTAGAATCTGGAGAAAGTATCCAGTAAGGAGCTTGACTTTCTAAATCAAAAACAAAACTTTGATCGCTTATGCTATCGTAGTTAAATATTGAAAATTGACCGTTGAGTTTCGTCGAATATTACTTCACCATAATTTGTTGGTGTTGCGTTTTCTAAAATAGTTGGAGTAGATGAAGATAATTCAGTACCGACAAAAGTGTAGTCCCCAAGTGTATTAAGGCCCGTTGGGGATCTATACGTAGAATAGTTATAATAAAACTTATTGGCGTATAAGTCAATGACGTCAGATGTCCAGGTGCTACCATTGACACTAAAGTCAGACTTATTTAAAGCCAAAAAGTAAGTCTTCATTAACCCATCCTACTAACTAATTAGACTGCATCTAACCAAACTGAATATTCTGAGGTTACTCCATTATCTGGGTGCACAAACATTAGGTGCTGACACGGTCTGCTCATAGAGTTGAAGTATTCTTGCGCATACGTGTTATAGCTTTCTGGTGAACCAGAAATTCTTAATGTTGAACTTCCCAATGTCATTTTTGCTTGCTGATGATAATGGCCCATAAATACATCCTGAAACTCTTCAGGTATAGCCCCATCTTTCCAGCCTAAAACCTTTCTTGCATAGGCCGTTACAGATGTTGGCGATGGCAATTGGTCACCGTGAATTAACAGAGTAGAGTAATTGCCTATCTTATCTACTGCATACCAGTGTCTTTCGCCTCGACCATCTGGTATGTTGAATTGTATTCTTGGATTCCCAGCAAATAGTAAGCTGGTTATTCTATAAAGCAGTCTGTCCATGTTGGATTCTGGATCATACATTTTTCTATTTCTTCCACCAACAGAACCGTGGTTACCTATTACTCCAGTAACATACACTTTATCAAAGTTTTCTAAAGCCGTAGCAAAGAACTTTCCAAGTATCTCTGGTCCGTTTACTCCTACTTGTCTATATATCCCAGAGTCTATCAAATGACTTTGACCAGGGAAGATTTCTTCACCCTCCACTATATCCCCAAGAAGCCATACATGAAGATTATCAACTGGATGATCTGCTCTTTGAGTTTCAACTATGTCAAGCATCTTCTCTGTGTAAAGATCCATTCTTTTAGCTAGCACTTGGGAGTTGTAGTCTGGAGTTACCTTGCCTAATTGCCAGTCTGCCAGCACTGCAACTGCAGTTTCTGGAGTCCCTTTGCCAGCTTTTCTTGGTGATCTTCTTTCAAGATTAGGAAGCTTAAAATTAGCAAGGGCATCGTAGGCTGCTCTGTAAATGCTATGTGAAGCTTCTTCGCTTATGTTTTTATGCTTCTCTAGCTGTTTGGCTAAGCGCTTATTTTCTGATCTTAAAAAATCTACTGTTGAATGGGGGATTTGCATAATGCTGTTTTCATAACTTTCTTCACTGTTTAAATCATCAATTTCGTCTATATCATCCAAGGAATTATAGAATGAATTTTGACTAGTAGCAAAGTAGCTAGAAGCTTCATCCTCATTTACCTCTTGTATATAATCAGTGTCGGCCAAAACATCGCCAGGAATGTCTTCGTCCCCCTCAACTATACCTCTTGCATGCTTCATATTCTTAGCTTTTACGATATGCGTTTTTGTTACTAAGAAAACTTTATCTGACACAAATACCACTCTTTCGGTTCTAATATCCTTGTGATGACATTATAACAGAAAAAATCGAAGTTGTACCAGCTATCATGTATTCTCTTTCAGAATTTAGTCTAAAAGACCCTTTGGGAACCTCTTGGCCCCTAGCTGTGACACTTAATATGTTTACTGATTTAATGAAATCAGAAGATGATCTGATTGCTGACTCTAAATCCGAGAAAGACATAGTGCTACCTATTGTAAACGAATTGAGGTATTTCTTAATAAATGTATTTGCTTGCCCCTCAATTGCTGATACAGCTGTCGCAGATAAACCCTGTGGAAGAACTATGCTTGCAACAAGGCTTATTGGAACTCTTTCTGCTATCCTTATGTTTAATTTAATGCCCACTGGTTTTCTGCCAGAAAGGTTGTCGCTTAGAGTTTGGACAAACAGCGGATCAATTGTTTGAGATTCCGGCACTACAATAATATCACAAGAACCCAACCCATAGGAAGACTCTCTAATTCTTATGTCTCTAACACCCGGAACTGCAAGGGCGTTAAGTCTTAGGGATTCTGTTGTTCCATATGATCTTTCCTTTATGGACATGCTTATGCGTCTTCTGTAGTTGTCATCGCCTTCCATACCAGACATTGAGTAAACTTCTTTGGGGTTAGAGCAATAAACAATTGTTCCATCAGTCGAAACAAAATTGTGCTTGGTTAATGTGTTTTTAGCTGCGGTGTAATCCTGGCTAGTGAATGATGGTTGCACCCTGCCAAAAACTCTTGTCGTACCAGCTACAATGGTCACACTTGCAGTTAATCTATATTGATACTGTCTCTCTGCAAATTCCGTCACATCATTAAAAACTACCGTGTCCTGAGGAACTACTATATCCGAAGATGTTGGCGAGGATATATAGAATTCTATGTTGTAACTCATTCTTTCTTGTTCGGCTTCTTGGGTTATTGTACTTCTCTTTACTCCGTATAATTCTCCTATTAAATCAAGAGACCTCCCTGAGGCAGTAGCTATCGAAGTTTGATTGACGGCAAACTTAAGAGCGTCATATAAATCTCCAACTTCTACTGCTACCGATTCGGCAAAAGCTCTGGCTATTGATCCGGGATAAGTTGCAGTGATGCCTGCATTTTTCTCAAGAGACTGAAGCATTCTTCCAAGAATTTCTGTTTTTGTTTTAGTGTAGACTACGGGCATTTTGTTTCCTTAAATTTCTTGAACAACTGAAAGTGTTACTGGCTCTGAGGTATTATTTTCTATGTGAACATCAAATCTTATGGCTGTAGCTGATACTGGAACAGCGTCTATTGAAATAGATCTGCCCCTAAAAATTCCACCTTTTAATTCATTTTCAAGAGAATCTCTTATTATTCTTTTACCTATTTCAGCTGTAGTCTTGCTCTGGGGCATGCCCCTCAACATAGCTAGGTCACAACCTAATCTTGGATATATAGTAAAATCATTTGGCTCAGTCATAAGTCTTAGGTAGATCTGCTGAACATCTCTTTGTTGCCCGCTTTGAGCAATCGCTATGTCCTTATTGGAAGATATTAAAATATCTCCGCTCAGATCAAAGTAAAAATCGCTCATTATTTATCCAAATCGTTTTTTATCCAAGGAAAGTTTTCCATATTGCCAGGAACAGTTACATCTCCATCATGAACTTTTTTAACAGACTCATCATAAGTGTATCCAGACAACATAAGCTGTTTTAACATTTCTGTTTCCTTTAAGGTATGATTATTTGAATAACTTTCAATTAAAGAAATTTGTTCAATTGTGAAGCCAGAGGTGTCGCCAGTTGTTGGCTCATTTTCTTGGTCAACCCTGAGCGCATACCTACCCATAATAGTAACGGGAGCTTTAGCTTCATCCTGCTCAAAAGTCTCAATATTATTGAGATAATGATTTATTCTATGATAGGCCGGGTTATTTGAAAAATCGCCTGTTTTTATTAAAGCCGGTTCATTATAAACGTCAGATGCTGGATTAAAAGACTTGTCGTTCCACCTTAAGCCGTCGTCGTCCTTGCAAAATAGCTTAATTGAATCTGCAAACATGGATATGCTTCTTGTATTAGGGTTTATTATTAAACCTATACCTGGCGCTGCAAATATCTCTATACATCCGTTGTCTGTCATTCTCATAAAGGAGTTATTGTCTGGATGGGTTATACCAACCTCTCTATGAGAAAACTCTTTTCTTCTTTTAATTTCAAAAGCCTCATTAAATGGCTTATTCGCATTTGTGTTTGATTCATCTTCTTGGTACATTTTTACTCCATAAACCTTGGTACGCCAGTATCTACATTGGTGTTTCTTGAATTTTTGTAAGAGTGAGGTTCATTAAAATACATTATAACGTAGGCGTCGTCTTCGTGTTCGTCCCTAAATCCGACTAAACATCTAGTGCCTGGTGCTGGAGCTACGGTCTGCACTCCGTAATTAAAAGGACATGGAACATTTGGTATCATATTACCTATTAGGGCAGAGTGCTTTTCGTCCACCATGACAGTTGCCGTATTATTACTGGCGTTATAAGACATGATGGTTCCAGGCCTATTTTTCGTTTGAAGAAATTTAGACCTATCTATATGATCATTTATTTTTTTATCAAATTTTGGATAATTTGCCGGCATTGGTTCTCCTTATAGTTCAGTTCCTTCTGAACTGAATACTGTACCAGACATCCATTTTTCTATATATGGGTATGGTCTTTTGTTTTTAAACTTAGATCTTATCCAAGACTTTAATGATTCTTCTGATTTTCCTTTTAGTTTGTATGCGGCTAGTACGGTGGAAAATTTTACTTTAAAAATAAATCCACAGTCAGATCTCGGAACTTTTTCCCCATTTTCAACAACATCATAATCGCCCCATGCATGAAAGAGATAGGAATCTAAACCCACAGATCTTTTAATTGCTTTTGCCACTTCAGCTTCTCCAGCTGCTACAGTTCCTAGCATCCATGCTTGGTTATAGGGGACAAAAATTCTTTTATCTATAGTTGATCTTGAAGATTTTTCTAAAACTTTCTTAGATAAACTTTCTGCATTATTATCACTGTCTATTGCGTAGGCTAGTTTGTAGCCAAGAACCAAATCATCATATGGTTGACCGCTGGCATTGTACTTTAATATAAACTTCTTGGATCCGTGAGCTGCTGGCAGAAGGTTGCACTGAAAGGCTCCAAAAGAAAAGTCTCCACTTCCAGCTTTCTTTACCTCATTTAAAGCTCCTGGTCTCCAATTCGATTCTCGTTCTCCTATTCCAACAAAAATTGCAGAAACTTCATCACTAAAAATTCCAGATGTTGATAACAAATACATTACTTCATCTGGACTTAATGTATCTGATGTTTTATCAAAATAATTTGCCTTAAACTTATCAAGACTAACTGTTCCATTAGAATCAAATCCAGTAGGGGTTGTACCAGTCAATTGAGCTGCTACTGCCGGGGTTATAAAGGAGCCTGATCTTTGCGGGCTATAGCTTATGTGTATGTGATTTCTGTGACTTGAATCTACACCAAAGTTAATAAACGTTCCTAAGTGTGGATATTTTTTTCTTATTGCTGCGTTTGCGTCTTCTAGTCCAGATTCTAAGATGCCGAATTCCTCTGCTAATTGATCGTGGATAATTATCAAATCTGGATGCAGGTCTTTTGATAAAACCTGTAAGTTAGTTAAAAATATATTTAAGCCTTTTCTATAATCATCTATAGAGGTAACTAAATTAATTATTTCTGAAGATGTTGTTCCTACTGCCATGATGTCAAAACCTCTGCCAAAAGCGTGGTCGCTGACACTGTTATTTTCGGCAGAGAGTTTTCCAAAATTTGAACCGACTATTCCCCTGCCAGTTCCAGTGCCACCCTCTATGTACATTCTATTTGTTATTTGGAGCAGCATTTCTAGCATTGCGGCAGAGACAAAGCAGGTTTTTAATCCAGATCCTAAATACTCAGATGGAACTGGAACAGAATCGTAGGATCCGAGAAATATAAGTTCCAGATTGTTTTATTTCAAACCCAAGTGAATTAAGAGATTGTCCTTCGGGATTTTCAGAAAAATTTATTTGGAATGTACCAATAGTTCCAGAAAAATTTGCTTTTGAATTAATGTCTTTTGATTTTTTTAAATATGATTCCACTTCTTGTTCTGATAAAACCTCTTGAAGTGCTATTGGTCTAGAACCTCCGATTCAATACCATCCCATTTGGAGAGGAAATATACCCCTTTTGACTATGCGCCAAAGATCTTCCGGGTATCAGTATCAACATATCCAGTTCCAGAATCTGGCTGAGTAGTACTATTCACGACACTATCATTTAAGGCCTTAAGGGCTACGTCAAAACCACCAGGAGAATATCCAGTATAAAGTATGGAGTTTTTTGCTATCTCCATACGAGCTGCTGCTCCTGTTAAAACATTTTTTCCATTTGGATCATTTGGGTCCATTATCTTTACATCGTCGCCTATGTCAGCTTGGGCAGCTATTATCCCGATGGAGTGATGACTGAGTGCTTTGAGCGTAGGCGTTTATGGCAAATGCTGGGTCCCTATATAGACCATCGCCCTGCAATATTTTAATTGGATCTGAGCTTCTTAATGTTCTATCTTGATATGGCTGTTCTGATAAGCTAGTTCCCTTTATTACTACTTCATCATTTGGATAGAAAGAAGAAGCTATTTTTTCTGTAATGCTCTTTGTGCTTCCAAGATCAGAAGAATCTATAGGGTAATCAGACATATTTATCTCTCTACCTCTCTAGGCATTGGGATTGAATCCGCTGTAGTAACTAAGGCTTGACCTTTTATATAATTTAAGGTCTCAGTATAGACTCTTGCCAATCCCTGAACAACCAATTCCCAGTTCAAAGTGACTGGACTTCCATCACCATAGTACTCGTCCCATCCGATATATGGCCATTCTGATGCTGTTGAATAAACATTTTGTAGTATCAAAAAGCCTACCGCTGCGTTATAGGTCGTTATTTCTGACTGAGTCAATGACGATAGATCATCTCCAGGTCCAGATATTTCAAAGTATATTGAAGATGATATCTCTGTTTGAGCAGAAACAATTGAGTTATATATTTGATCAAACCTTGAATAGAAAATCGAATTTGGAGAGACCGACTCTAGTAGTTTATCTTTTACATATTGAATAGAGTTAGGTGTTGTTTCTGGTATCTTTAAGAATATCGATCTAACTTTATTTATAATAGCTGATTCTTCTACTGAACCAGTTCTATAAAATACTGAAGCCATATAACGATCATCTGATTCTTTATAATTTTTACCTTTAATAGCTGTTGCGTAATTCTTTGGCTGATTTGCCATTGCTCCAGCTTCCACATCGTCAGCTGTCAATATCATTGTAGGATTATTTGGATTTATCCTCAAAACAAAAATCTTTCCAACTAATGAATCTCTTGTATATGATGTAGCTTTAGAAGCTTGAGAATTTGGATTTACAATAGCTATTCCAGAATTTTCTGGACCAACATCAAGCTTGTTTTGTTCAGCTGTAGTTATTCCTTCATATCTAACCCTATACGATATACCAGGATTCAACACGTCTGTAACATCTATTGTGTCACCGTCGACTATATGATTGGCTCTAACTATTGCTTTAAAACTTTGATTTAATCCAGTTTTTTCTGGACCAAGACCAGAATACTTAAGAAGTTCTGAGTGCACTATAGCATTTTCCAAGCTTATGTATCTAACAAGATCTGATATTTCTTTTTCTCTCCAACCCAAACTTCTAAGTAAGTCGTCTGATCTAACGTATGCGTGTCCTTCTGAAGTTTTTGTTTTTGTTCTAACGCCCAAGATATTCGGTAGAAGTTTAACTGAATGATGTTTACCCACAACCATTCCCTGGAAATTGGACAAACCAGCATCCATGGCTTGACCATTTTTTGAAAGATACTGGATATAGCATCCGTGTTGGTCAAGAACATGGTCCCTTACCCACTTCCACGCATTCCAGGTAAGGTCAGATACTCCCGCTCCAACTGCAGCTACTGCTGCACCAGCCAATGGTGTTCCAAAAACTGTTGCTGCTACAGTTGCTCCAGCAGTTATCGCAGGCATAACTAGGCCAGCAAAAACAGCTGCTCCAGCTGATCCCTTTTGTCTTCCAGTGCTGGCTTGAATTAATGATTTTATTCTATCAGAAGTTTCCGGCATTGAATCAGCCAATTGATTCGCTTGAATATCTTTTAGCAGAGCTGAATGACCATGAGTATATTGCATTCCTCCAACCATTTGGTCCTTAAGCATGTCTGCAAGATTGTCTATTGACACATCTCCGCTAACTGTAAGTCTTGGGTTATTTGATTTGTTAGCTAAAAGCAATCTTGCGTCATTTCTTAGGTTTTGAGTACTAAGCCAAGAGGCAACCCACGATGACATGAACCATCTAGCTGGATCATTTACTGTTACAAAAGCGTTTGGAGTTATGCTTGTTATAAAACCAGTCTCTGGCGTAAAGTGGTGAACAACTTGTTCTACTTCAAATATTCCGTACATTCTATTGTATACATCAGCTAAATAAACAAGATCGTGAGGTCTTATGTCGGCATTGCCGACTAGAACTATTTCTCCACCATATATATCTTTTAAAGACTCTTTCAAGTAGGACAAAGCGACTCTTCTTGCTGTAAGCTCATCTGGCTCACCCTGTGCATGTTTTGCTATACCCCTTGCTGTTTCTAGTGGATGGAATATTGGGTGCAGTAAGCCGAATACGCCCTCACCCTTTGGATTGTCCCAGTATAAACCAGTCTCTACAGTTTTTTCTACTTGTTTTTCTGGTGGAGCTGCTTTATCTAGCGATACTGTTACTGGATATTTGCCATCTGAAACAGCTGTTATTTGAGTGGCGACTCCGTTGAAATTTTCTTTTATGTTATTTGCCAATATATGGCTAAAGGAAGTTATGTAGTGCATTCTTTGGAATGGCTCTCTTATTTCAACAACTGGTTCGCCATATTCTCTTGTAAACGGATTATCAACAGCTCTCAACAAAGTCCCGGGTCTTCCGAGTGAATAATAAATTGAATCATTATAAGCTTTATTTAATATGTTAGCCTGTTTAGTAAAGTTTTCGAGTTCCTTTAATCCATAACCCATTTGAGCCATAGACAATCTAAACATATTCAAAAGATTTCCCAAAGAAGTTTCAAAGGCGTTTATTATTGGACCAATATTTCTATTCCAGAAATCTGTAGTTTCTTCCCAGACTCCAGTTACCCAGTTGCCTGCGTTATTTCCTTCTTTTGCGTTTTCTTTTAGTAGCTTAATAAATGATGTTTGATTCGTGGCATATTCTCTCTCATAGTCAATAAATGCAGCGAATACTTTGTCTATTGGCCTAAAGCTCCATTGATCGTTGTCGTTTCCGTATGTATCAAGTGCGAGTGATACTGGATTCATAGCTTGCACAACTGCACCAGCACCTGTAGCGCTAAATCTCTTTTTGTCTGGCCTCAAAATTAACCATGCTCTAGCGTATGGATCTGACCATAGTTTTTGTCTAAATATTCCAACAAGCAAGAGGAACAACTGCTTTGGCGTTTTAATCCCAGAAAGAGCTTCTTTAACTCTATCCTGAATATCAACACTTTGAGTAGAAGCGTCTCTTGCGTATTCATAAGTTTCAAAATGATTTTGAACAATTGATTTAAGACCATTTAATTTTTTCTGAAGTAGTACGTTATATATATCTATTATTCCTTGGTCTTTATTTATTATTGGCTTTTTGTTTTCATCTAGACCAGAAACTCCAGCATCAACGTATTCGCTTACTGCTATATCAACTGCCGAAGTTACAGAAGCTGCTTGATTAATCGATGTAATCCAGTCTGCACCAAGAAGAGTATTAAATTCTGCGCTTCTTTTATCTGCATTAAACTCCTCAAATACAAGAGAATCTTTTCCAGTTAACAAAGCAAATATTGGATCTGAAGATTCTTCTTCGCTATCTGGATCTAAACCATACGTTTTTTGGAATACGCTTTTAACAGATTCGTAATTATGATATCCAAACCTAAATTGGTCCCAAATTTGCTGAGCCTCTGTTACCTTTCTACCGTTGCCAGCAATGACTTTTACAGTATTATCAAACTGCTCATCATAAAATCCTCTTGCTACAACAGATATGTTATCGAGTGGATCGTAGACAGAAGCAAATGCGTCTCGTGTTTCATCTTTCTTATCCTCTTCTAGCTTTTCAAATAATGAATCTTGAGACAATTCACCCAACTGTAATTCGGAATCTTCGTTCGGCATTATGTAGTCAAAGTAATTGACCCAGTTGCCGCCCCTACTCCATTCCTTTTGCCAATCTTGTGCTGTTTTTGCCGCAACAAGATCAGTCGCATAACCATAACTTACCTCTGTTCTTAGTCCATTAGACAGAATTCTTTCTGCCCTATCGGCAGTCATGCCAGTCAAAACATTTTTGGTTTGAATTGCTGGAAGAATTTCGGGTAGATTACCTTCTATTGGTTTAAATGCTCCAAAGCCGATTAGGAATGTATCGTCATTATATGAATTTGTATATGAAAATCTATTAGCTGGATTATACGAACTTGTGACGACTCCAACTGGAGTGCTATCTGGAACAAAGGTAAACATGCATTCAGACAAATTCCTTTCTGCCATTCCCATTTCTTCCCATTGTCTGCCGCCGCTTGACCATATTCCACCATTAACTCCACCAATACTTTCTAGTGGAGAAAGAATTCTACCCTTTTCATCTATCAATAATCCCAAAAAGTAGGCTGCGTCAGGAGACACTATGGCAGCTATTCCGTTTCGATCATTTGCGTCGTCTTCTCCCCAAAGGAAATAAGCTGGCGTACAAACTACTGCTGTTTTTGTTTTTGGATTGTATACAAGAACTTTACGTTTTTTGTATTCATCTGGATTTCCAGCTAAATCTTCTTCTTTTAGATTATAGTTTTTCAAAAACTTTTTAAGTATTTCGTTTTTAATATCTTGGTTTTGACTTAGGTTTAGCCCAGCTTCATCTCGTGCCTTTACCGGATTGTACGGCCAACGCATTGCGATATAAAACTGTTCGTCTTCTGCAGACTTTGGCATTCCCCACTCAGAAAAATTCAATTGAATATCCCCCCAGTATTCTGCCAATGTTGAGTATGCTGGGTCTAAATCTTCATAGTACTTTTGAAACTTTTCAGAAAGTTGTATTTCCCCACTTGTAGATGGGTCTGATTTTATATCGGCAGTTGATATTATGGGCAGGGGCATTTGAATAACTTGAGTAGCGTTTATTTGCCCTAAAGAAGAGTCTGGGTCATAAATTCCAGATGGATCAAAAGCTGCGGTACCAGTCAGTAACTGATCAAGACCAAGGAACTTGAGTTTAGACGCGAAATCAAAATTAAAATCTAAAGTTTCTTCTGAACCCTCACTCTTTTTAGATACCAGAGCTGTTGATTCTGACCCCTCGCCTTTTGATATTAATCCTTTTTCCACCAAAGAAATTTGGTATATATTATTTAATGACCTTGTTATTTCTTCTTCATCATTTCCTCTCAGTATTCTGTCAAAATTTAATGAGGGCAATGTTCCGGAAGTTCTATTTGTAAAAAATGGATATGAATATCTTATTGGAAGCTGAGCTATTTGCTTATGATTAAGCTTTTCGTCACTTGAACCAGTTTGTATGGACATTTCAATTCCTGTCCCAGTTGTGTTAAATGGTAAGTGAAATCCAACTTGAACTTTTCCTTTATTAACTGGAAGACGAGAAACTGGTTTATTATCTTTGTAGTATGTATTTCTATGAACATCATTGAAGTCGACTATCTGTCTATTCAAACCTTGACCAGCCCTAAATATCCCAGTCATAGAAGTCATTTCCTTGGCCATAGAGGCTAATGATTCTGCCAAAACATTTTCTTTATTTTGCAAAGAGGCTAATGCATCTGCGTATGGTGTTGTTTCTTTGTTTAGAGAATACAAAAGTTTAGACAAAGAATCGTCTGGATCTGAATATCCAGGTATGGATATATTATTTGCCTTTGCTTGTTCTTCACTTGGAAATCCAGTAGAGATCGGCATTACGCCGGAAGTATAGAGCCAGTGTGGTTTTCCATAAAATATGGTTGATCTTTCCTCAAAGGGCCTGACAGCAACTATATAATTTGGGAGTAATCTTGCGCACATTTGAAACATATCCCAAACACTTCTCATGTAAGTCTGCGCTCTAAATGAAACTTCATCATATATATCATCATCAAGATCTGAAACTAAGCCAAGTGTCTTCATTATGTTGGCTCCGCCTCTTCCGCTCATAGTTTTCACCAAACCAGCTCCGAGACCAAGAGTTAAAGGATTGGCAGCAGCAGCTATTCCAGCAGCTGCTGCGGTTACACCTAAGACCTGGCTAGTTCCTATTGCCTTGCTTGAATCTATCAATTTATTTCCAGACGTAGCTTTTTCCAATACCTGAGCAGCGTCTACATTTGTAAGATTGGATGATTGTTCAATCAATCCAGACCAAGAACTATTTGAAAGCCTATCAAGATATCCAAATTTTTGAGAATCAATTTCAGATATATCGATACTTGCCATAGTCGCCCAGCCATCGTCTAAGTCACCACCAAGGAATTGAGCTACGCCTACACCATTTCCTGGATATATATTTCTTTTAAATATCTCTAAATCTCTTTGTGTTGAAAAATTAGCCCACAGCGTTTGCATTGCCCCGACCAACGGAGTTCTTACTGCTCCGCCAAAACTTTGTATGCCTGGATCTGTTCCAGCGCTGTAAGAGAAATTAACGCCAGGAAGATTGTTTACTGGAGCTAGAGAGGCATTAGTTAACGTAGCAGCTCCAAGGTGCATTCCACCAGTGATAAGATTTGCCGTTGAGTTCCAGCCCAATCCTACGCTTCCTCTTATTGGATTTTTGCCCACTTCATTAAATGCGTTGATAACACTTTGTTTGTACAGGGAGGATTTTTGCTCTTCTTCTGGAGTTAGTGGAGCATATAGTATTTGGCCAAAGTGCCTTATGCCGAATTTATTTTCAGAAAAAACAGTCCCTCTTGTTGCGTGGGCGAAAGCTTCTCTAACTCTTGAAGCGCCCATAGAAAGTAAGCGAATCATTAAATCTCTTGGCTCTGACATCCAAAGACCAGTGTTTATTCCACCATCAACTTTACCGCTGTCACCCTTTTTCTTTGTACTATTTATTATGGGGCTCAACTCTACGGCGTCGGACTGTGCTATTACGGTAATTATTTCTCCATGATCTACTTCTGCAATAACTCCATTGAAAATTGTTTGTAGTGAATTTGGATTGCTTCCGTATCCAGCTCTTAGATGAATTCTTACTCCTGGCTTCAATCTCATATGCTCTATTTCTGTTACATACCTAGAGTTCATGTGTGATTTAATATTCAAAGATCTCTTGATTAACGTCTCTACCATCTTTGTTGTTCCCTCAGAAAGATTAGAAGCTGCTTTATCTATATCTGAGTTGCTTACAGATCCAGACACAGTTCCATCTGTTCCAAGGATTGACTGAAGCGTAAGCTCTGGTCTAGAAAGTTTTGAATAAGTATTTGATATTCTTAACATTAAAGTGTCACCAAGAATATCTTCAGAGGACACAAGAGAGAAGTCTATTACCGACTGAAGACCGTAGAAATTATCAAACAATTTTACTCCAGCAAAAAAGTTTTGATCATCTATTAGCCAGAGCATGTAGGTAGGAAACGCTCTGACCATTCTTCCAGAAATATCTCTGTACTGGGTGTCGAGCATCATTTTTTGCCAGTGCTTGGCGACACCTTTGTGTGTTCCAGAAGTAGAAACAGACTGCATTGAGTTTACACTATTTGTGCCCATTGCATTTTGATAAGTGTTTAAAGAAGAAGTTCCTGGTACTCCAGTATGAGTTGATTGTGGATCCCTTTCTGGAACTTGAGTATCTGAAATTGTTGTGACCTTAGAGGTTGAAACAGCTTTTCCATCAGGTCCTATTCTCAAAAAGTCTTTAGCTATATAGAAGCGTCCGTCTTCCCTGTTTGAATAACCCATAATATATCCTCCGTCTGGAGTTTGATATATAGCTGGTATTCTCTTAGTATCGCTTGAATCTGCTGCGGGTATGAAGTGCATGATTCCAAAATGGTCCACATCGTCTGGGTCAAATGACGGTAGTTCTTTTCCGTTAGCTTCATCTATACTGTCAGCAACTAGTTTATTAAACTTATCAATTTCTTCTTTGGAACCAGATATAACATCTCCTATTTTTACCACGCCATATCTAGTATTAAACTTAACATCCTCAAAATTATAATCTACACCTTGGTCGTCTTTAAATGAATCTATTAGATCTTTCCAAATAGTTGGATACTTGTTGGCTATAAATCTAGAAGACTGAAGTGAAGTTTCAAACTCGGGCTCATTTTCTTGATCAAATATAGCTATTCTAAAAACCTTCATAGCTTCATCTGCTGGAAGCTTAGAGGTGTCTATTAAAAATTCTTTTACTTTTTGTATATCTCCATTATTTTCTATAAGAATTTTTTTGACATAATATACGTATGATTTTCCTCTATCATTTAAATTTCTTTTTTCCTGTGCCCACTCACCAACAGGCAAAGTATACTGATCTGATTCAATTACATTATTGACTACGTCTTCATCAAACATCTCAAAACTTCTAAAGTAGAAGTCTGGATCAAATGTACCAACTACTTCTTTTGTTTCCTGATTGTATATAGTCAATGGAAGATCTGGATAAGTATTAAACATATCCCATTTTTGTTTCAATCTTAAGAATGGATTTTTCTTTGTGCCAAATTCTTTTATCAAAGCTATTTGACCATCAGCACTTATGCTCTCTCTCTTTTGCTGGAATATATCAAAGTCGGTTAGCATAAGCTGCACATTGTATACGTGGGGATATCCCTGGATTGTTTGAACAGTATAGTTCAATGGTAGTACGTACTTTATGCCAGCAAGAGCACACACCACATTCTTTATGCCCATATAACCTATTACACCAGCTGCGTGCTCTAGTCTTGCAAGACCGCTTAGGAAGTCAAACATTTTCTTTATTTTTCTAAGCTCTGTTTCACCAAATATAGTCATGTTTATACTGACCATTGAGTCATTAGAGCCTATGTATTGATACGTTGGTTCATCTTGCATTTGTAATTGAAGTTTGGCTAAATTATTGCCCATGCTTAGGCTCACACCATTAACTATAACTTTTTCTGGATCAAGATCTATCTTCATCATTGGGACTTCCCATTCACGTATTGTGAATGCTGGAAGTTTATTTTTTTCTGCGTCTCTGACTGCACCTATTCCAAGTAAGTTTTGGATACTTTCATCTTGATACACTCTTTCGTATAAGAGTCCATAGAAAGAATCCATAAACTTTCTTTCTTCTTCGGCATAGGTTCTTAAATAGTCTTTCGAATTTCGATCTATTTCTTTCTTTGCCTTTTTAAGGATAGCTTCAACATTTTGAGTAATACTATACTCCAACAGCCCTTTTACGCTTTGGGATGCGGTATACATTGCCCACTTATCAGCTTTCAAGTCTTCTGTTTGTTCTGGAGTCGATAGTCCTGGTACTTGTAACTCACTTGGTGACTTTCTGTTCCTTATATAATCTTTAGAAGCGTCGTTAAGAACATTATTGGCTATATAACTTGCGGCTAAAGAATCGTAAACTGCAGTGTAAATGTCTTTGGCATTTGATCCAGCTAATGCCAGATCCACTATTCTAGAAGCCTTGTCCCTTTGAGACATCGGAACTGTATAGTTCAGTGAGTTTATCACTACAGTATCTAGACTCTTGTAAAGACTTATGTCAGTTACATCAATTCCAAACTTAAATAGTAGGTTTTCCCAAAATGCTCTTCCAAATTCTTGAATAGATTTTTCTTCTGCCGATCTAAAAGATGATACATCTGGACTAAAAATTTTAGATTGGACTTCTGCTGGTATATATAGAGAAATGCCGTTTCCATTAACCCAATCGCTATACACATTTGTTGTCAAAACATCATTATTATATGGCTTTACGTCTTCTGGCATTGCGCCGTATGGGCTTATTGCGTATTGGTCTCTTCCGGAATCCATTTCATAATCTGCAACTACACCTGTGTTTGCAACCTGTTCTTGGACAGTTTTTAGGAGAAACTCTGCGTTTACTGAGTTTGCCAGAGATCCAGCTGCTCTTCCCATATAGTGTCTGTACTTGCCCCAGTTAACAGCTTGATTGAAATCCTTAATCATTGGCAAATATGGCTTATGGTTAAAGTGGAAGAGCTCTAAGTCTACTTCAAGAGTAAATGGATAATTTGGTACTGTAGATACAGTCATTGATGACAAAGCAACACCGGTTATATCAAAAACTGAATTCAAGTAATGGTTTTTAATAGGTATAATCGGAGCGTACTTGAACGCAGCTACTAACCCTCTTAGCGATGAAAGAAACTTATCTATTTTCTGTTCATGTGCTGGATCTTTGAAATCTATATGGAAATTAGAATTTAAACTGACCCTTGTTGCATCATCTATGCTTATCCCCCAAATTTCTTCGTAGTTAGGAAAGAATAGCTTTATGGTTATTGTTGTTTCTTTGTATCCAGAATTATATTTTGGAGAACTTTTTTGTCTGATTGCACCACCAGTTAAACTTCCAGTCTTAAATCCTGTATTAACATTTATTGAAACTGGAGGTATGTAGAAGTTCGCTGCACCAAGTCTCAGGTGAAAAATATCTGGAGTTTTTGGAGGATTTGCCGAACCAAAATTCATCCTCTTTATTTCTTTTTCTATTCTTTGAGCTGTCAAAAAGTTATCAATTGCCCATATTGGTTTGAACGTGGCATTGCCTTGATCATCAGTTCCGAAAGCTTTGAACATCTTCTCCATGATTTGCTCATGGTTATTAAGTGGATCTTCTTCCGAATAACCATAGTCTGCAGTAGCCGCAAGAGATGTTATGTATAGTCTATATAAATTTGGAAAATACTTGTAAACAGTTGCCAGGGCAAATGGATCTGCGTAGAAGAAATTTTTTGCTTGGATAAGTTTATCCATCCAAAAAGTATCTCTGATTGGATCATTATATTCAGAAGCAGATTTTCTTAACGTCTCTGCGCTCGTAAATCTTTGTCTGGCAAACTCTTGAATGCCACCAGCCATCTGTGCTAGTTCAAGGAGTCCAGATTGACCAATCTTTTCAAAGATTAATTTTCTACTATTTTCATCTTTAATGTGGGCCATTTCAGATTTTCTGAAACTTGTAAGCCTGATAAACATCTGATCTGAATTATAAAAATCACCTTGAGTCCACCCAGCACCAAACTGCCCTTTTAGATCATTATCTATTGCCTGATTAAACGAGTTGCGATAATCGCCATATCCGTGCCCAAGAAAATAGAGCGTCAGCTGAATAACCTAAAGCGTCTTCAAAAACTCCACCAGCTTTAGCCCAGAAACTTCTATCATTTCCCATTTCTCCAAATAAAGAAGATATAGGGGCTAAATCAGAGTCCTCGTATACGTCCTGACTTTTAGGTGCTTCTGCCATTTATTTACCCAATATTGTATCTGCTTTAAGATGCTCACTTAAAAGGTGAGCTGAACTGTTTAAACCAAACCTTGAACTTTGATTATTAATTATAGCATTTTTACTTGTGTTTGTTCTAAATTTATTAGCTATATCTTGTTTAAACTCAGCGCTTGAACTTTTGTCTTTATATCTAGCTCCTTGAAAATCTTTATTATCATATCCATCTCCAGAGGCTTGAATCGGTGTTGACACACCGTCCATAAGACCTTCTCTAGAACCTCTTATAGGATCAGATTTTGATTTTGAAAGTGTTGATCTGGATTGATTAGAGACTGTTGATTCATTTGGTGAACCCTGCTTTGAGTTAGCTATTCTTGCAGACATGGCATTAGACGTTCTAGTTCTAGGAGACGTATCTATTCTTTTTTTAGCAGAATCTGCTAAATTTTTATTTTGTGTGTCAGCACCAAAAATCATATTAAAACCTAAAATCTAGAGGCTAAATCAGGATAAGGGTCTTGCCCAGCCATAGGTAATCCATCATACATAGTAGCGTTTATAGGGCCGTCAATAACATCACCAAACAGCCCTCTTAATCTATTTAAATCTTCCATTGAACCGCTTGTGTTAATTTGATACTGGGTGCCAGAAGAGTACTGACTATTTGAATTTAAATCTTGTATTATTGACTGTCTAGTTGGATATTCTGTTTCGTAAGGATTACCACCAGGTAGGAGTGGTGGACCAGAAATACTATCTGAAGTTAAATCTTTCTGCTTTCTACTCTGATAGAAAAAGCTTGCAGCTATTGTTGCTCCCATAGCTATTCCAAATTTCTTTACCCCAGGAGAATCAATAAACTGTCTAAGGGCACTATCGCTATCTTTAAAGGAATCTATAATTCTTCTATAGGGACTTTTTGCTGCATTAAAGAACTCGCCAAGCATTGGGTTTGATTCATCTTCTAGTCTTTCTATTTCATCCATTAACGAAGTAACTTCTCTTGCGTATCCATCTGAAGTTGTTGCTGGAACTTCTCCAAGAGCAGACATCTCTTCGTCTATTGCTTCTAGACCAGTTCTTCTAGAAATCATTCCATAGGCCTCTTGAGCAACCCTAGTTGCGTTAACTCTTGAGCCAACAACTTTTAGACCATTGTCAGATTCAGCGATAATTTCGATAAAATCAAGAAGGTTTTGATCTCTTATCTTTCTTGGATTAACAACATCTTCAATCCCCATTATTGAAACTGTGTCTGGAGTATGGGCTTCAAGTATTCTTCTTGCAGCTTGGGGACTTAGTTCAGTTACATCTCCTACTGGATTTATTGTTGCTCTGTACGCTTCCTGAATATAGTTTAGATTTCTTGCGTCATAAGATTGATTCATCAAAAGTCTTCTTCTCTTTGATAATTCAAAAAGAGTCATCATTGTGGTTTCTGCCCCCTCTTCTCCTGGATAAGAAAGAAGAGAAGAGTATCGAGCTCCATGAGTTCTTACGATTTCTGCATTAAGTGTTTCTATGATATCTAGTGTTTTTCCAGAAGAGCCAGGATATGATTCCCTGATTGCCCTTAAGCCCTTTGACAATTCCTCGCCTAGCTCATACTTAATTGTAGTTCTTATAGTATTTTGATCAAGCTGCAGTGTATCTTTATCACCTAATGAATCATACTTTTCTAGTTCATTAAATAATGATTTGATTTTTGAACTTTCTAATAATGCCCTTGCCTTTGAAACAAATTCAGATTTTGCTACTGGCCTTGTTAAAACATCAGACATTCTAAATGAAGTGGCTGTTGCTGTATCGATTTGACCCCTGGCGAACATGCCCATATCCATTGCTTGAGAATATGATCCATATTTTCTATAAAAATCACTTGTATTAGAAAGGGACAAAATATCCCTAACCTGTTGTGAATTAGCCCTTTCTAAAGAACTTATTTCTGCATCTAGTCTTGAAACTACAGATGCATCAACTCCAGAAGATAGCAATCTGTCTCTAACTCTTTTTTGTTCTTGTAAAACAGATCTTTTTAGAAGAGCAATATCATCATTGGACTTCATTCTTCCGAATCCGGCGTTGAGAATACTTGGATCAAAACCAGGCAGCTGTTCTGCTGACAAGCCAGCTGCTATACCCAATGCCCTTTGAGTTCCAAGTTGCGCAAATTGCTGTTCCATTTGAGCGAGTGCTATATTGACTGGCTTTATTGAAAAATCGTGTAAAGTGTCAGCTGTTGCTCCGCCAACTTGTTTTGCTAAAGCTTCATACCCTGCCCTAGTTCTCGCTGCCTGATCCGGACTAAGGCCAGCTATTTTTTCAGAAAGTGGCGCTATTCTCTGTTCTCCAGACAATTGATTAATAACGTCAACTATATCTGAAGGAGCTATTGCTATAAATGATCTAGATGTAGAAGATTCCTGAAGTATATTGGTCATCAAATCAGCTGGTATGCCGACTGGTGCCATAGTCGAAAGTTGTCTTGAAAAGTCATCTAACTGAGGTGCCAAGTAGGAAACAGAAGACATTCTGTTTATATTCATTCCTATTGAGTTTTGTACATCTCCAACAGCGCCAAGACTTTCCAAAAAGTTTGCTTCGAACAAAACTCTTGATCCTATTGCTGTTGCTTGATCAAGCGTAACTCCCAGCCTTCTTCTTAAGGCAACGCCAGCCATATCTCCTGAAAAGAAATCACCCAATTCACCATCGGTTAGTCTTGGCATTCCGGGAGGTAGCTGACTATTAACTTGATCTAAAAATCTTCTTACTGTTGCGATATCTGTTTGACCAGAAAACTGACCCTCAACAAATGTTTTGTAAGAATAAGGAGCGCCTTGTTCTGGACCTAAACCAAGTTCTTGGGCGACTGTTCTTCCGCTTGAAGCCAAAACGTCTCTACCCCTTATTGCTGCTGAGCCACGCAACGTTAGCTCATCTATTACAGATGTTGGTATTTCAGGTAATAAAGAAGGTGCAGACGGGTCATACTTACCCTCTCTCACTATTCTTAATATTGTTTCTATAGCAAACATTGTATCTTCTGAAGCTTTATTTAAGCCTCTTTGAACACCACTTGAAGAAAATAGTTCACCCTTTTTATTCGCTTTTAAAGCCCCCTGGATTATCCCTAGTGCGTTTTGCATATCTGACGATCCTATATTGGCCTGAGATAGCTCCTGACTAATTCTGGATAAATCTATTGTTCCCATTGATCTGAATCTGGATAATAATACGTCGTCACTTGCCCCGGCTAATTCCTGAATAGTTTCAAGATCTCTCATTACTGGTCGCATTAGAATCATTTCCTGCGTTCCCTTAGGGTCACGAGTAGTGATATAACCTATTCTTGTTCTTCCATTTTCATCTTTAAAAGTTCTCATTACTGGAAGAACTTTGTCGTCAAGGTCGAACGTTCCAAGTGCTGCTTTGTATGTTGATGCGTTGTTGTCGGAAACTACTGCTTGCCTTCCTCTTACGGCAAACTCTACAAAATTTAATGATCTTCCTTGAGCTACCGGCACCTGAGAGATTCCAGAAGAGGACATATTATTAGGCCTTATTCCAGAAGCTCCTCTAGTTGTTATTTGATACCTGTACGCATCGGGGACAAGAACATCTACTGAAGTTCCTTTTTCTCTGAATGCCTTTATCGCATAATGATTTCTTACCCTATTAACAAGTCCCGGAATCTGTCTTGGGTCAACATTAGACTTTAGTAAGTTAGATATTTCTCTTGCTTCTGCCCTGTTTCTTAATGCTGATGCTTGAGCCGACGGATCAAGCAAAGATGTATCAAGCGAAGACTGCTCTTCTAACTGTCTTAAAATTTCTTCCGGGACTTGTCCCGTTGTGCCAAAGTTTGCGATACCTGCAACTTGCGCATCTATATTTTGTGTTATTCTTTTTTGAAGATCTTGATTTGTAAAAAATGCTGGATCGACTAAAGCCTGCATCGGATCCATATAAACTCCTTCTGCGTGGCTTGTGGCAATATTCATCGATATCGCAGCAGCTTGATTTCCAACTTCTTTTTTCAAAGCTGATCTAGGAGCTATAACAAAAAAGTTTTCAAAGAAATTTCTTGCACTCATTACTGTTTCGTAGTAATTTAAGTTATTTTGTTGTGATTCTGTTAATGTTGTTAATCCACTTAGTCTATTATATTCTGATTCAATTTTTTTAAGCTTTTTTACAGATATTCCAGATATATCACTAAAGGTAGATACTTGTCCTTCTCCCTTAAATAAACCATCATCAAAACCAACTCTAGCTGGATTTCTTTCTCTCATATGAGACTCTAAAGCTGATCTTGTTTTATCTATTTCAGACGAAAGCTGATTCAATAAAGACTGATCCTGTTTAGTCAGTGTTCTCCCATTGGCTGTTAATCTTCTGAATTCTTGTTCATAGTTATTTTCTTTAGATTTTAATAAAGCTCTTAAATTATTTTCTGCTATTAAATATGTTCCGTCTCTAAATGTCTCTAGATTTTTATCTATTCCCATCACCAATTTGCCAAAATCATCCATGTATTCTTCTGGGATTTTAACTAGATTTCCTGTTTCGTCTATCATAGTTCCTGCTTGTCTCTTCATGTAATCAAGAACTGTTTCATCTGGAGATTTATTTTGAATAGCTTCTTCCATTAATTCTTTTAACTGCCTAGATAAATCTTGTGTTGCAGTATCTGCATAGGTGCCATCTGCTCTTTTAAGGCCTGTTGCATATTCTATTGTTTCAAAAGCCTCATTTGCTGCATCAACAGCTGACTGCATGCGGAATTCTGTTTGCGTGGAAGATCTAGATAAAACTCTTTCTAAGGGTGATAGATTTTCTAAATCTCCACCAGCTACTCTTAGCATTAATTCTACATCGTCATAAACATAGGAAAATTTTTTTCCTTCACTTTCGATAAGTTCATTTATTATCTTTGTTCCAAACGATACATCCCTTGGAGATTGTATAGACTGAATTCTCTTTGTCATCTTTCCGAGCTTTGATCCTACGTTTGCAAGCGCAGTTAGTTTGTCGGCTTCGTTTGTTGAGACAAGTGCTTTTGAGGCATCGGCAAAAAAACTACTAACAAAATCCTCTCTTAATCTTCCAACGCCAGCCATTTGTTTGAGCAAAAATTGTTCGGAAGCACTTAGGTTTACTTTTTGACCAGCACCAGTAACTGCTTCACTTAGACTGAATAATTGCATTCCGCCATCTGTTATTATTAGTTCTCCTGGAAAAATTTCATTTATTGTAGACTGTAGGGCTTCAATATTTGCCCTGTTGTTATCTGTATTGAAAACCATTAACGTTCCAGTTATTTGTCCGTTTACCAAATTGTCAAAACCCATACTTCTGAGTCTTTCATGGTTTCTTGGATTCATCAAATATTCATTCAATAACTCTATTTCACTCTTAATTACATCAGATCCAGTAGAGACCATATTTTGTGCTGCGCCAGGACCAAATCTTCTCATTTCTGCCAAGCGCAGTTGTCCGGCTTCTGTTAGCGCATCTTGAAGAGAATCACTTTTTTTTCCAGTTATTGTGTTAATAAATGTACCATCCTCCTGTATATCAATCATTGAATAAGCAGGAGTTCTTTTTAGAACAAGCCTTTGTGCCCTAATTCTTGAATTAAGCGACGATGGCATTTTATATCATTCCTGAGGATATGTTTATCGAAGAAGATCCAGAACTGTTATTTACTGGAAATACTGTTCCGAGATATATTGTTTCTTGACATAATCATTCTTAATCTTGCTGCAACCATGGATGAATCTTGGGACATTGAAAACCCTGGATAACTTGGGTTTGTTAAATTTGCTTCTCTTATCTGTTGTGGATAGTAACCCATTTGAGACATATTAATTCCCATAGATTGGCCAACTTTTATTTTAATATGTTCCATATTTGTATTCGGATGCCATCCTTCCCAGCTTAAGTCAGGAAGTTCATGTCTTGAAAAATACTCAACTAGATCTGGCTTTTCTTCTACCGGCATTCCCCACGCAGCTTGGTAGATTCTTCTTTCCAGTCTGGGAGCAGTAGAAAGTATTCTTTCTCTTTCTAGAGGATCTTGCTCCTCTATCATTGCTTTAAAATGCTCTCTCTTTCTTTTTGGAACTGCAAGAGATAATGTATCAACAGAGCTGCCATATAAATCTGCTCCATACATAGTTCTTCTAGCTGCTTGTCCAAATTGCGCAGCGGACGCCATATCTCCGACTTCTGCTGCCCTTGCTGCAAGTGATCTATTTTTGACATAATTTAATATATCGGTGTATTCTTCAAGTGCTAATTGTTTTTTTCTTTCTTTTGGAATAAATCTTTCTCCAGTAAATGTTTCTCTTGCGTTTTGGTAAGAAGAGTACATGGTGCCAGTAGATAGCCCTATAAGAGCTCCCGCTGCTCTAGTTGGCGCTGTTTTGCCAAACATTGCTCCAACACCAGCAGTTATTATTCCGGCTGCTACAGGATTTCTCTGAGTAGCTTTATAATAAATTGGTTGTATAAAGCTTTCTATTGGCCTTTGCCATTCTGGAAATGTCGATCCATAGACATTTCTTCTTTCCCAGTCTTCTTGAGCTGTTCTGCTTGGAAAGAATTTTGTGTTAATAAATGTATCTCTGTGGGCCATGTATTCACCCATAGAGAGCATTGCTCTGGTCGACTCTCTGACCCCAAGTTCTTCGGCTGTTTTATTTCTATATTTATAAGGACTAAATGTATTTCTTTTTGTTGTTTCTTCTACTTGTGCTCTTATTCTTTCAACTTCTATTCTTTCAGATGGTTCTAATCCACCCATTTGAAGAGTTCTATTCAAAGATCTAAATTGTCTTGAGTAAGGAGCAACATCTGCTAGAATGTCAAGTTGAGTAACTGGATCTGTATAATCTCTTCTAGTTGGATTTAATCTTTCATATGCAACTCCAGGAAGTCTTAATTCTCCTTCCTGAACTTTTGTAAACGGATCGCCAGTTTTGAAGTTTATGAAATAGTCAGATCCAGGTAAAAACGGATATCTTAAACCCATTGTGTTTTGAATTGGGTTAAGATAATTTACATCTGTTCTTTCTTTTGGAATAAATCTTCTTGTTATTTCGGAAAGTTCAATACTTAAGTCTTGACCTGGTAGGTCTCCAAGACCTCCGAGGTTAAGGTCCCAAAACGATCTTGTAGAACCATAAGCTTTAGCTGCTGATTGAAGTACTGGTGCATTGGGTTGAAAATCGGATCTTCCAAGACCCAGAGATTCTCTTACGTTTGCAAATGCAAAGCCATATATACCAGCCATTTCTTGCATCCTGTAACCAAATTCAGAAAGCTGATAAGACATGCCAGATTGGGATATCGGCCTTCCTGCTGCAACAATATTTGGTGGTATATAACCTGGAACTGGCGGTGGACCGTAAAATGCTGACTGCTGATAAGCGCTATTCATGGCGCCTATTGAATCAAACGAAATATTTCTAGCTGTATTTAGAGGTTGTATATTTGTAGATACTGAATTATTATAGGATCCTATTTGCAATCCTACAATCGGAGATGATTCAGCACCAGAGCTTTGTGATGCAACACCTCCACCAATAACTGGCGAAACTCTTCCGGAAGATATTAACCCAGTTGGATTGTAAGCTCCGGAATATCCTGCTGGAACATATTGAGATAATGCGCTAGCAACTTCTTCTGAGTGCATTTCGACTTGTGGCTTCAGCAGCTTGCCAATAGTCATATTGAGGAATGGTGTTATTGGACCAAATTGACCCGTGAAGTATTCTCCAGTTACTGGGTAAGGTCTGTCAAAATAATGTTGTCTTTCAAATCTATAGGGGTCAAATGGCCTTAGCGGAGAAAAATCATATCCATATGCTAATCTTTCAAGTGGAGATTTAAAGGCATCTGAAGTATAGGTTGAGCCAGAAGCTAGCCTTCTATAATAAGAAGGCCTGTAGTACATTGTCTTGCCGCCCTCAAATGGCGTTACGCCAAGTGGCCAGAATCTACCCTGCTTTATCGGGACTTCACCTTCTAGAAGCTGCTGTTTCTTTTCCTCATAGCCCATTCCCCCAGGAACAAGTCCCGACATTAAAGATTGAGCTTCTACTGCTCCTCTAGCTAATTTAGTGGTAACAAATGGAGCGTATACTCTCTCTCCTCTTGCGTCCCTTTCGTTTACCATTCCTCCAACAGTTCTATCAACTGCAAGGGCTGTTGTTCCTATTGCTGCTATCGGAAGTACTCTTTTAATTCCCATTCCATAATAGAAAGCGCTGATGGGTCCACTGTAGTTTTCTGATTGTACTCCAAGTCCTACAGTTTCAAAATATCTATTTAATCTGTCTGACAAATGTATGGATGGTATTGATGCCGAACTGTAAGTTAATGGATCTCTATACGAAGTTATTCCAAGTACATTGGCTGCTACTTTTGTAAAGGTTGTTTCGCCCCTAGATGCTCTATTGAGAACTGTGCCAAGCGTTGGCACAAATGTTGTTCCCATGTTACCAAGTGGATTGACAGCATTAGGACCGAGCTGGTAAGGAGCGGTACCAAAAGCCCTCTTAAGAGAAGGTCTTATTAGGTTTATTAACCTTCCAGCGCCTTGAGCGTTTACGTTTGATATTGATTGGCTAGTAAATGGAGATAGCAAACTTTGGAACGAGTTTTTAAACGCATTGTCTGATTGTGCTTGTATCAAGAACTTCAAGGACCTTGAGGCTATGAGCCCTCTTTGAGCACTTTCACCATATGACTGCATTGCGCTAAGATTAAATATCGTACCAAGCGCTGCGGCTCTTGCCTCAGTTAATTGAAGATTGGATATTTGGCCAGAATCTTTTAGTGTTTTTAATACTTGTTCTATTCTCTTTGTTACTTCAATTGGATTCCCACCAAAGCCCTCATATGTTGCCATTTCAACATTGAATCTGTGGAGGATGTTTCTTAAATAATCTTGCCTAGTTGTGATCGTTGAGGTTTTTGTTGTTGCTACATAGGAGGAAAGTGCATTTGATTCTTGCAAAATTCTTTCAAGTGCTCTTGCTGACCTGCTAAGTCCAGAAACTTCTATTCCCCCTGATGACAAATCAGCTCTAAGAGATGAAAATCTTTCTAGCGCTTCTTCACCAGCAGATATTAACTCTTGTCCAGAAAGCTGAGAAGTTTTTCCAAAAGAAAATGGTTGTATAGAAAGAGCTCTTTCGATTTCATCGATTGCTCTTAGTGGAGTTGCCCTGCCTTGTGCTGCTATTCTAAAGTCTTCAAATGCTTCTACAACTTCTGTTGGATTAAATATCTCAGAGTTTGCTTCGTCTACTACACTTACTAAATCGCCATCTACTTTAAATCTTAGATTTCTTCCACCTCTTCTTGAAATTTCTTGAGATCCAAAAAGTCTTGCAAAAGTTGATTCATTTCTTATATCAACTTTTCTTTTTCTAAATCTACCCAATTTTCTTAATAGAGAATTTGGCTGCTCTTCATCTACATCAAATGCTAACTTGAGCCTTTCTGACCTACTTAAACCTTCACCAATTTCAGAGGCTGTTAATTCAGAATCTCTATAAGATTGTCTTCCGGTGGCCAGTCTTGATGCTCTTGCATATATGTCGGTGTCAATTGAAGAAACTGCTTTAAATAATCCAGGAATTTCTTTGACATTATTTTCCATTCCTGTTGTTTCAGAAACGGAGAATATTTTGCCCAAACTACCAAATAGTCCACCCCTTTCTTTTACCCAGGCATAAACTTTTGCATTTTCTCCGCCACCAGAGATGAAGTCCTGCCTAGATGCTGCTGGAATAAACTGTATTTCTTGGGTAGGATCTATTCTTCTTGGTCCACCAATCCCAAGCATCTGAAGTGGATTAAATCTTACAAGTGGAATACCGACGTCTTGTGATAAAGTCCTTACTTGCTTTTGTGCACCGACTCTTAGGCTTGTTGTGTCGGCAAATCCGCCAGATCTAGTTTCATAGACCCCTCTTACGGTTGAAAAACCAACCGATCTAGAGACTGGGTCTTTTCTAGCTATATCAGCAAAAAGTAATCTTGCTTCTTCTCTTTCTGCTGGAGTTAAACCTTCAAAAGTTCCTATATCAAAGGCTTTGTCTACAGTTACTTGTCTTAAACCAAAAATATTAAATCCACCAATATTAGATGGTCTTGTCATTAATTTTTGGTCTACAAGAAAGCTTCTTAACTGCTCGACGTTATTTGCATCTATTCCTCTTTTAGCGAGTTCTCTTCCTATGATAGTTCTATCGGTTAACTCTCCGAAACTATTTGTTAACCTTATGCCGAGCTTTTGTGCGGCTCTTCTACCAAGATAATCTAACTTATTCTCTGGAATTGCTCCGCTAAATTCTTCATAGAGTGCTTTTTGAGGTCTTACGATTTTTGACGCTGAAGGCGTAAGTACCTTATCCCTAACTCCCTGATAAGCTAGTATTGCTCTTTGTTGAAGAGATTCTCTAAAGTTTTCGTCTTGAAAATGAAGATCTGTTTTTATGAAAGCTCTTTTTACTTGATCTACATCAAGAGCTCTTCCTCTGTTTTTTAATTCTTTATTTGCTTTTTTGGTAATTAACTCAAAGAATTCTGAGTCAGAATCTTGTACTGAATCTATTCTTCCAATTCCAAATGTTATTCTTTGCGATATGTTTTTTGAGGTATTGAGACCAGTAATCTTAAGCCCAGAAATCATACTTCTTGCCGAAGATGGATCTGCTCCAAGTGAAGTTAACTCACCGTAAACAGATTTTAGATATTCATCTTGTGCAAATGCAAATGTAAAATCGCCTCTTGTATCTGGCTCATTGGCCCCCTCTAATCCAAATACGTCTTTTGATAATAGGGAACCTTTTGCGAATTGTGATATTCTACTCTTATGCTGTCTTTTTATTTCTGATATTGTAGAATTTAAAATTTTTCTAACTTGACTTGGATTTCCAGAAACATAGCCGAGAGCTTCATCATAAGCTATGGCTCCGTGTATGACATCATAAGCTGTCTTGGCATTTCTAAAATCTTTAGAGAAGTTTCTTGCACCTACCGTTACTCCTCTGAGGGAGGGTATTGCGTCTATTGCGCCAAGAAATTCCGCTTGATCACTTGCTCTTTTGTGACCAAATAAATAGCTTAAAGCAGTTTTGCCAGCTGTTTTTAACTTTGACTCACCAGAAGCTTCTGATGCAAGCCTTGCTGATCTTGCTCCTCTTCTGGCATCTCTCAGTGAGAATACTAATCCGCCTTGTCTAGCCTGAGATTCTTGAACTGATGTTGAGAAGGCATACCCAGCAGATGAACTTATTCTTGTTGCTTGTTGAATTAACTTTTCTGAATCTTGCCCAAAAGAAGTTAGAATTGTTCTTATGTCTGCAAATTTATTTGCTGTTTTTTGCTGACCTCTTGTTAGAGGAAGCGGGAAATCTAAATACTGAGAATCAATTAATGACTTTATTCTCTGATTAGCTGCCCCTGCCAAGCCCTGAGGTATAAGTAGATTTGTGATATTAAGCGTAGACTGCTTTACAAAATCAGTTACTACGTCAACTGGGTTATACCACTTAACCCTAGATTGTTCATCTTTATTTCCAAAAATTGGATCAGTTACAACTTTTTGGACCAAATAAGTTGATGGAAGTGTAAGTGGTAAACTTCTTGCACCTCTTATTAATTTTTGCTGTATCTCATCTCTAAAGCCCCAAACGGCTACTGGCTCTCTTCCAGATCTTGTAGCTCTGAATTCACTTGATGTCATCCACATCGTTCCGTCAGAAACGTATGAGTCACCTGTTAGTTTTGTTAGCGTTGGCCTAATTACTGATCCATCTGCAGATCTATTAATTAATCTTTCGTATGGGTCTATTCCGTCAGCTACGAATCTATTTACGCCCTCTAATTCATCTAGAGCTTTCTTTATCTTGGCGGCGTTTTCTACAAACCTTCTTCCTAAATGAGACCCGGCATCAGCTGATCTTTGTATGGTCGTAGCTAGCTTTATTCCACCTTTTGAGAGTAGCTTATTTGCTATAAATGTTCCAGCTAAAGTAGCTACTGATGTTGATACAAACTTAAGTACTGGCTTATCTTCAAGAGCTTTAGATATAAAGCTTGAATTTGGATTTGGATTTGTTTCCTCGTTGTTTGCTGCAGGAATATCACGAGATACGACTCCATAGCCAACATTAACTAGTGAAGACCTATCTCTAAACAAATCAAACCCCTTTTATTTTACTTCATACCCCATAGTTTTTGAGCAATTGGGTCATCGTATTTAGCTTCACCGTCTTTTCTGGACTTGTTGAAGTTTTCTACTTTTTGATTCTGCTTCTCTAATTCTTCCTGAGGATCTATTAATTGAATAGAAACATTTGTTGACTCTATTGCTAAAATCGCCTGTTTTATTTCCATTATCTTTTCTGATAAGGCGACCTTTTCAGCAAGTTTTGGATAAGTTAAATTATCCAAATCTTCTGGTGTATATGCACTTATAGTAGCCAAAACAAAAGCTTTCATTAAGCTTCTTACCTCAGATGCTTCCGCCCTTTTTTCCTCCATCACCCTTTTTGCCTTTGATGGATCGGCAAAGCCTGATTCATTTAAAATTTCATCGGCCAGAGATGTCACTAGGCCAGCAGGGTAAGTGTCCAGACTTATATCTGGGGGATAAATTACAGCTGACTTTATTATTACTTCTTCTATTTCAGCTTTCGATTCACCTGAATTTTGATATTCATTTATCTTATCAAATTCAGAGAAGGTCAACTCTCTAAATATAACAGTATCATTTTTTAATGACGTTTGAAATATCGAACCGATACTTTGACTTTAGCTTATAAAGCTGTTCTGGTGTCAACATTAGACACCTTTTAGAGCTGACGAACCTCTAGAGCAGAGAATCCAGAAGCTTCCAATACTTCTTGAGCTATCAAAGATGGAAGTCCAGCCATTTCGGATACAAGAGATTGCTTGTCAAAAGCTGGATACAATATGCATATCTCGGCAATTGCCTCTTCGTTCCAAAGAGAAGCCTCTGCGTCTGTAAGCTGACCCGCCTGAACTAGCTGGCCCATCTTTTTCATTAGATTCTTATACTCTAGTCTATTTAGAGTTCTCCAGGCTACATGCTTATCGTAGGTGATTGACGTAACATACACATCGCCATACTCTCTTTTCCAAAGCTTTATTTGAGCTGCGTTTGGTCCACCTGGCCATATAAGTTCATCATCTGGAAGGTCCTCAACAGAGACAGCTTCATCGGCTACAGCTTCTTCCATTTTGTCTGCCACAGTTTGATCCAACATTTCTTCTGGACCAATTTTTGCTGCGTCAGCAGCACCAAATTCTTCTGCCAATTCTGGAGAATTTTTTACAACAACTTTTCTTTGATCACTCATCATAACTCCTATTTAAAATAGAACTTTTTACATTTACATTATATCATATACTATCTAGGATTTGTATCGTAAATCTTAGATAAATCGTTTCTATCCGACAACTGCTGCTCAGTTGGTGGTTCTTGAACCTTTGTCGGATTTGTTTGCTTAGAGCCCTTTTGATTATTGGCTGCTACTGTAGCATTTGGTGGGTTCTTTAATATGCCGTCCGATATGTACAGATCTCTAGCCAAGAATTGATAAGCTTCCATTAGTGGGGTTCCACCAGGCTGATAAGAAGAACCCATCGACAGTAGGTGTACGTTTTGAAGTATTATGTCCATGGGTTTTGTTAGACTTTTTTGAACTAATCTATCGTTATAATCAAGAGACATTAATCTATCTATAGTTTCAAAATTTCCATCTTGTTGAGTTACACCATTTTGAGCAATGGTTGTAACAGAGCCTTCTTGGGCACCGTGTTTAACAACAAAGTTAAATGGTGGATGTGAACTAAATATATTTCTTGAATCACTTCCAGTTCTATCATACGACAATCTGTCTAGGCTAGAAATTCTATCTAAAGTATTTTCTCCCCAGTACTTTTGTATATTCTTTTCATCCTCAAAAGATTCCATATTACTTCTTAGATAAGATTGAATTTGAGATGTTGGTTCATTAGAATAAAACTTTGATCTTACTGCTGCGGCTTCAGATAAAAGATCTCTCATTCTACCTGGATATCTAGTGAAGAGAACAAACTCACCGTTGTATTATTCTAGTTCCTGTCATCACGGCATCGAAGTTGTATGACCAGAACCCGTATATCGGTGATTTTTCTTGTCTTATATTAAATGAAAATGAAGCTATATCTAATTCATACTCTGAATCAAAAAGACCATCTATGTATATTTTTACATCTTCACCGCTAAAGAAGTAATCATAATACATGTTAAATTTATTATTATCTTCGGTCTTTCCACCCCACTGAAGATCTATTTCCTCATCTAGAGGATTAAACGATTTTTGTGATGAAGGATCTTGTGCCAAATCTGGTGGCAGATAGGCGCTGAAAGGCCTGTATGGTCTTCTGCCAACAGGGCTATTTTGATTTGGCATGTTGGGCATACTACGGCTGCCTTATTCTGTCAATAAAGGTTGTGTATTCTTTCATTTTATTCTCACCATAATAGTTTACTTGCTTATCTCTATAAACTGCAAGTTCCTCTGACCCAAGCATCATGGGGTCGTATTCCATTGACACCATTGGCTGGATTCCCCTTGCCATAAAAGTATATGTCTGTTCAGTTATAAGGTCATCTACAGACATAGTTTGACCTTCGTCGACTATGCTTACGCCGTATATTTTCATTTTAGCGCCAAGGCCATATTCATTGAAGAATGTTAATACTATATCAAATGGGGGTAGCATATCTGCTAACGGAGCAAAAAATAGACCAGTTTCGGCCATTATCTGTTTATACTCTCTTATTCTATAGAATGCGTACTCATTAAAAACGGTGAATATTAATGATCCAGCTATCGTTCTTGCGCCTTTTACAAATCCCCTAGGATTAACATGGCCTATCGTTCTTACTGGAGAATTCTCTCTGTGTATTGAATATGATATAGTTTGAATTTCTGCCAATTCCAGAACATCTGTAGAGTTTACTGTATTAATTGTTCCGTTTGCTCTATCAATATTTGGGATAACCATCGTGGCACTTATATCGGTGCCTGCAAAAGACATATTCGAAAATGGATCTGGTAATCCTTTTTCTATTCTGGCCTTAGACATTCCGTCTCTATCATACAAGCTTCCCCTGCGATGATAAGGGCCAAAATCGTACTTTACTGGTTGTGGATCAACTTTTGCCATTTGTTTCCTTTATAAAAGCAAAGGTGGAGGAGAGAGTTGCCCCATCTCCTCCACCAAAAACCTACTTATTAAATAAGTATAATACTTATGGTCTCACTATCTTAGGATTAAGACCTGCCTCAGAAACGGCATCTCTGTTAATGATGTCTCTGAGATCTCCAGTATTAAACTTACCATTTGCAAGTTGATCGGTTGTAATTCTGTACATTGGACCGATTTCTCTTGCTACGTAAGTCATAGTTTCCTCAATGACAATGTCATCCATCGAAGCGCCTGAACCTTCATTCAAAAGTTCTACGCCGTAGATTGAACGCACTGCACCTTGGCCATATTCGTTAGCAAAAGTGATAGTGATGTCAAAAGGAGGAATTTGGTCTGCGTAAAATGGAACTTGTGAAACAATGTCAGAATCTTGTGAAGAGAACTCTGCGATTCCACGCTTGTGTCCAACATCTCCAGGAAGGGTGTTGTGTCTTCTTGTGTAGAACATCTGTGCATTGTCTTTTTGGTGATTGGCGTCGAGCATCTGGTAAAGAGCTGGACGATCAAAAACCGTGAATATTAACGATCCAGCAATTCCGCGCTTTCCTCTAGAGAAAGATCTTGGATTTGGTGAACCCATTGTGTAAATAGGAGCCTTTTCTCTTGTAACAGAGAAAGTGATTCCTGAAAGTGCGCCGATCTCAACGCCACCAAAAGTGGCAACTATATCTGCGCCTGAAAATGTGGTATAAGTATTGAGATACTTATTAACCGCACTGTCGTAGTAGTCTGAACCTGCCATTTTATACCCTCCAATTCGGTATATTAACTAATGTTATACTGTGACTGCTACTTGAACTTCAATATTCTTGAGTTCAAATGCTGGTGTTAGAACGAGGTCAACAAACGCCTTATTTTCTGCTGGGAAGTAACTTACTGTGAAGTCACTGTCTAGCAAGGCACCAACTTGTTGCATTCCTCGTAGTGCAGAAGTAATTGCGGTTTCCATCGAATTGCGTGTTTGCAATGTTGATGCCTCGCCAACAAACTTCTGGCACACTTGTCTTACAAGGAGAGCTGCTTCTGTTACAATTCTCATTGTAGAAATTCTTGTGTAATCCGATGTTCCTGCTGCCATTGTGAGTCCCTCAACAAAGACTGGAATCTTATTGAAGTTAAGCGCAATGAAGTTAACACCAAGATCACTCAATCCTTGCTGTTGTGTTCTTGAAGGATTGTATCTGAGCGCAGCTACGTTATATGCTGTCTTGTTTACTGGTGAAGTAAACGAAGACATTCTGCTTATCGCAGCTGCAAAAGTTGAAGCTCCATTTGAGTAACCCCATGCATCTGGATAGTTAACTGGCTTAAGCTCTGAAGCGATAACTACAACGTGTCTGCCGATCTCTTCCATGCTTACAGAACCTCTGCTAATTAGGTTAGCAGGTCCGGAACCAGAATTATATAGGTGTGAAGAAACCTGTGCTGGAGTCATGAATTCAGATGTTCCAACGTATGGCTTAATTCCCATAACGGCAAAGCATGCGTGAGAATTTTCTGAAATATCTTTTACCTTTGTCGCAACCTTTAGAGCCCAGCTGCCTGATCCAGTTCCATTGTTTGCATAGAAACCAAATTCTGGATCATTACCTGGTGTTGCTGGATCTTCCCATTCATCTGGATGTGAACCACGGCCCCAAGGAACTATAATGTCTGGTTGTGCTGCTTCGGCTGCTTCGAAGGCTGCATCAAAAACATTTCCACCGCCGGCTGCTGCGTATGTTACGCTGGTGATTGAGCCTGTTGTGTGGTTGAATACGGAGTCTGCTGGAAGTGGAACGATATGAATTCTTTCTGCACCACCTGCAAGGAGTTCAAAATATCCTCTATGAACATCTGAGTCTTCACCGAATGCGGTAATTACATCTTCTTCAGAGGTTGCCTGAACAACGTCAAGATCCTTGACATTGCCTGTACCATCTGCTGTGCCTCTTACGGCAATAAGAACAACTCTCGGACCGACAGGAATATCCTGACGAGAGATGCTATAAAATCTATCTTTGATTACTGTTTTTACACCTGGTAGAGCCATTAGCTTTTGACCTCCGCTTGCAGCGACATTTATAGTTTTACTTCGTAGTTATAGTAATGGATGAATCTTAAAAACAAACTACAATATGGATATTATGAGTCTGGAGTGGCTGTCTGCTGTAAGTCAATTATATTTAATTCGGTTCCCTCATAAGTTGGGGTAGCACTATTGTCAAAGTCGTAGAAGTCGTCCCAAAGCTCTTTTTCATAGGCCATATACCTTCTTACGTCAATAGCTACCTTTTCAATCTTTTCAATCTCCATGCCAATCAACTTCTCTGTAGTTAGCATGTAGGTTACAGTTCTTTTACAAATGTCTGTTGATTGCCTATTTTCTTCAGAATCAGACAGTCTTCTTGCATATACAAATTCTGAGGCTCCAAGCCTTTTAAAAACAGGAGTATGCTCTAACATGAAGTCCTCAAAGGTTTCCATTATTTTATCAGCTGCCTCAGGACCAGAATATCTCTCCAGGGCCCCTTTTACCTTGCCGGATTCTGCTTTTGTTATAACTGAAAATGATATTATATTTTGAAATCTTTGGCCGTAAATAGCTATCCCATCATTAGGGGATATTCTAGTCTTTGGCTTTGGCTCAACAGAATGAGCTCTCTTTAATTCTAGTCCATAAGCTATAACTGGATACTCCGCATAGTCGCCAGACTGAATTGGCTTTATTTTAATCATTGGGTATGCGTTTTCCCAGAGAGACTTAACCACAGTTATAAACTCAATATAAGTTAAATTTCCATGAGCTTGAAGTGGTGGACCGCCCAACCTGTCATAGTTAATTTCATTAACATTTGGAACTGGAAAACGTATTGGATTCTGGGGCATTAGACACCTCTGCCTGTAGCTATATTAAAAGATATATCTCTTAAAGTTCTAGAAGACTTTATGTTTATGTTAAAATAAAGCTTTCCTTTTTCGTCTTTGTCTGCATAAGCATCTAGCCCGTAGTCTCTGACTATATCTAGTTGCTTTAAGTAAACTAATAATGATTCTACTTTTGCTATTACTTTTGAATAGTTGAATTTACCTATACCATTATTTCCTATTGCTTGGACTTCGCCTATAAGCATTGCGGCCAGTCTTACGTTTGAAGCATCTTTAAAGTTTTCGCTAATTGATTGAGTTAAATCTCCACTTAAATACACGTCATAAGGACCAACAAATCTTCTTGATCTGCCACCTCTGATAGCGCAGTTTATACCCTTCTGCTCCAAAGCTTTTACTTCATTTACCTTTGGTTCATTTCCATGTATTGATAAAGCTGAAGGTATTCTTTGCTTGCTTAGCCCAAGATTAACCTGTGTAGAGCTCAACATGCCAGCAACTGCTGCTGCTACAGACGATGTGTATGTTCTTTGCATTTGCTTATGGGAAAACACTGCTTCTCCATAAATCATTATGATGTGCTTTCCATAATCTCTAGTTATGTATCCATTTCCATCAATTGTTGATGGTATTTCATAGTTTGTTGATAAAAGAGTTTGAATATCTGAAGAACTCATTCCCTGATTTCTTGAACCGATTATTCCAATTGTTACTTCTCCAGTATTTTCTTGTATTCTTCCACAAACCAATGATAGCTGTTTGGCAAAGTTTTTATTGCCGGTGTTTATGATTGATGCTTCTAGCGGAACAATAATATCAATAAATTCATACTGCTCAATTAGCGTGTAGCATTCAGCTAGTCTGTCATAGTATGCTTCGTAAAAGGAAAAAGTATTGTTAAAGCTGTCTTTAAATATTTTTGCATTTCTTTCAGATACATTATCTACATACTCACTCATGTATCCAGCTGACATAATGTATATATCTCTTGCCCCACAACTGTAGGCATCGAAAACTCCCCTGAGAAGAGGAGAATTAAAATCAGCTCTTAGTATGTCAACTGCTTCCTGTATTGACCTTATCTTCTGCATACCGTACGGTTCAATTGCATCTGTATGACCTATTAAGAGAATGTTGTTTGTTTCAAATTGAGAAATTTCTTTGTACTTCGATCTTTCATTTAAGGAAACAGATTTGTCTACCAATGAATAATTTTCGTAGTTTGGAGCAGAACTCCAATCACCAGAAGAAGCCGCAGAGGCCTTAACTTGTATTGGTACTTCTTTTGTGTCAGATATCGAATTTACAGTAGTGGATATTTCTACGGTATATTGACCGGGAAATATATTATTTGGTATTTTTAACTTAAGTATGTACGAACCAATTGATTGTCTAGAAATAGAACTTGTATCAGAAAAAATTTGTTCGTATTGCGGAGTAGAAGATAAGGCTAGGTCCATATTGAAGACCAAAGGACCAAGTATGGTTGCACCACCAGAGTTGAATCCTCTCCTCAAAAATACCCTTATGTTTGAATTTGGATCGACATAGTCATATCCAGATCTATATACAAAAGGTATAGTTGCAATGTCCGATGGTTTTGTCAAAAGCATTGTTTAACTCGCTGGCTCTTCCTTTGATGCTCCCACAGTCCAAAAATTTATTTCTCCATATCTTCCTCTTACTGGATAGCACTCTTCTATCAGATATAGGGAATAATCTTCTAAAGACGACTGGGAAGTCTCATATATTCTATCACCTGGTTTAGGGTTTATTTTAGATTCAAAGTAATATATTCTATCAGAATTAATAATTAGCCCTTCTGCGGCCTCTTCCTTTGTGGAAGCCAAATAACGAGATGCAGCCGTGACATGCCTTGTTGTTACCCTTTCAAACTTATCACTATACATTCCATCATCTGACAACCTTCTTTGCAGAAGTATGTCATGACCCCACTCTCTTAGTATTTTACTAAATACTGATTTGGCGTTAATCATACTGCCTTAAACCTCTGTCAAATTCTGGCTCATCTTTTACAGAAACAGTTCTACCTGGACCCATCAACTCTATGTCTGATAAGTAAACCATTTTACCAGTTTGTGGATCGACTCTCTTGCCAGAGGTTTTAGTTTTAATAGATGGATACCCCTTAGGCATTACCCCCTTCATGGAGACCTTTTTAGCCAAGACTTCTCTTCTTAGCGAAGCGGCTATTTGACACCATGTAGTAGCATTTGATCTTGTTGCAACCTGTCTTGGTGCTGATCTATTGGTTATCTCTAGGTCCCCAAGCTTTAGGGATAGTTCGTCGTCTCCACCAAATCCGTAAGTTCTGCTTAGCTCACATGCTGCAGCTGCCTTTATATACTCAAGTATTGTGAATGGCAAAGTTGACCCATCTACATCGTCTCCAAGTCCATAAATTTCTTTTATCTCCAAGGAGTAATGATAAATCATTTCCCCTATTTCTATTAATGATGCGTCTGGAAATATCGAAAGAAGTTCTTCTGGGTCTAGATAAAGGGGGTAAAGGTCTGGAGCAAATAATATTGTCTCATCTGCTCTTAGGGTTACTGTTGGTTTATATTCCGTAGTGCTTGTACTCGCATATATGTTTGTTCTAGAAACAATCGTTTTTGACGGGCTTCCTGCGGTAATTCCGGTAAAAGTTACGGCATATGCTCCAGCTATTGTTGGGGTAAAATTATAGTAATATTCTGAAAGAGAACCAGAGACTGCTGTGGCTAATGTATTAACTATTTCTTCTTCTTTTGAATTGACTATTTTAACATTGACAGAACTCATTGTGGCTTCTACTTGATTGCCATTTATGTCTTGGTCAAGAAATTTTACTTTTAATTTTACTGTGTCATTTACGAGCACGTTGCTAGTTGACATAAATCTCCATTTTAAAATAAGCAGTTTCTTATATAGTAGAAGCTTTTATTAGCCTATTGCTATTTCATTTTCGCCAGTCAAATAAAGAACTTCTGCAGTTAAAAGGGCTGTATAATCTTCGTTTTCTGGAACAACGGTTATAATTGCCTCTCCCTGAATTTCAAGACTTATTAAACTAATTGTTGTTAAATTTGAATAGTCTTCTGTGGTTGCGTAGAACAAAGAAACATTTGGAACTACTATAGGATTTGGGTTACCAGGAACATATACATAAAGGGTTCCAGTATAAGAATAATTTGGCTGATTATAATTTATAGGACTGCCGTAAAGCATTTAATTACCCCACAGATAAAGGAACTGTAATATATAGTAACCGAGAAAGGGTTTATGACGTGATTTTAAATTTTTCTTTGAAAGAAATTGCAGTCTTCTTTTAGATTTTTCATCCAAATTCTACTATCATTTGGGGATGAGTTTTCTGGGCTTCCGTAAAGAAAAGAACCCAAGTAAGCTACTCTTATTCCACCAGTAACTGGCGTAACCTCATGTGTTCCTATGTAGTTTGCGGGGTAGATGACAGCGGTACCCATTTTGGGTTTGTGCTCATATTTTGCGTGCCTAAATCTTATCGCTCCACCAGTGAAATTTGTTCCATCTAATTGGTCTTCACTTTCGACACAATCATTCATATATATATTTATACTTACTTTTGCGTGTTTGGGATACTCATTAGAAGCTCCCATACTTTCTTCGTAAGGAATTTGATCATCACAATGTGACCCTATTCTTTGTCCGTTTGAATAGGTTGCAAAATGACCGTGACTTCTCCACCAGCAAACTGTGGCGGCATCGGGGTATAGCTTACAGTATTCAACCAAAACCTTATAGAGATAAGACTCAAGATCTTGAACTAATTTTACCTGTTCTTCAGTTGGTTTTTGCTCATAAGATTTACATAATGGGTCTATAAATCTTTCTGGAGCCATCGCAACAGACTCTAAATCAAACTTAAAACCTGTTCTATTAACGGCGTACTTTTTTCCATTTTCCTCTACATAAGTAAATGTATCTTGTTCTAATTTTCTTAGAAAGTTTATATACTCAATTGTAAACTTTGGATCTACATTAAATAGATCCTCTATAACGCAAAGACCACTTCCTATATCAGTAATTTTCATTATTATCTCATAATCCTAAAATGCTCTGAATGCTCTCCATAACCTCTGCTTATAAGAAATTTTTTATAGTCTTCCATCAGGTTTGGCATGTAGAGATTGCTAGATGTTTTAGAAATTTCAGGATTTTTTATTGGATCAGTAACTGATTCTCCAACCTCTTTGTTTGGAGTGCCATGGCTATACCAGCCAAGATAGGAGTATCTTTCTCCAGCAGATACCGGCTTAACTTCATGTCCAGCCATATAGTTTGACGGAAAGAAGAGTATGTCACCCCTTGTGGGGGCAAAGTCTATATCTAGGTAATTAAAATAATGATGCCCACCAGAGAATGTGTTATCGCTTACTAAGTCCTCATCTACACAATTATTTAAATAAAATACTGTACTTATAGTGTTTCTTGTTGCTAGCTGATCAGTTGGCGTCCAAACGTCATAAACATAATCTGCACTTATATCGGAGTGTGATCCTAAGTAAACACCCTTTTTATACTGAACTATGTGCCCTTTTACCTTCCACCATACGCATTTGGCGGCTAGGGGAAAAAGTTCAAAATATTTAAGTAGATACCTGTCTTTTGAATCTTCAATAAATTCAAATATCTCTCTTATTTTTTCATCTGCATATCTGTGTATTGCAGAGCCTCTTCCGGGCATTTGCTCTACACTGTCTTTGCTAAAAAAGTATCCACTTTTATTTATGTAACATTCAACACCAGTTTCTGGATTTACTGCTGGTTGATACATTTCGTCTTTTTCTTTATTGATTGCGTTTCTGGAAAAATTAAGAATGTAATCCCAATCAAGCTCAAGTGCAGATCTAAATACGATTACTCCACCACCCAAATGATCTGCTTCAACATTATTGTCAATCATTTTTTTCCTTTTTATGCGGAAGATTTTTTTCTGTTCCAGAACTATTATATCTTCTAATGGTTCCCCTTAAAAGAGATATAAGCTTTGGATCTCTTACTGATTTTAAGTCTTCTATATTATACTTGGAAATAATGTACTTTGCGTAGTCTTCTCTTATATTTTCCATCCAAACTTGGCCTTGTTTTCCTGCTGGAAAGTTTCCGTGAATTACATGAATTCCTCTTTCTGGGTGTGATGAACCCTGAGCAAAGTATCCTATGTATGCGTACCTACTGCCATTAAGACAAGGTTTTATTTCATGAGTTCCAAGATAATTCGATGGAAACATAAGAATATCACCAGCCTTAGGATGATGAGTTGCATTCGCATATTCAAAAACAATTTCCCCATTATTATATTCATACTTTTTAATATCTTCCTTATTAGGGACTGAAGAATTCAAATATATAATAACACCTAAAACATTCCTTGTTGCCAGTTGTAGATCTGGCTCAAAACCAGGCTGGTAGTTCACATCATTATCATTATGTATTCCCATATCGCTATTTGGACCGTAAGCAAGAACGTGACCAAGTGTTCTCCACCAGATATTGGGCAAGATCATGGGAAATATTTCTATATATCTGAGCAAGCAGTTATAAAAGGTTTCTTCACATTTTTCAAAAAATGAAACAAGTTCTTTTGGACTATTTTCATCCAAAAAATTCATTATGTGGCTTGCTGCCTTATCTATGTCATCGATAGAAAATCGATGTCCGCTTCTGTTGATTGCATATGAAGCTCCGTCTTCTTCTTTGACTATTGTGTAGTCTTCTTCTACAGCTTTTTGCTTTAAAGAAGCCAAATATGGGATTATAAGATCTTGATCAACATCTATTGCACTAGGAAAACAAACTACTCCCATTCCATAATTAATTGGTTCTGGTAGCATTTCACTCTCCTATTTTTTGGGGCTCTGTTCCACATGGGCCCATTATATCTTCTTTATCTTGATCATTTTTGGCAGGCAATAATTCAGAAGTGTCCGGATCTGGCATTGACCCAATTTCGACTGAATCGTGCGTAGTGCCATACTGCGCCACCTCTCTGCCCTGAAATACAGGGTTCCAACCTGGCTCCACACCATTTCCCTGTACATCGGAATAAATAGAATACTCTGATTTACAGTATTTTTCATAGTCATCATAAATGTTGTCAAACCAAACTGGCGGACACCATTGCTTGCTTTTATTTTTTTCAACTACTACTATTCCTGCTTTTATATCGTCTGCTCCTTGCCCAAAAAATGTTAAATAACTGTATCTGACACCTTTGCCCATTGTTTCAACATCATGAGATGCAACATAGTTGGTTGGAAAAAATATAATATCACCTTTTTGAGGTTTATAGGAAATGCCAAGATGGACAAACCTAAGGTTTCCGCCAGTAAAGTTTTTCCCATTAAGCTCTTCTTCAGTATCCACGCAATCATTCATATAAATGAGGGCACCACATGTTTGGCGTGATGCAACCATTCCTCTCGGCATATACCTTACGCCTTTTGTTACCTTGTAATTAGTATCGTTATCCGCGTGGCAGCCTAGCCTTCCGCCATCTCCATATCTGAGTATATGGCCCCTTGTCTTCCACCAAATACTGCCTATCATCAAAGGGTAATGATCGATATATTTTAGTAAGCACTTGTATATCTGATCTTCGAGGTATAAAAAGAAGTTTTTAACTGATTCAGGTGTTGTTGAATTAACGGGATCTAACAGTCTAATTGGCGTAGAGGGAACCTCTTCCATCCTGTATCTAAATCCATCTTCATTTATCCCATAGGTTACACCATCAATCTGATGATAGGTCCATCGAATTTTATGAGCATCTTCAGCTTTGCTATCAATATAGTTTAATATAAGACTTTGATCAATGTTAAATGCGTTTCTGAAAACAACAACACCTGGACCGAGAACTTCGCACTTGATGTTGCCAATTTCTTTAATTATTTCTTCTGTAATTTCTGGAGATACCGGAAAAGGATTCATATCCTTAAATGGATCTTCTGTTCTCACTTCTGTATTTGTCATGATTTACCCTAAGACCTCATCTATTGCTTCTCTTATTGTCCAACTTGCGCCCATAACTCTGGGCTCGTCGTCTAGTGGCATGTCTTGCCAGTTAAATCTAGAAACCATGATACCATTTCTGCTGATCAAGAACTTTTCATAATTATGAGGTATTCTAGCTATTGCTTGGCCAGCCAAATTTTGTCCATCACTAGCTGCCTGTGTTCCATCTGCTGTTGTGTCTGAGTAGTTTCTTTTTTCTTTTCCTTTTAAGAAGGAATAAACTGGGTGTTCGTCTTTTCCATTGACATCTATTTTTTCTGATATTGGAAAGTTCATAAATGGATAATTGGTTTCTAAAAAAGTTTTTATCTCACTATTTGAACCTGGCTCCATTTTTCCAAACTGATTACATGGAAAACCAATAACAGAAAATCCTCTATCATAAAACTCTTCGTGAATTTGTTGAAGTTGCCATAGTTGCCTAGCTGTTCTTGCATAGGACCAAAGTGGACTACATTTTGGTGTATAGCCAAATTTACTTGATATATTAACCAATAGTGTAACTTTACCATTAAAATTTCTTAAGAAGTTTTCTTCTCCAGAAATTGATTTTATTCCTATGTTGTATACATTATCCATTTTTTGTGCCCTCAAAATCTACCAGGCAGTAGTTGTCTATTGCTATCTTACCAAGAATCTTATTATCATCAAAAGTCCCATGCAAAGAAACATTTGTCCTAAGTGGTGTTTCAGTAAACCCACTCATAAAAAAAGAGTCATCTTTTACAAGAAAGTCTGCAAATTGCATCTTGCCTCTCTGTTCACCAATTGCTGCTGTCATAGTTTCTGATATAAATAACTGGTATTTATCAATACCAAGCGGTGATTTGACATCTAAATTCCATATGCCAACAAGGTTATGCATCATATATTTGGTTCCTTAAGTGAGGGAAGTCCATTGAATGTTGGACCTATTCTTTCTCCTTTTTCATTTAAACCAGTTTTTATTCCCTTCATCCATGTCCATGGTTGCTCTTGCAACTTTTTACTTTTTGCGTTGCTGTAATTCATTCTCTCTTGCATTAATTCTGGCTTGTCCCAGAGATTTTCTACCTGAAACTCAACATCCTGCAGTAGTGTATTGTGATAGATTGTAAAGTGCATAAAGGGCATGCCAGCTGGAAATATAACAGGTTCTCCCACCTTTGTAATTTTCCAGTTCATATTAAACTCATCTGGCCACCAATAACTAGGGATATGAGCTGTCAATGGAACCGCTCCATCGACAAAATAATTCGGTGATCCTCCAATCCAGGTACTGTAATTGTCTTCGGTTTGAAACGCCCAACCGGTAGAAAATGACATTATGCCAATAATGCTCGGCATGACTATCGATCTTCCGTTTAAGGTTTCTCCCTCAAGAACTCTTGGAACAGTATTGCCGCCATCCCATTGAACAACGACATCTTGTTGAAGAATAAGCTCCCAACCAGTCACATTTGCAACAGTTAGCGGTAGGCACTGGTACGCATGTTTGTTGTAGGTGTCGTCCATCCAATCTCTTTTGATTCTGGACTGCTTTATTTCTGGTGGATTTTGGTGAGTTTTTGTAAGAGTAATTTTAGTCATGAACAATCATTATACCATTTTTATAGCCTAATTCCAAAAACGAACTACGCAGTATTTTGTTCCACTTTGTACTGCTTTTGCTTCATGGGAAAACGGAAATGATGAAGGAAAAAATAGTATGTCTCCAGCTTTAGGTGAATACTTTATTTTTAATTTATCGAAAAATAACTCACCACCGGTAAAATCTTCATTGATGTAAAGAAGACTGGACACTCTTCTGTGAACCCCTATGCCATCATCGCAGTGAAGAACAGCCTGTTGACCGACTTTATACCTAAGTATATTATAGCCAACTATCTCTTGTTTTTGTGCTAATTCAACTTCAAATTTATCTATGTAATTAAATAATTTTTCAGAAATAATAGGATCTATCATTGAATATATTTTATGATATAGATACTGAGTTCTATCAAAAGCGTCACACGTTCTTCTTTCTGATTCGACAGCTTTTAACATATCTTGATTTTGATTATCGTAAACTAAAGATCTATTCCATTTGCCTTTTTCAAGCATGTTTACAATTTCGGCGCATGTGTCATTATCAATTGCTGATTTATATATTGTAATAAAATCATTCATCTTAGATCTACTCTGCGAGGAAAAATTCTATTGCCTCTTTAATTCTGGCTAAAGCTACATCTGAATTTGTTTTTCTGTTTCCTGCATCAAATGCTAAATTGAGTAAATCTGAATTGCAGAAACGTAACATTTTTTTACCTGTTTTATTAATTATAAATTTTTCAAAGTTTCCCTGAACTGGAAGATCTATAATATTTTTATTTAGTCGCTCTTGATTGACACTTTGCAGCACCCTATAAAGGTAGTGCGGTTGTAGGCCGTTTTCTAGATCTTCTTTTATTGTCATCATTTCGGAATATGGAAGAAATGTTCCATAATGATTTTCCATGTGCTTTTTCATATTTTCTGGACTTGCTCCAGAATCAGCAAATTCTCCGTAGGCAAATTCGCAGAAATCAGTACTTGGTATCGCCAGCACCTCGAAACCCCTGTCCTTATAGTCAAGATATAAATCTTGTATAAGCGGATACTGGGCTGAATTTGCGCATTCTCCAGTGACATTAACTATCATAGTCACTTTACCCTTATACTTGCTTAGTATGTCTTTTTCTCCGTTTAAGGAGTTTACTTTAATATCATATATTGATTCTTCAAATTCTTGAATAAAAGGTGTCTCTAAATTTTCGTCTATCATTTCCCTAGACCTTCTGCTTATTCAGCGTTTTAATATACTGAATGATTCTTGTGATTATTATCGTTATAATCAAACATAGTAACTGCAGAATACTTAATTCCGCTTTTTACCTTAAGAGATGCGTGGGCATATATGTAAGTTGATGGAAATAATACTACGTCACCAGCTTTTGGCTTAAGTGTGATATCTAAATATGGAAACCACAATTCTCCACCTTCATATTCATCATTTAAATACATCACTGATGAGACGGTACATGTATAAGAGAAGCCATGGTCTGTATGAACAGCAAAGTGCTGACCTGGTTTATATCTAACAAAATTTATAGCTTCCATATAATCCATTTTAAAGTTATACATGGACTCGTAATGCTCTAAACACTTTTTGAGCCTAGAGTCAACATCATCATAGCACTTTTTAATTTCTTCAAACTCCGGAGTTAGATATGGCCAGTGATCTGGACTCATCTTTAAATCTACACAGTCTCTATAGTCTGGCATTTTTGTGTTGTAACCCACAACTGCGTCTGACCATTTAAAAAGCTGGTGACTGCTATTTCCTATAGTAGCTTCAAGTCTTTCTGGAATATTTAAATCTCTTGATATTGCATTTCTGTATAAGAACATGCCAAACTTGGGATCGCCAATATGATAAAAATCCATTTTTTACCTCAAAAAGTTTTACCGTAAATCATTATGATATACTATATCACTATGTCATCACCAGTGCAACACGATTTAAAAGCTAATAATCTCTGCGAAGAATTATATCAGATAAATAGCTTTTTGAATGATGAAAAATTTCAAAAACTCTACGAGCATTTGCTCAAGTGCCCAGTAACTAAATATGACTCTGTGGGTGAGGATGACAATTATAAATTTTCCTCTAAAATAGATCCATCTACAGGAGAAAATGTTATTCTTCCTACTAGTAATATTTCTTTTACATTTCCAGAAATAACCGAAGGTATATTAAAGTATGACTTTTTACATAAAGTATCTGAGTTAATATCTATTTTATACAATAAATCTGTTTGGCAAGAAGAGGGGGTTGGGGTTACTGTTTACAGCCCAGGTGATGGTTTACCAACTCACTTTGATGGGATGAATAGGTATTTGCAGACCCCTTCTGGCCATCCCACAAGAGACTACAGCTCTGTATACTACTATAATAATGACTTTGAGGGCGGCGTCTTACATTTTACCAAACTTAACATTAAAATAAAACCTCAACCAAATATGTTGCTGATTTTTCCTTCTGATGAACTATATACTCACAGGGTAGAAAAAGTTACGTCAGGATTAAGATACATGTCTTCTAATTTTTGGTCCATAAAGGAGTAGCAAATTGTGGAAAAGTCTTTAATAGAGCCTGGATATTTTGGAAACTCACCAAAAAATATAAAGATATTAAAAAATTTTGTTGATCTTGAAGATTTAAAAAAAATTCAAAACTTTCTTCCAACAATAAATGAATGGATGGATGCTGGAGAAAACCAGTACGCTGAAGATGGAACTTGTACATACGATGCGTCTTACTGGCAAAATAGGCAGTGCAGCTATGACATTTTATCTAGAATAAATTTAGATATATATAATTTGATAGACAAATATATCTTAAAAATGAAATATTTTCTTGAAGATGAATTTAGGGTTAAGCTTAGCGTTCGTCCTCCAGTTATAATAAGATGGTTTCCTGGCTTAGAACAACGCCCTCATGCTGATAAGCAGCTCAATGATGGATCACCAAATCCGTTTCCGACATATGACCTTAATTCCCTCATTTACTACAATGATGATTTTGAGGGTGGACAATTATATTATCCTCAACATGAAATTGAGATAAAACCTGAACCAGGACTTGCTGTAGCACATCCTGGAGATATCAATTATTTGCATGGAGTAAAAATGGTAACTAGAGGCGAAAGATTTACCACCCCATCATTTTACACTATAACTGAACTATTATAGAATATGGTTTTGAAAAAAATATATAATTGTAAATTTGAAGAAATAATTTCAAACATAGATTTATATGTAGATCTTTTTTTGAAATACAAAGTTATTATTTTTAAGACTATTAATTTGGAGCCCGACCAACAAGGTCAAATAACTGAGGCTTTTGCTAGTAAATTAAATTGGGGTTATATATCGAATCCTCATGCTGAAGATCACAATTTTACAATAGGAAGAAACGAAAAGTTTTGTTCTTCTAGGGAAATTTTAATTCCTTGGCATTTGGAAAATTGCCATAAATCGGATCCACAAATTGCCAGTACTTGGCACATGCAGAAGATGGTGTGCGATTCCGAATGCGGAAAAACTGGGTTTATTAACTCTATAGATATATTAGAACAAATGGACAAAGATTGGGTCGATTTTTTATCAAAATGTAAAATAGTTAATTCCCTAAAAAATACCTATGATACGGTGAATGGAGTTATTGTAAAGCCAAACATTTTTGCTAGGTCAGCAATTGGGGTGCACAGAAATACCGGAGAAAAAATACTTAAATTATCTCCTAAATCAGAAAAAGATTCTCTACTTTTATACGATGATAATAGTCCATCGAAAAATGATATAAGTATTTTTTCAGATATAAAAATATGGTTTGAAAATAAAATTAATGAATTTGACAACGACGAAAATTATTGGTTAAATTGGAATTTAGGAGATTTAGTTATAATAGATTTGAGCACTATAATTCACGCTGTAAGGGGCGGATTTCTTTCTGGTGAAAGAATTTTTAATAGATATTGGGCTTATTCTGATTCAGAATCTTTTTTTAGGAGTATAGATAATGTCTGAAAATGGTACAAAATATATCTTTCCGACTCCAATTTATATTTCCAATATTGGTAGAAGTTTTACGAACCAAGAATTATCTGCAATTGAAGTCTTTGAAAAAGACTCTACTTTTTATCAATCCAATGCATTTAGTAATAATAAGTTTGTTCTTAATGATAAGAATCTTTCTTTTCTTAAACAGAATTGTGAAGAACATATGTCAACTTTTATATTAAATGATCTTTCTATTGCTGACGTGCAACCATACATAACCCAGTCATGGGTGACTATTTCTGGGATAAATGGTTATCAATACGAACACTATCATCCGAACAGTTTGTTTAGTGGGATAATTTATGTTTCTGGTTCAGAGGAAGATTTTACTGTTTTTAGAAGACCAAAATTTACTCCACAAATACAGTTAAGAACTTCAAGTCAAGCAAGCGAAAACAGTGATCTTTTTCGTGTAAATCTAGAAATTGGAAAAATAGTTATTTTCCCTTCACATTTATATCATTTAGTTCCAAAAGTATTTTCTGAAAAAAGAGTAGTTATTGCTTTTAATATTTTTGTAAAAGGCGAACTAGGTTCTGAATCTACTGTAGATTATCTATCCCTGTAATAATTTATTGTAAAAATAAAAATAGACAGGGTTGTTATGACCCCTGTCTACTTTTACTGTTAAACCAGTATCTTTTTCTTTAGAAGACTGGTACCGGTCCGCCGAATCCCGGTGGGAAGTATGGTGGGAAGAACGGTGGGAAAAATGGTGGGAAAAATGGCGGGAAGAACGGTGGGAAGAACGGTGGGAAGAACGGTGGAAAGAATGGCGGGAAATACGGCGGAAAGTAAGGCGGAAAGTAAGGTGGAAAGTAAGGTGGAAAAAATGGGCTGTGAATAGTATAGTTAATTGCAGTTCCCAATGGGGTAACAGTAGTATCTGTTACAGCAGTTTTAACCTTATCTAGGTCAGCAGCAACTTGAGTGCTTTCTCCAGTAACCGTTCCAACTGTAAAGCCTGCATTTGTTATTGTTGTGTTTGCGTCGGCTTTAGCTGTACCAGCAGCGATTGTTGGCTTAGCTCTTTTTCTTTTACTGCCTTTACCTGGCTCTGGCGTATTCGTTGTCATATTATGCTGCCAAATCTCCTAGTGCTACCCATGTATCTGTAGCTCTCTTGATAAGCGTAGCCGAAGACCACTGCGCGCGTAACTTAAGACCAGGAGTTGCATTCACTGTTACTCCGCCTTGAGCAGCGATTGTAGTTTGGCCAGCTCCAGTCTGTAAAACTGTAATTGTTGTACCTACTGGGAAAGCTACGTTGGAATTTGTTGGGACAGTTAGGTTATGACCTGAAGCTACGTTCATTTCAACCATCTTTGATCTGTCACCCAAAACAAGTGTGTATGCGGCTGTCTGGGCATTTGTTACTGTATCGCTGGTAATTCTCTGATATGTAGTTCCGTCATTTGTGAACTCCCAGACATCGTCTGTTTCATTCCAGCGAATGAGAACGTTTGTTGATGTACCGCGCTCAACTTCAACACCAGCGTTTTCTGTTGGGGATCCAGTAACATCATGATTCAAAACGATAATATTATCTGAAACATGAAGTTCGGCTGTATTAACAGTCGTAGTATTTCCTTGAACTGTAAGGTTTCCAGTTACAGTAAGGTTTCCTGGAACTGTTGGGTTTCCAGTATTTACCCAGGCTGTTCCATTCCAGGCTAATAGGTGATTGGTGGCAACTGATGTAATGGTTACATCACCCACGTCATCTAGGGCATTTATTGTTGGGATCGATGCATTGACCCAGGCGCTACCATTATACTGAAGATATTGATTTGTTGCGTTGCCTGTAATTGTTACGTCACCAACATCGTCAAGGGCGTTGATTGTTGGAATTGCAGCCCACTCAAGACCAGTTACGGCTGAGCTGTTGGCCTTTAAGAAGTATCCGTTTGTCCCGACGCTAAGAATTGCCTCTGTGTCGTTAGCTGTTCCTACGATTAGGTCGCCCTTTGCGGCTATGATTGAACTTTCGATATATGTATTTCCAGCTGTTGCTGACAATGAACTTACTGCCGTATCTACATATTGAGTTGTAGCAATTTGTCCATTTGAGGTTCCCGCATTTGCTGTTGGTGCTGTTGGGGTGCCTGTAAAAGTTGGGCTTGCTAAAAGCGCATAGCCAGAAATATTTGCGTTGGCTGGTATAGTTACGTTTCCGGTAAATGTTGGGCTTTCGATTGTTGCGTAACCAGCAAATGAAACATTTGCTTTTTCTGTTCCAGTTATACGGCCAAAGTTGTCGACTGTTACAGCGGCAACAAAGTTAACTGTGTTTGCACCGTTGCTATTTGTTTGTGTTACGGTTGCAAGATCAATGTTATCATCATTTACGATAATTCTTGCTGTATTTGCTGTTCCAACAGCGAAAGAATTGCCAAGAAGGGTTAAACCAAGACCAGCTGCGTATGCCCCAGTTGCGCTAAACTGAGTTGCGATAATTGAATCTGTTCCGACAGTAAATGTATCTGGATTAGTTACTGTTAAGACATAACCTCTTCCAGCATTCTCTGTTCCACCAGAAACGAATATGTATGCGCCTGGGATTTCGCTAGCCTGATCACAAAGACCACACCTGGTTAAAACCCATGGATTGGATGCGTCACCGACTGTTGTAAGAACGTATCTACCGTTTTGTGCTGCTGTAGTTTGATTCTTAAGTAGAATAGACATGTTCTGCACCCAGCTACCGACACCATCGATTGTTGGGAATGCTCCGTTTGAAGAAGCTGTTAGTGTTGCACCAACGCCATCTGTTCCGTTATTGTATGTGCCAGCAAGGTTTGCTGTTGTTGCTACTCTTACTGCTGGTTTTGATTTAATTCCTGTGGCGACTTCATCTACATATGCTCTTGTAGCAAAATCTGTAGATGTGTTTCCGCACAACTGAAGCAATTACTGATGTTACGTTAAGCACGCCGTTTGCAGCAATGTTAGCCATTACTGATCCGTTGGCTGCTCTAAATTCTACTAATGGAGCGCTAGCACCGTTTGCTGCTTTAAATACTGCAGCCTCGTCGTTGATTGTAATTTCTGGTGCTGTTTCAAATCTTAAACGGGCCATACTTCTCCTGTAAAAAAGTGATTGTTTTATTTATACTTCAAATATAGTAATGCACTTGTGTAAAAACTATTGTGTTATTCTCTTTAAATATTCTAACATTTTTCCTTGGTACTTTATTCTACCAAAGTGGGTTAAATTAATGGTTGGATCAACCCATACTTTTCCACCCATTTTTTGCCAATATCTACAGAATCCATAGTCTTCTGACAAGAATCTTCCCTCATCATCTACATAAGAGTTGAATAGAGCATATCCGTTTTCTTGCTCGTCGCCCTGCAGAGCACCAGTGTCATCCTTGTATTTAAGTTTTTTATACTTTTTAAACATTTTTTCAAATACTTCACGTTTAATTAGCATAAAGCCAGTTCCAGCTTCGTAGCATTCTACGGCCCCTTTTTCAATGTTCAACTGAACATCACCTGGCTTTGTAAGGTGAACTACATATCTTGTTCCATATTCCATTAAATCTTTTGAATCTAGATCTTTTTGTGCGCCTTCTTTTACTCTATCCCAGTTAATTTCCTTAATTGGATAAGATGCTGTCATAACATCCTGGTCATGCCATAACATTTTTAGGATGGCTTCTTTGTCAAATTGCAAGTCCGTATCAATAAACATAAAGTGTGTAAATGCTGGATTGCCCATAAATTTTGCTACCAGATTATTTCTAGCGCGGTTAATTAAAGAATCAGATATTGTACATACTGAGTATTTTAATCCAATTTCTTTAAAGTAAAGACATGCTTGCATAAAGCTCATCATGAATGGCTCAGTAACGTGAGAGTCATAGCAGGGCAGACCAAAAAAGACATTCCATTCTTGGAGTTTTTCTTTTGGAATTGTTATATTAATTTCTTGTTGTTCAATAGACATATATTATATTATATCACATTATTACCAAGTTGACAAGGAAAATCTCTTCCAGCTGTTTTCATCTACGCAAATATAAAAATAATTTTGATCATAGGCCACGTCTCCTTTTTGACCATCCGAAGAAGATGTTGCTGGTGCCGCAATAGCAATATCGTTAAAAGAAGGAGCTGTGATTTTTCCTCCAACTCCTTTAAATACGGTTATTTCTTTTGAAAAAGAATCTGGAGCTACCTCAAATGCGACTGAAACAGTATTCGCAGTTGTTGCCTCCCAATATGGCCTTACAAAGCCATATGGGGACTCTGTATCTCTTACAATGAGAGAAATATCTCTTGTATTTAAATTATGATTTATTTCAAAAACAGAAGTTGTACCATCACCCACTATTCTGGAATAACTATATCCATCAAGCGGAAGAAAAACAGAAGCTACAATTGAGTTTGCTAAAGGAGCCGAACTAAAGTCAAGAGTTATTTTATTTGGTGAAGTAGCGTAGGTGGCAGCCTCGATAAATTCATATGGAGAATCTGCATTTCTTATAGTTACTGCTACGTCTCTTGAACCAAGTCCGTGATTTACTGCAATATTTGAGTTAGATCCATCGCCTATTGTTTGAGTATAATATTCATAATCTCCAGCTGAAGTTATAAATACTCTTCTTGAAGAAGACTCAACTGTTGCAGAAAAATCCAAAGTAACTGCATTTGAACTAGTTGCTTCTGTCCTTACAAAAATACTGTCATATAAACTGGTTGAATCAAGTACAGAAACTATAACATCTTTTGTGTTTAAATTGTGATTTAACGTATAAGATGAATTTGTTCCATCTCCAATTGTTGCAGAATAAGAAGAGGCTTGCCCTTCTGTTTCATCAGAAGACGGAGAAAATTTTGTTCCATCAAATTTAAGTATTTGACCAGAGGTGGCGTTTGAAAGATCTAGTTGTACGCCTGAAATCGTCAGCGTGTCGCCAACGACCAAACCATTTTTAACTATAAAGTCTTTGTCTGCCACTAAAGTTCACTGTCCCTCTAGTTTTAAAAACTATTAAATTGTTGAGGTATTTCTACCCTATTATACTACACTGCTATCAATGTTCTTGCAACTTTGACAGTAGCATTTGTGCTTGCTGCGTCTGTGACAGTTACTCTGAGGAGAACGTTATCAGAAGAGATTGATGTTGAAACAGCCAGAGGGATTCTAGATGCACCGAGCTCAATAACTGCGTACTCTGACATGTATGATGTTGTTCCATCATGAACTAAGAGTACCTCAGAGCTGGTGTACTTGGATCCTTGGGTAACTTGTATTAGATACTTAGCAGTTCTGTAAGCTGTCTTATCAAAGCTATCAACTGTTGTAATCGTATTTACTGAAACAACCTGAGTTGAAGTGTTAAGTTCGCCAGTTCCAGAGTCAAGCGTTATTGCGCCTGCTGCCATTGTATTTGTAACTGTAGTGTTACCAAATGTTACTGAGTCACTAGTGCCAACAGACTGACCTATTGCGAATGTTGGATTTGCACCTTCGCCACCAGCATTGGTTATGGTCACGCCAGTACCAGCTGTTACGTTGGATACAAAGTTCCCAGAAGCTATATTTGAATAACTGCTTGAATCAGAGCTAATTTGCCATGTATCGGTGGCTTCATTCCAGCGTATTTCTGAATTTGCTGAAGTGCCACGCTCAACAGTAAGCCCTGCGTTAAGACTTGGTGATCCAGTCACATTACTGTTCAATACTATAAAGTTGTCCTCAACAGCTAATGTTTCTGTGTTCAAGGTTGTAGTATTTCCTGAAACTGTGAGGTTTCCTGTGACCGTCAAATCTTGACCAATAGTCACATTAGCTGGTAAACCAATGGTTATTGCTCCAGCTGAAGCTGAAACCTCAATCTCATTTGCAGTACCAGTAAGTGATGTTACAGCATTCGATGATAGGTCGCTTACTTGTGAGGCGAGGATGGAGATAGAAGAATCGCTTGCTGCTGTTAGACGGCCTTGGGCGTCTACGGTAAATGTGGCCACTGAATTGGCCGATCCGTAGTTACCAGCAGTTACAGCTGTATTATCAAGGCTTACGGTAATTGTATCGGTATTGGATGCAGCTGTGCTCAATCCAGTTCCGCCAGCTATTGTGAGTGTGTCTGAACCAGAAGTAATTGTCTGATTTGATCCGCTGTCACCTGCTACTGTAAATGATGTTGCAATATTAGCAATTGTGTTGTTAACATTTGAAATTGCATTATCTGTGTACGAAGTAGCATTAGAATATGCATTAGAGGCTGCTCCGTGAGCATCATACGTATTCGCTGTAACTGCGATTGTTGCATTAGAACCTTCACCAGGAGTATGTGTGACTGTAATTCCGGTACCAGCAGTAACACCAGACATGTAATTGCCAGTGGTATCTGTGCCAAGATCAATTGCGTCATTTACCCAGGCTGTACCATTCCACTTAAGGAATTGTCCATCGGAAGCAGAGGTAATGCTTACATCGCCAATTTCATCAAGTGCTGTGATTGAAACAGCTGCAACGTCGTCAGTTGTCGCAACGTTTGCAAATGTTGTTCCATCGGAACTGATCTGCCATTTATCATCTGTTTCATTCCACTTGAATACGGCGTTGTTAGAAGTTCCTCTTTCAACTTCAATTCCAGCGTCAAGAGTTGGAGATCCAGTGACTGTACTATTTAGTACTATTATATTGTCTTCAACATTAATAGTTTCTGTGTTAAGAGTTGTTGTGTTTCCAGAAACTGTCAAGTTACCAGTTACAGTGAGGTCTTGACCAATTGTAACGTTGGACGGAAGACCAATTGTTACCGCCCCATTTGCGGCTGAAACCTCAACTTCATTTGCTGTTCCAGTTAAGGATGTTACAGCAACAGATGATAGGTCTGAAATCTGCGAACCAGTTATCGAGATTGAAGTACTGGCTGCTGCAGTCAATCGGCCTTGAGCGTCCACTGTAAACGTGGCGACTGAGTTAGCTGCCCCATAGTTGCCAGCTGTTACGGTTGTGTTTGCCAGATCTATGGTTACATTGCCAGAAGATCCACCTCCGCTAAGACCGGTTCCAGCAGTGACAGATTCAATGTCTCCAGCATCATTTGTGAAGCTAATCACACCAGTTGAGGCGTTGTACGCCAGGTCTCCAGAAACGCTTATTTGATTTCTTACGTTTGCTGTAAAATCGGAAACTTGGCTAGCAAGAATACTTACTGCGTTGCTAGAAGCTGCTGTCAGTCTACCTTGTGCGTCAACTGTAAAGCTTGGTATTGTATTAGCATTTCCATAGGACCCGGCTGTTACAGAAGTGTTGTCTAGATTAATTGTGATTGTATCAGTTGCACCAGATACAGAACTAAGTCCAGTGCCACCAGCAATTGTTAAGGTATCGGAACCAGAAGTGATTGTCTGATTTGAGCCAGAATCGCCAGCAACAGTAAATGAAGTTGCGATGTTTGCAATTGTGTTATTTACATTTGAAATAGCGTTATCGGTGTATGAAGTTGCATTTGAGTAGGCTGTACTTACATCAGTGTTGCTTGCAATATTCACATAAGAAGAACCGTCATTAGTAAACTGCCACTTATCAGTGGTTTCGTTCCAACGAAGTTCAACATTTGTTGATGTACCACGCTCAACTTCAAGACCTGCATCAGCAGTTGGTGAGCCAGTGACATTGCTATTAAGAAGGACCTTATTGTCTTCAACAGCAAGAGTCTCAGTGTTAAGAGTTGTGGTATTTCCATTCACCGTAAGGTTTCCGGTAACGGTAAGATCACTGCCAACAGTTAGGCTGTTACCCACTGTTACATCATCTGGAAGCCCTACTGTTACAGAACCATTTGCAGCTGAAACAGCCACTTCATTTGCGGTACCAGTAAGTGAAGTTACGGCGGCAGTTGATAGATCTGTAATTTGGGAAGCAGTTATTGCAATATTTGAATTACTTGCTGCTGTCAAACGACCTTGAGCATCTACGGTAAAAGTAGCTACTGCGCTTGCGTTTCCGTAGTTACCAGAAGTTACGGCTGTATTGTCAAGATTCACAGTAACTGTATCTGTGTTTGATGTAGCTGTGCTAAGACCTGTACCACCAGAAATGGTTAGGGTATCAGAACCAGAGGTAATTGTTTTACTTGAACCAGAGTCGGCAGCAACTTCAAAAGAAGTAGCTACGTTTGCAACTAAGTTAGCAGCATAGTTTTCTGCGTTTGTTTGAGCGGTTGATGCTGCGCCGTATGCATCATATGTATTTGCTGTTACGGCAATTGTTGCGTTAGAGCCCTCTCCTCCAGCGTTGGAGATGGTAATCCCTGTGCCAGCAGTGAGGTTGGCGACATAATCACCAACAGTGTCTGTAGAAAGATTTACTGGATCATTTATCCAGCTTGAACCGTTATAACGAAGGAAGTCTCCATTAGATGCGTTTGAGATACTTACATCACCAAGGTCATCTATTGAACCAATGGTTATTGTTGAGCCTGAAACAGCATTATAAATGCTAACTCTTACAGAGTTTGATGAAGGTGCAGAAGCGAAATCGAGTTTTACCGTGCTGGTTGTTGCAGCTTCCCAGCGAACATCAATTACCTCATAAGGGCTTGAGGCGTTTCTTGTTACGACAACAACATCTCTTGAACCTAGATTGTGAGTAATCGTATATTCAGTATTAGTACCGTCGCCTATTGTCGTTGAATATGTAGTTCCAGCCAAACCTGTGTCAGTTCCTGGAACAAAGCTAGTTCCGTCAAACTTAAGGACCTGATTTGTTGTGGCTCCACTTGGATCAATTGTGACCCCATTGACACTGAGAGTGTTTGCGACAACGTTGCCAACATTTACTGTTGCTGGTAAAGATAGTGTGTAAACACCACTTGTTGCATTTGCTGTAACTGAAACTTGGTTGGCTGTACCAACCACATTTGAAATTAAATTAACTCCGTATTACTGCGTTTGCTGTTGAATTTTTATAGAATAATTTTCCATCTGCCACGTTAATGGCCAATTCGCCCAGTAAGAGCGATTCAGGTGCGTTATTTGCTTCGTCAGATCTCTTGAGAAGTAGTGTGTTGTTAACTGCAAAAATTGAACCGCTAAAGGACATTGTTAAACCTCTTTTTTAGATAGAATCTTAGTTAATAGTAATTTACTGTTGCCACTTATTAACATCGTTTTTTTAGTTTTACTTATTCTATTATATCCCTATAATCATACCCCATATTTTGGAGGTATTCTTCGTAAGATTCAAGATTTTTTGCCGAGTAGTACCCAAACTCTTCACCCTTTAAGACTTTTCTATAAAAAAATTGAAAAGTTCTCCATAAAAAACTTTGTTTCAATTGTTGATTCGTGTTTAAAAGCTTCCAGTTATCTAATCCCAAGTTTTCATAATATTCGCTAGTTTTTCCCATGTGGAAAATAGACTGCTCTTTTATTGCATACATTCTATAGCCATTTGTATAGGCTCTAATGGGAATTGTGTGCTCTTCCCCGAAAAATATAATTCTTGGGTCTGGAAATATATCTTTTAAAAAATCAATTGATGAAAATATCATGTGACCGGACACAAAATAGTGTTCTATATATCCTAGTTCATTCCACTCTTTTTCGTCTTTTTTAAGATTTTCTATTTTTTTAATTGCAGACAGGTTTTCACGTTTTAAAGTTTCTACATCTGGTTTACTAAAAGTGTGATACTTTATACTGTTATCTTTTAATTTTTCAAACCATGGTGATCTATAGGAGATTATTACTTTTTTGTTTTCTCTATTTTTAATAATTTCGTAATTTCTTTTAAGGATTGAGTCCCATCCCGTTTCAAACCTAGAGTGACCATCTATTCTTAAAAAGAAATCCTGATCTTCAGCAAGAGAGCAGGAGATAAAAAAAGATAGACCAAGACCCATTAATAAATCTGTTCCTAAATTAACAACTTTTACATTTTTAAAACTTGAAAAATCTTCAAAGATGTTATCTGATCTTTGATTGCAAATACCAATAAAAATATTGTCAGGATTATCTGCTTTTTTAAAACAATCAATTACAGTGTTTTTTAGGTCTTCTTCATTAAACGCTGGTATTGATACAAATATTTTTTTATTGCTTATAGTTTCAGTGATATTATTATCGGTTTTTTTTGCACCGGGCTGCCAATTAGGGTTTTTTTTCTTAAAAGACTTCCAAGGTGACAATGACTGTTCTTGGTCTTTAGATTCTGAGGAATCGCTATTCACCGTTTACCACCTATTGATTGGGCATTTGGCTTCTTTTAGCTTTGCTTTTAATTTCATAAAACAGCCGCACTGTTTGCATTGAGCAGTTACTCTTATGAATTCTTCGCAGCTATAGCATGTGTTTATTCTTTTGTTAAAAAGTTCTTCTTCAGAAAACTCTGCTTTAGGATTTAATACGTCCCACGGTCTTGTATCGCCAAGTTTTTTTTTATATTCTTGCCATTTATTCATTTTTTATTTCGTTTTATTTGTAAAACTTTTCCCCATCCCATTTCCAGCCTGGTGTTTGCACTTGCAAGCAACCATTGGTGCAGTCTATGGTTTGTTCTATTATAATGGGATTGCTTGCGAGTATGGCATAGTTTGCTTCATCTTCTGGCTCAAAAGTTATTGTTTCAGTCTCACCATTGAACGTAACTTCTATTGTAAGATTTTCTTTATCAACTATTGTACCGTTGAGCAGCATGTCTGCAAGTGGTGAATAAACTATGTTTAAAAATTCTACTACCCCATCAATAACGAATAAAAGAACTCTTCCTTTATTGTCTACTTTTTCTGGGGCAAAACGGTTTTCTCCTGGTTGAATTGAAATAAATCTGTATCCACGAACAACTCCGTGATTAAGTATTAGCCCTGATGTTGCTGTAATCATATTTTATCCTATCCGCAAATACTATTGTCTAAAGCGTAGAATGCCGCTGAGCATGTGCCAACCTGATATTCGGCGCACGCGTAGTTTGCGGCTGCAAGTGCTGTACATGTCCAAACGGGTGGTGGAGCCGTGAACTCTGGAGGGAAGAATGGCGGAAAAAATGGAGGGGCAGCAAAATCTGGAGGAAAAAATGGAGGGGCAGCAAAATCTGGAGGAAAAAATGGCGGAAAAAATGGAGGAAAGAACGGACTATGAATAGTATAGTTAATTGATTGGCCTAGTGGCACAACACTATTATCTGTTAACGCAGTCTTTACTTTATCTAAATTTCCAGAATCATCCGTGGACTCTTGGGTCACAGTGCCGACAACAAAACCAGCGTTTGTTATTATAGTGTTTGCGGTTGCCTTAGCAGTACCGTGCAGCTACCGTTGGTTTAGCCGCTTTTCTTGATCCGCCTGCATTACTTGCTGGAATTGTCATTCTAAGCCTTTAGGTCTCCTAGTACAATCCATTGATTTGTATCTATCTTGACCATTGTAGCTGAAGACCATTGGGCACGCAAATTAGCGGTATTTGCTGTCCCCTGTGGAGTACAATTCACCGTTACGCCAGAATTGCCGACTATCTGTAGTGCTCCAGTTCCTATTTGAACAACATCTACTCTATCACCAATACTAAATGGTTGCGAAGAGTTGGTTGGTATGTATAGGGTCATTCCTGTTGAGCCATTCATTGTTATTAGCTTACCAAGATCACTGGTTGCCAGAGTGTATGGGGTAACTGTCTGGGCATTTATTTGTGATCTAAATCCAGCTCTTGCTGGACCCTCTTGAAGTGTTGTTGGACCAACGGAGTTTGCTGCAACAGTTGCAGCTTCTCCAGTATAGTTTGTTGCAGACAAAACTTGTGTACCTGCAATTTTAATAACTTTGCCACTGGCAAGATTTAAGCTCTCAGAAGATGACCATGAAGATGTTGAATTTGACCAAGTAAAGGATTTATTTGCAGAACCGTCTGGAACAACTATTCCAGAACCATCTGCAGTAGTATTGCTTGGGGAAACTGAGCTTCCAAGTTCAATTGTTTTATCTTCAACGGTAATGGTTTCCGTATTTATGGTTACGGTGTTGCCGTTAACTACAAGGTTTCCAGTTACTGTCAAATTGCCGCTAACCGTAGGGTCTATTGTGCTCACCCATACTGAACCATTATATGATAAAATGCTTCCAGTTGTTGCACCCGTTGCATTAACGTCACCAACGTCATCAAGACTATTGATTGTTGGTATCGAATCTGGAATCCAAGCTGTACCATTCCACTTTAAAAATTGTCCAGTACTTGGTGCATTACTTGCGACATCTCCAAGATCCGAAAGAACAGATGTATTTAATACAGTTGAGTGATCGTGTGCGTCGTGTCTCGTTGAATTAAAATATTGCAGGTGATCATCGTCTCCAAGTCCAGTCATAGAGCCATGATCTGAAACTGGAGTTGATGGTATTGCCCCTGTAGTCGATAAAGTTCTTCTTAAATCCCAAACTGATATAATAGAGGCTTGAGGGTCATTGGTGTATGTATTTGATGTGTAGTATATAATCTTGTGTAGTGGTCTAAACTCATAAATTGGAAAACCTGTTAAATCAAGATCTTCCCAGACGGCATCTTCTGCTAAGTTTGTAGAAATATAGTTGTCTTGACCAAGAATAGCTATAACTGGTTCATTAATGTTGTTTGTTGCAACTATCCAAGAAATACCCCATCTATTATTAGATATTTCTGGAGTAGACCAAGTTCCTGCAGTATTGAGGTTGTACATCGATCTTCCACCATTGTGCTTAAGTGGGTAGTCTGTTGCTGCGTCTTTAACCCATGTAGAACCAGATCTATAGAACATTGGTATTTGTGCTACTGGACTAAGTGTTTGCTCCCAAGTATTTGGTGTTGGAGTAGCAGAGTCTATAATCTGGACCTCTAAGTCTTCATCAAAAAATGTTCCACCAGCCAAAGCGACTTGGGCATGTGTATTACTCGTTCCATCACCACCAGTTGTTGCACTGATTCCAAATCCATTTGCAATTGCTGCTCCACGAGTTCTGTGCAGATATTCGTGTGTGGCCCAATCTAAAACTATTCCATGACGCTCGTCTGCAAAAAAGTGGTGTGTATTTCCTCCACTATTCCAATAAACATAAGCTACTGGTGCTTCATTTTCAAAATCAAAAAATGTATTAAATTTACTTGCTAAAGCGCCAGTGTTGCTAAAGTAAATATAGTGTAAGCCAGATTGATCAGTTATGGTTACTGATGAAGATGTTGTCTTGACATATCTCTTACCCTTACACCAAACTGTGTACGATGTGGATACAGGAGCAATTGTAAATACTCTTCCCGAGAGACTGATTGTGGAATCAGCTCTATTTTCGATTCCAGTTGGCTCACTAGTTGGAAAAGTTGAATTTACCCAAGCTGAACCGTTGTACTGCAGTATCTCTCCGTCAAAAGCTGAAGTTACATTAACATCAGCTATATCGTTAATATTATTAACTTCTGCAATTGACGCGTTGACCCACGCAGATCCATTGTACTTTAAAAATTGATTAGTTACAGCGGCATTTGTTCCGTCTACGTCTGCAAGATCATTAAGCGAAAGAGGATGATTATACCAGTTGTTTCCATCGCTATACAGCACATCTCCTGGGTTGTGGCCATTGCCAATGTAGCTGACATCTTCAAGAGTGCCTAGTGCTGGAACCTTTATAGCAGCACTTGATACATTGCTAAAGGCTGTTACTTTTACTGATCCTGATGCCGGAGCTTCGCTAAATTCAACTTTTAGGTTTCCCTGGCTTGGGACTTCCCATCTAGCTTGTATAACTTCGTATGGAGGAGTTGCACTTTGTATCGTTACAAATAAATCATCTTCTATAAAAGGAAACGCAATTGTAAACTCTGTTTCTGTTCCATTTCCTATTATTGCACTATGGCTGTATCCATCAGAAGTTGGTGGTGCTGCTCCGTTAATCCAATCTTCTCCATCCCAAATAAGAACTTGATTTTGTTGCAGTGTTCCAGAATTTATTGCAACATTAGAAATATCATTAAGGTCTGCATTGAGTGATACCGTTGGCGTAGCTGCTTCCCCAGAATTATTTATTATACTTATTCCAGTGCCGGCAACAAGGTTCTGTACGTAGTTTCCAACAGTATCAGAAGCCAGGTCTATTTGATCGTTGATCCAGGCAGATCCATTATACTTTAGATAGCTATTTGTTACTGATGTATTTACGGTAACATCAGAAAGGCTGTCTACTGAAAAAGAGGATAGTTGATTATTAACATAGACTGTTGCATTAGTATAGGCTGTCGCTGCCTTTGTTGAGGCGTCTGTCGCTGCGTTTGCTTCTGCTGCTGCAGCTGCCCCATAGGCATCGTAGGTGTTTGTTGTTACTGATATGATTGGCTGGGATTGTTCTCCAGAACCGCTATTTATTGTTATGCCAGTTCCTGCTGTTAAATTGGCTACATAATCGCCAGTTGTGTCTGTACCTAGTGATACCGCATTTGCAATTATGTTGGCACTTAGCGTTACGTTGCTTCCGCCATCAATTATTACGTTCCCTTCTAGGTCTCCAGACAGGGTTATTTTTCTTGGGGTTGTCCATCCTGCAGCTGTTCCGCTGATATTGATTGCAACTGTTGATGGCAAGCTTATTATAATATTTCCGGTAGTATAATCTACGTTAACTTCATTTGGAGTTCCAGTTATAGAGTTAACAAATGTTGGTTTACCAGTAACATTATCCCAATCAATATTTGCGTCTATTTCTCCAAGAGAACCACTAAATACTTCTGAGGTATTGGTTGCATCTGGGATAAAAGTAAATTTTCCAGTAGAATCATCAAATCCAAAAAAACCAACTTTTGCAGATGTGCCATTATGCCATCTAAATTCAACTCCACGATCTTTATTGTCATCTAGCGTTGGTGCTGTTTTGCCACCAAGGGTAATGATAGGATCTTTTAGTGTTGTTACGGTTGATTCTATGACCGTTGTATTTCCAAGTATTGTAATATCATTTACTGTTAAATTTTCTTCAGTAATGATTGAAGTACTAGAATCTTGTAATAAATTTAAGGATGAATTTACAAGGTTACCATCACTATCAAGGTAATAGAATATTCTATTAACTGGATCAATAGCTATTTGACCCTGCGTAATGCTTGGTAAAGCCACTGCAAAACCTTTCTATTTTTTAATAACTAAAATATTCCACCGTCAATTACAACGCCATCAAATGTTGATAAGTTGGTGATCGAGCCACCAGTTATTGAAACATTTGAAGCGTCTTGAACTGCGATTGTTCCAAGACCAAGGGTTGCTCTAGCCGTTGCTGCGTCTGCGTCGTCAATCAGTGATCTACCAAAAGATGTAAGGGTTGTCAAAGCAGCTGTATTTGCTCCAGTAAAATATGGAAGTTTATCTGCTGCTGAACTTAAACCAGCCAGTGCCGCCAATTCTGGATCGTAGGCCTGAACATCTACGCCTATTTCAATACCTAGATTTACTCTAGCATTAGCAGCAGTTGTGGCGCCAGTTCCACCATATGCTATTGCTATGGTTCCAGCGTTCCATGTTCCAGTGCTAATTGTGCCCACTGATGTAAGAGAAGAGTTAACTACCCCTGATCCAAGAGTAGTATTTGATAATACTACGGATCCATCAACCATATAGGCTTTTCCTGCAGCTAGATCCAAATATTCTGAGGATGTCCATGCAGTTGTTGTATTGACCCAGTTGAATGTCTTATCTGTTGAGCCCTTAACAGTTAAACCTGCTCCATTTGCTGTTGAATCTGTTGGGCTTGCTGTGCTAGCAAGTTCTATGTTTTTATCATCAACAGTAACAGTTGTTGAGTTGATTGATGTTAGGGTTCCATTAACGGTTAAATTTCCGCCAACAGTTAAGTTGTTTGCAATTGTGACATCACTAGCCAATCCTACTGTAACTGAACCGTTAGAAGCTGAAACAACAACTTCTCCAGAAGTTCCTGTTAATGCAGTAACGCCTAGGTTTGTAATCGCAAGCTTGGAATTTGCGTCGTCGTAATTTACTGAAACACCAGAGTGCGTTGCATTTGTAAGTAGAGCTGCAGCTGCATCTTGTGCGTCTTCTGTGAATCCGGTGATTTGTCCTGCGTTAATATTGATTACTGCATTGCTTGCGGATGTAATTCTTCCCTGTGCGTCAACAGTAAATGTTGCGACTGTATTAGCTGCGCCATAAGTTCCTGCGGTTACAGCAGTATCATCAAGACTTATAGTGATGGTGTCTGTTGAACCAGCAACTGAAGATAAGCCAGTTCCACCAGAAATTGTCAACGTATCTATGCCAGAAGTAATTGTTTGGTTTGATCCACTGTCACCTGCAACAGTAAATGAAGTGGCAACGTTTGAAATATTCGAATTTATATTGGCTACTAAATCATCAACATAAAGTTTTGTAGTAGCATGAGTATTAGCTGTTGGAGTTGGAACTATAACTGTTCCAGTAAATGTTTTGTTTCCCGAGATTGTTTGTGAACTTGTTAAGGTTGCAAAGGCGCCAGAGCCACCTATTGCTATTACTGAAGTTGCGCTTCCACCTGCTCCACCAGTTCCTTTACCGTAGTAAAGAACATCATCCACTTCTGTAAAAGCTAGTTCTGCGTTTTCTAGAGCTGACGGTGCACCACTTACACCAGACGACCTTCTTTTTATCCTGATTGTGTTAGCCATTTTTAAAAGTTTCCTCCATCAACTAAATTTTCCTCTGCATAGTTCACCCAAGCAGAGCCGTTGTAACGCAAAACTTGACCAGTTGCTACGGAATTTATAGTAACATCATTTAATCCATTTAATACTGATTGAACAGTAACATTTGATTCTATGCTAATAATTCTGTCTTTTACAGTTAAATGAGATCCAGCTGGATTTAAACCTATTACAGTTTGTAATGCTTCAACTGCATCGTTTAAATCTGAGTGCTGCTGATGGTGGGGTACAGTAACTGAATCTAACCTATCTGATGAGGTTGGATTAGTAAAGGTATCTAGAGCAGCTGGATATTGTATGGCCATTTTTTATTTCCTATAAAGACAGAATTTTGTTAACAGTATCACTCCAGAATATAGTAATTGAAAGAGAGGAATTACTACCTTCATATGGTAAACCAGATGAATTATCTATGTAAAGTATTAATCTGGAGCTTGCGTCTGTTGACCCAACTTGATATAAAGCTAAAGCTTGAAATGCTGACCCATCATGACTAACGATAACATCGTCGGCGTTAAGAATTCCATCTGTGCTTGTTACATTACTAAGATTAGATGATCTTCCTTTAATTGCAGAATTTGGTATATCAGAGACATATTGATCAGTTGCAATGTTTACTGAGTATATATTTGTATCCAAAAGTAAAACTCTATAATTTGACGCCGAAGTATTGATTTCCCCATTTAAAAGAGATTGTTTTGCTTTAGTATAAACTAAATTGGCCACTATACACCAACGTCTTTAGACACTATTATCCTATACTTGTAGCCACTTTCAAAATACTCTTTATCCTCAGTATAATAAGCTGGTGTTGCGTCATTGAGCGATGGAAAGTCTACATAAACTTCTGGTTTCCATGAGTGAAGTTGTATATTTGTTTGGATATTTTCCCACCTAGATGGTGCTCTTTGTATTTTTTTTCTTTGGCATTTAAAAAATGTGTTATTCAAAAAGTTTGACGCTGGTCGAGCATTAAATATTATTTTTGCTCTTCCCATGTTGTAGTCATTTTCTATATAAAAATCACCATTAGTTGGAATAACTTCTGATATATAAAATTCTGGATTTTTAGCTAGTATTTGAACACTGGTGTAGGCATCTGTTCTTATTGATTTATCTTCTACTAAAATTTCTCCTGGCTCTGGAGCTTTTACTGAAGAAAAAGACGAGGGTGTTGCATCGTCACCCTTCCAGGTAAAAGAAATTTGCTCTTCTGGAATTGTTTCATTTGCAGCGTCAAGAAAGTTTACTAGCCTTATTAAATACTCAGTATCAGAAACAAGATTTGCTTCTGAATCCCAATAAAGTTTTAAAGTTCTTGAAATCTGGTTATAGTCGGCTATTGTTTGTATATCTAAAAATGGATTGGAAACAGAGGATGGAGTTGAGCTATTTGTTTGAACAATAAAATTTTCGTTTATTAAACTACTTATTTTTATAGTCCTGCCAAATTTAATTGCCACCATGTTAACATCTAGGGCGACTACTGTGTCTATTAAAGGAAGGGCCACTGTTTTCTCCTACCAAAATCTATATTATAAGTAGTAACAAAAAAAAGGGATAAAGCAATAAGGGGCGGCTTTCGCCGCCCCGAATCGCTTAGGTCGTAACTATAACAACCCTAAGAGGTTATTAGTTACCTATATTGTTTGTAACAGTAACTTCGTAGTTACGGCTCAATCTGACGTTCTTAGCAACTGTGATGCCTTCGCCGTCACCAAGCATTACGATGTCGTAACGCTCTTTCATCTTCATCTGACGAATGTCACGGCTTGGATCATCGAACTGATCTGTGCTCATGTCATCCTTGACGAGAAGTGTTCCGACTTCATTGCGATCAATCAAGAACAAGTCTGATTTAGCTGCTGTTGAACCACTCTTGGCTGTAAAGCTTACGAATGGTGAAACAATCACATTCAAACCGAGAGGTGCTGTTGCGTTAAGCGCACCATCGGCTGACTGTGGACGGTATCCCCAGCTTGTGTTGACTGCTGCTGCTGAACCACCTGTGTGGAAGATCGCATCCTTGAGGAAGACCGACCACATTAGTGGGTGCAAGATAAAGTCTGTTGGAACATGGTTTTCGGCCATGAGAACTGCTGCCATATCTACAACGTCATCCCAGGTAACTGTTAGGTTGGCTGCGCCATCAAAACCCTTACCTGTTGTGTCATCGTATGAACCGCTGTCATTGTCAAAGACAATTGTTGCGGCGTCCTTGAAACGGCTAAGTGCAATCTGTTCCTTGAGTCTTGCCATTGCGCGACCAGCTGCACGAACGTGCATGCCGACAATGTCCCAGAGAGAGTCAGCAATAACTTCCTCGGTGAAAGCTAGCTTAACACCTTTCTTGGAAACTTTGCCCTCGACTTGCTTAGCAAATGCGAGTGCCTGCTCTGGGTACTCTTGGCCTTCAGGTATCTCTGAAGCTTGGATTGCGTTAACCGCTGGGAACTCAAGCGAGCGTCCCTTTCCTAGGCGCACTGTTGAAAGCAATGGAGTCACAAGAAGTTGTGGCTCTGCTGCTTCCTTTAAGGTACGTGAGATAACCTTAGGAAAGAGGGCAGCTGCATCTGGTGATGCAAAGGCCTCTTTAATGGTTACTCTGTTATTTTCGTCTATGTGCCCATCCTCGGTTAGTGCAGTCTCCCAAGCTGGGAGACCCGAGAGGAGCTCTTGGATTGTCTTACTCATCTTAGGACTATTCCTCCTGTGTTATTTTTTCTTAAAGTGTTAGATTGACGCGGAAAGCACCAACAACATTGTGGACATCCAGATTGGAACGAATACCAAGCTTACCTGAGTAAGTGCCTGCTCTGGTGAGCTCGAACACTGTCTTCAGTGCGCCTGGATCCGATGGCAATTGCATGTAGGACAAGAGACCATCATCGAAGTTGGTTGCAAATGTCTCTACTTCTACTACCTTACCAACCTGGAGGTAAGAATAGACTGCTGATGAGTTCAAGAACTCAGTAGCAGCTGCCTTCACTGGGCGTCCCATATGGTCAGCTCTTACGACTGAGCCAACAGTGACGTCCGCATTTACGCCATCAACCATTGGATATTCAACATATCCATGAGTGATGAAACCTGCACCCTGCGAGGTGCCCTTATCGAATGGACGATAGAGGTCATATTGAGCGACGCCAATTGGAACCGATCTTGCTCCAACTGCAACAGTGTCTGTTGCGCCTGAGCTGTAAGATGGTGTTGCACCATCAAGTGGATCCCATGAGCTTGGCATGCTGTCGCCCCAAGTTACTGATGAGCCTGTTCCGTTAGCTGGAACTACTCTTGAATCTCCGTTAGCATCGGCAACCACTGAAAGGATTGTTCCCTTTGTGATCACGATTTCAAAACGGTCATCTTCGCTGTCCTGGTACCAGGTTGGTAGACCTGGGTGTGGGAGCAAGTATGCTGCTGGAGCAATACCCTCAGAAACAACAAAACGGCCTGAGCCTGTTTTGGTTCCTACTTTGCGAAATTTAGCTAATGACATTATATTTCTCCTTAATGTGTTGAATTAAAGCTTACGGCGACCCATAAGCGTATCTACGAAAAGCTGCTCTACAGTTGTCTTGCTTTCAGCTTTATTCTCTGAATCTTCGTTGCCGAGAGTAATTGCATTTTTTTCACCCTCAACCACTTCTGTTTCAGAGGTAATTTCTGGCATTTCTACCTTAGCCTGTTTGTGCTGTGGCATCTTTGCCAAATCTCTTAGTGAGTCGGCAAGTGACGAGGCACTACGATTCTTGTGCTCTTCAATTGCTGCCTCTCTATTTTCGACTGACTCAAGACCAACTGATATCTTTGTATCAACAACTCTTTCTACAAGAGTGTTGTGCAAAGCCTTCTTCAGCTTGGCATTCTCCTCTTCGAGTGCCTTTACTCTTTCGAGTAATTCGGACTGCTCGGTCTCAGTAGCTACTTTTTCTTCACTATTGAGTGAGTTTTCCTCTTGTGGCTGCTCTTGAGCAGTAGTCTGAGGTTGCTCAGACTCCTCTTTTGGCTCTTCAGCTTCCTCAGAATCAACAGCTGTATCAGCCTGTTCATCTGCTTTTTCTGAATTGTCATTTGAGATCTCTTCTTTTGATTCTTCGTTGCTAGGATTTTCTTTTGTATCCTCTGCTTCAGCAACTTCTTCAGTGACCTGCACTTCTTCTTGTGCTGGCGCTTCTTCTTGTGAATCATTCTTTGCTGGGGCCAAATCTTGGGCCAATGACTCAACAACGGCTAGCACGTTATCCTCTTGGGGATTTTCATTCATATTAACGGACTCCTCATTATTATCATTCTCTTTAGATAGTAATGAACTATCATTATGCCTATAAGTTTCGCTTTCTTGTATGGCCATAGCCGTAAGAAAGGCACCTTTTAAGTGCAAGTACAGTGGTTTAGATTCTTTTCTCTTCAAATCTTTAAGAATAGACTTATGTTCTTTAACTGAGTAGATATCTTCTTCGTCCATATTGAGAACAAATGCCGAACTACGAGCAACCCAGTCGTTTGAAGAATTTTGAACTTGGACATCAGAATTTCCGTGATTTTCTGACTCCGGACTTAGCATCTGCTGGCTGGTTTACAAAAGAATATTCTTTAAAAGAAATGTCCTGCATGTCGATAAAAGCCAGCTTACCTTTGTAGATTTGGCCTCTTTTATATTTTGGAAACTTTGGCTTTCCATCTGAAGATTCGGAGGCAAGATCTTCCCCAGAAATGGAGCAAACTGCTTTGCCGGCTCTTCCGCCAACAGAGCCAGTAAGATATCTCTTGTCAAGGACTTTTTGGATAGCTACCGGGTCAGTTATTGCCACTTGAAGCCTTACGTATGCTGAGCCATCCTCTTCTTTGTCCATCTTAGCTGCCATAACTCTTCCAATTGGTTCAGAGTTTAAATCATGGTTTAAGATAATTGGCTTTGGATATGGCTCAACCCAAGACTGAAGTGCTTTTTCAAGTGCTTCAGCTGAATAGTTATTGTAGTTTGCAGTTAGTCCGTTCGTGTATTGCGGCCACTTCAATGATTAAGCCTTTTGAGCTATTCTGTGCTTCAGAAAAATCGATGTTTGCCTCTTTAAAGTTTGGCATTTCGATTGTAAATGTTTCTACGAAGTTAAAGGCCATTGCTGCTCCATTTTCAAAATCTAGATATATAGTAAATTTACTTTTATAAGATTAAACAATTTTATATAAAGATATCATATTTTTACCATGTTTTCAAATTGCTGCGCTTGTCTGGGATCTCCTTGCTTTAGGTATGGTCCAAGCATTTGTGGGTGCATTATGTGTGCTGCATATAGATACGAGGCACAAAATAGGTTACTATAGCCATTTTTTATGGCGTTTCCTGACCAACCTAAATCCTCTCCTTGAGAGTGAAAAACATAGTCAACATTTTGATAAACATCTTTTGACATCATCTTTGCAGCCATTATTATATCTGACTTAAAATAAGTTCCTATAGGATAGTTTTGTAGTCTTTTTGCCTTTTTCCCAGGCTCGTCTAACCATGACATAACACTAGGAAAATCAGTGCCAAATGGTGTCATATACATAAGTGGGCTTACCGCGTCTGCACCGTCTTTTATGTGGCTTATCAGTAACTCTAATGTCGATGAGTTTTGGATTATGATATCTGAGTCAAGACTAAAAAAATACTCTGGTTCATATTTCCTAACATTATCCAAAAGAGTGTTTCTCAAAGAAACCATATTATGATATTTGGACATTGTCCATTGTCTAGAATTCGCGCCATGCTCATGGTGTGGAGTGTCATCTTTGTAGACAATATCAAATACTGGTATTTGCTTGTTGGCAGATTTCCACTTATTTAAGAGTGAAATTGTTTTTTCGTCATTTTCAGATGCAACGAAAACAAATCCAACATCAGCAAGAGATAGTGATTGTCTTTCGACGGCAGCAGCCCAAATTGGAAAAATCCAATCTCTTTTATAGATTGGGCAACCTATGATAAGTTTCATTACTCTGCTGTTTTTTTGTCGTCTTTTTCTACTGTCTGATCTTTTTTAGGTTCTGGCTTTTTCTTTTCCTGAACCTTTTCTTCAACTGGCTGAACCTTTGGACTCTCAGATGATTCCTTGGACTCTTCTTGCTCATCTTCCATCATGGCATTAAACACTTCCATTATTCCATTGACAACATCCACCAGAATGGTAAGTGCTAGTCTTGACTGTCCATTAGCTACAGCCATTTCAAAACCTTTTACTGCGTCTTCCTCTAAGAGATACTGCTTAGAAGTTTCTGACGTTATCATAAAACTCATTTTTTATTCCTCACTTTTGGTTTTATTTTCTAACTCTTCTATCTTAACATTATATTGTTCTTCTAGCAAATTTTCAACCATGTTTATCCAATTACTGTCTGATCTCTTTATATCAGGTGAAGTTTTTCTTTGAGATTGATTTTGTGGTCTTACAGAATTCCCAACACCTTTTCTGTTTGAAGGGAGGTTTCTTTGGCCAGCTTGGGCTGGTTTTTGCTTGTCCGAATTTGCGTCTTGTGCTGACTGTTGAGTGTCAATGATGTCTTTTTGCATTGACGTTTGTATTCCTGTAAATAGATTTTCCATATCTACTTCTGGATCTATTCCAAGCTCTACTCTTGCTTCGGTAAGAGTAATTAAAGAATTCACATACTTTTGCATGATGTGCGTTTCCTTTTTCACCTGAGTATCGACATCGATTTCGTTGAACTTGAAATAGCACCTATCTGATAGATCAGTTTCCATTGGATTTTGAATTGGATCAAAACCACCCTCAAAAAGAAGTTCGTTAAATATATGAAGTCTAACCATCTCAGAGAACTGCTTCTGGAACTGCTTGATCTTATCATAAAGAGACGTATCGAGTCTTTCTGTCATTGATCTATTGCCACCATTAAGAGTCATTCCAAGATGGTGAGGGGCAACTCCAAGACCTATTGATACTCTTTCCTTAAAGTGCTGTAGGTAGGCATCTGCTTCTAGTGCTTCTTTTGCCGCTCCAATAACATCTACATCGTGCCTATAAGGTAATATTAAGCCGCCTTCTGCTCTAAGATTTTCTATTTCTGCAGCTGCCTTTTCTATTTCTTCTGGCTCAGCTGGTTGATCTGCAGTTCCAATTATATATTTGTATAGCGGAAATAATTCTCTATGAACAAGATTTTGTATATCTTCTTCCATCTGTCTAAGTGCAACAACGTCATCTAAAACATTTGCCAAGAACGGAGTACCGAATGCACGACCTGGCTTTCTATCAAAGAATAAGTGTATTACTCTTTCTGCGGACCAAACAGGATCTCTTTCAGTTGGGGCATAGGTTAATGGATCGGTTTGCTGCATATAGGATTTTGGTCGATTGTATTTATCGCGCAAAATTCTCACTTGCTCTGTTGGAATCAGGTAATAACCAGTTATAGGCATTGAGTTAGACTCACCAACTGGTGATAACTTGCTTGGAAAGTATTGGTTTAAGTCCCCACGAGCTTTTACAATAAATACATTAGAGAATTTTATTAACTGGTCAGATATTTCTACAAGAAAATCAAGAAATGGTTTTTTCATAGCCATTTCCATGTAGTCTATTCTTTGATAGAGATACGAAACAGCCTCTTGATTTTCGCCAACAATTTTCCAACCCTCTTTCCAAAAGAGGTCTTTATATTTAGCTACTCCCTGCTTGACATAAGAGTCAGTATCTACCGCCTGAATAATTCTCTCAAAATCATATGGAGATGGCTCAAAATTACTTCTCCCAGTATAAAAATAATTAGTTCCTTGATATCCAAGAGCTAGAGAGGCTACTTTAAATGTCTTGTTTAAAGACTTTATTTCATCTGGAGCTATATTTTTTGCAACAAAGTCAATTTCAGACTCTTTGCTTTGAGTTGGAAAAGTTTTTTTAAAAGCCATGAGTAGCCGTCCAAAAATAGGGATTTATAGGATAATAGTAGACCCTATTAATAATTTAATTAGCTTTCTTGAGATGTACCTTTTGACAGGTTATTCAAAATAGTGTGCTTTATGAACTCAAGCCATGAAATAGTGTTTAATTCATCAAAGTCACTCTTGTACGACATATTATTTGGCGAAATGGTAATTTCAATCTTAAATTCTTTTGCTGGTTCTTGAGTATTA